CTCAACGAATTTATATCGTTTATTTTCCTCTTTTTCTTCCTTTTCTTCCTTTTCTTCCTTTTCTTCTTTTTCTTCCGAACCCCTTTCCGAACCCCTTTCCGAACCCCTTTCCGAACCCCTTTCCGAACCCCTTTCCGAATCAGTTGGTTCATTTTCGAGTTCCGACTCTTCAAATTTTTCATAAGGATAATTTGGAGGTGAAAGCGACATCGATTCTGTCATCATACAAGTATATTCATCTACAAAACGTAATATATTATCATATTTTTTAACAATATCTACTTCGCTTAAAATATTATCACGAATTTTGATGTAAGGAGAAAGGATTATTTCATCGTCATTTACATCACGGCCTAAATTATACTGAATAAGATTATATTTTGTATCATTATGTGTTTTAATTTTTTTGATGGCCTTTACACGTTTTTCTGCTGTAGATAAAAGATTTTCGGTATACTCTTCCAATTCATGTTGTGTAAAAGCAACGGTTTTGTCAAAATCGTTTGTAATTTGTTTTAATGTAGTCTTAATTATTTCTTCTTTCATAACATTATCAGAGAGACATTCTGTTTTAGCAGTAAGACAATTATTTTGCAATATACATGATAAATCATCCGTAATAGGTTGATCTTCAATAGACGGATCTAAACGCCAAGCATTTTCTATTCGTATGTAATAATCTAATTTATCGTTTACTTTGTTAAATAATATGGCGTATACATTTTCATCTTCATTTATTTCTCGTTTTCCATATCGAAATGCTTTTAAAATAGACTGGGCTTCGTCCTCAATCGCCAACTCTTCTTTTAACTTCATTTCCATAAATTTATAAAAATCATTATCACTCATGACATTTTTTTCTTTTTCGTATGTTGTCAGTAAATGATACGGCGTCTTATCAAACTCTTTGTCGTAAAAGATGGGTTTATAATTATCTTCTTCCAAAGAAGTAATATTATTATACCGTTTAGCTATTTTTATTGCCTTGCAATAATTTTCACCATTATAGTTATCTACTGCTGATTTTATTTTTTCGCTCAAATTAACATTGGATAAATAAACGGAATCAAATCTCACTTTGTCGTTAAAGACATCTCCGTAATCAGTAAAAAGTACAATGCTCAAAAATTCAGAAGAAGTCAAATTCACATATCTATCATAATTATAAGCATACTTGGCCAATTCATTGTCGTCTAAAATTTCAATTAAAACATTAGGACAATATGATGGTTCATGGTTTTTCATTTTTTTAAATATTCCCGTTTTTTCATTATACAGTTTGACATAATTGCTGACCTCGGTATCTAAAAAATCCGACATTTCTTTATATTGTTGAAACGTAATGTCTTTTGCGTAAACTAAAAAGGGTTCGAGTGTTTCTACGATTTGAACAATGGAAAGTTTTCCTTTAATATATTTTTTCATCATTTGGAATAATTGTTTGGTTTGTGGAACAATTTCTGTAAGATAATGTTCATAGACATTTTCATGTTCTAATTCATTCATTCTAAGAAAATAATTTTTAGTATTGTTTAAAAATTTATTTTCGGGTATACTAATTCCATCCTTGAATTTTGATTGGTAAATAGAACCCGAAATTCCAGTGTTTTTTAGAATCAATATATTTTTTAAATAAGGAGTGACATTTATATTTTGTATTTTGTATTCAAATAACTTGGTGTAGTTAATAAAAAATCTAGCTAAATTTGATTTAACCATGATATCCGAACCAGATAAAGTTACACGCGAATATCTCACAAATGGTTCTGGTAATGATATCAATGATTTCAAATAAATAGAATCGGCAGAATATAAATCAGTCATTCGCGGATTTCCGTGATTTTCAAAAAATAATGGATTTGAATATTCCGTCTGATCATTATATCGAAATGATAATATATTTGGAAGAGTTGTGTTTGTTAATCGACACCCCACTTCCTTTTTTTTATTTTTAGGGTCTTTTTTATTTTCATCTTGTTTTACGTTGCAGTTAACAACAGTTGATTCGAACCTCCCAAAATTATTTACAAGTACATTGAAATTATCTTTTATTTTTCCTCTATGTATAAATTGTGGGTTTTCAATTTTTTGTTGAAAGGGAGTAAACCATTCTTGAAGTTCTTTCATATAATCTTGAAATCGATTGTCACTATTTATTGTTAAATAGGTTGTTCTTATGTTGTTCAAATTTTCCATATTACTATAGTTTAGATCCATCATCTCATCCCATATATCATCAATTTCGAACAAGTTTTTTTTAACAATTTCAGTTACTGGAATTAACCAGTATAATGATTTTTGAAAGTCCAACATTGAATGGACAAGAGGTCTATAATTTGCGCCTCGTTTTATAAACGATATCACATTCCCGTCTTCATTTATAACTGAAAATTCTTTTCGAAGTTGTACATATCTTTCAATGGTAATATTAATATTATTTAATACTTCTGGCGTTCGTTCATTTTCTGGAATAGATGCCAACATATCTAATAACATATCATTTGTTTGATCTTCTAAACTATATCGTTTTTTAGATGCATCTACGTGTACATATTCTGTTATTTCTTTCATTTTTCCAGTAAAAATAAAATCTCCTATTTTATTCCCTTCTTCTAACAAAGCATTGATAGTATTTTCTTCTTTTGCGATTTTTGGCTCTTTATTAATAATTTCAATTTCGGATATATTCAAATTTTCTGGTATTCCAATATATCCAAAATCAATATATATAATATCATTTGATTCTGTTCGAACTTCAATACAATCTTCTTCTAACCCAATTATTTCGCCAATTATATGTTCCATTTCTCCGTCCACATTAAAAGTAATGTCTATGATAGTGCCTTCTATCAATCCATTTTGTTTAGCATAACCTTCTTCTTGTGGATTTTTTAATAATGTAATATTTTTAATACCGGGAATACGTCGATCTTCTATATTTAAAACAAAACTATCGGTTTCATTATCTATTTTTATTTTATCATCGTCTACATATGTAATTAAAAAAATGCCATTTAGCTTCTTATCACTACTTGTTATGTCTATTTGACTTCCCAATTTTAAATTTACAATAATAGGACTTAATTCTTCCATGTTTATTCTAATATAATATCTTTATTTTTTTGATTTGAATCATTTAAGTAAACTGTTTCCTAAATTATTAAATAAATCTATATTTTCATCAATTATAGCTATTAATTTATCAAGTACATGTTCAAAGGCAACTTCTTGTTTAAAGGCTATTCGTAATGTACTTTGATCATCATGGGGATGAATTTTTATGTACCCACAATAGGTAACATCTGTTTTATTAAAAGAATGTTCAAGGAGTTTCCCTATTGTATAATCGTCATTAAATATTATATCCCAAGAATGTGGGATAGTCGTTAAAGATCGCTTGATGATTACATCGTCATTATCGCTTTCAACTAATGAATAAAGTTTGTGCAACGAATCCATGATCAAAGAGCACGCTTTGATCATAATTTCGCGATTTGAGAAAACGCCGACTGTTTCCATTTTAAAATCAAATGATTCTGGCAAGAAAACGCGCTTTGCATCCAATAACCACCAATTTGCTTCTTCTTTTTCTATTTCTTGTTTAGACATTGAAATACCCCATTCTTCCTTTTTTTTTAATAATTTTTGACGACATAAATGTTCATCTATCGTATTTCCATAACTACAATTGCTAACTACGTTAAACATTGCGTTCATTCGCGCATTTCCTATAGAAAAGTTTGATGTAAAATGTATTTTTTCTCCAGATATCTCATCAGAAATGCGAGGACGTAAACTAACAAGAGTAATGTAGAATTTTTCACCTTCATCCGATACAAACGGTGGAAATATTTCGGTAGGCAATTCTAATGGTTCATTCGTCTCTTTATGTCTCACGATAAAATCTTTGGTTGTTACTTGTACGATAACATCCTCCGTGTTTTGAACATTTACTTCAAGGTAGTAATCCTTCAAATCTACCTTGTCAACATCGTGTTTCACGTGTATTGGAATGCAACTAAGTCTTTGTTTTAACAGCTCGTTGTTCATGCGAGTAGTGTTTTTAAGAAAGGTGGCTTGGTTTTCTTCGTTTGGTGAAGTGATAAATACCCACGTATTTATATCATTCAGAATAGTCCTTCGAATCGCATTCGCAATCGAAAGATGGCCTTGAAATCTAAAAGTTGCGTGGTTCTCGTTTTCTTTAAAATCTGTGATAGACATGTTACTTATATTTTAATGTATATTTAATATAATATCAATTTATTATCAATTTATTATCAATTTAATAAATTGATATTATATTAAATAATATTATTGAATTATACTAAGATGACAAGTAAACTTAAAATAATTGAAGATAGAACCCCATTTACAGTAGCCGAAACATTTGTTGGTTGTGGTGGGTCACATTTTGGATTCAAAAAAAGTGGGTTTACTAGTGTATTTGTAAATGATATATGGGATGACGCAATTCAAACGTTGAAAATAAATGACAAAGATTTAAACGACAGTCAAATCATATGTGATGATATACATAGTATAGACGCAGACTATTTAGAAAAAAAAGGCATACACACTGAAAATTTGGACGTTCTTATCGGAGGAGTTGTTTGCAAAGGATTTTCATTGGCGGGAGTTCGCAATCCATACGATCCGAGAAATTATTTGTATAAAGAACAATTGCGTCTAGTTGGATTTTTGCGACCAAAAATTAGTATTATTGAAAATGTACAAGGCATGCTTAATATGCAAATATTAAAACAAGAAAATGATAAAGATGTTGAAGATTTATGTAATGAATTGAACGAACTGTGTGAAAAACACAAAAAGGTTCGAGGAAGATTAATTGCGGAGACAAAAAGAATGACACCCGAAATGATACCTTTGGAAAGAACCGCGTTAGAAGCAGTCATTGTAGAGACAAAGAATGAGTTGACCGAATTGAAAAACAAACGACAATCCTTAGAAACCCAATTAGAAGGGCATAAATACTCTGTAGTTGATGACATAGAAAAAACATATGTTGAATTGGGGTATACTGTACACAAAAAAGTGCTAATGTGTAGTGATTATGGTTGTCATACAAACAGACAAAGATTATTTATCGTTGCCGTTCGCAAAGATTTAAATATTGACTGGGAATATCCAGAACCAACTACAAGCAATTCAAGACCGACTGTTGCAGACGCCTTTCAACTTTTAGATAAAGAAGGTGTGAATAATCCAGAAATAGATGTTGATAATAGGGCTATGAATCATAAAGAAAAGACGATTGAAAAATTCAAAAAAATAGCAACTGGTGGAAAATCAACAGAAGGTTATTTTTCAAGAGGAACGTCATCGCGTCTCGCTTTTGATAAACCAGCACCAACATTAGTGCCGGGACATAGTGCGTTTCAAATACATCCAATAGAAAATCGTTCTATCACAGTTCGCGAAGGCGCCATTCTTACTGGGTTTGACAAAGAATTCAAGTTTTATGGATCCCATACAAGTAGATGCATGCAAATAGGAAATGCAATTCCAGTCAATATGGCATATGCTATGGCAGAACAATGCAAGAAATTTCTTCACAAATAATGCTTTCGTTTGATATTTATTTCTTTGGTTTTAATGGTTTAGTTAATCGAACCCCACACGGACCACAGTGGTCTTCATTAGAATAATCTACTTTTGTTTTTGTTATTTTTTCACAATAGTCAATTTTCCATCTGCCTAATACTTTTTTATCAACCCTTGACATTTGGTCAACAAGTTTTTTGATAATTTTCATTATATAAAAAACCTATTTAAAATAATTGCATGTTAAAGTATAATGTACGCGTTTGGTCTTTTACTTCTTTTTTGTTACGGTGTTAATAGTTTTAACATTGGTGCTACAAAACCACTGGGTTATTTCGATCCTCTTGGGTTTACAAAAAATAAACCAGCATGCGAATTTGTAAAACTTCGTGAAGCAGAATTAAAGCACGCTAGATGGGGTATGGTATCGTCAGTAACTATTCCGCTCACCGAGTTATCTACTCATAAACAATCCATTCATTTGTTGGATGATCCCGTACTGTTATACTACTTTATTCTTTTTGTCTCGGTGTTTGAATCCAAATCTTTGATAGGTTGGGAAGACCCACTAAAGGCCCCTTTTACAATGAGAAGTGATTATTACCCCGGCAAAATTCTGCTTGATTCGCCAGAAAGTTACGATACTTTTTTGTTAAATGCAGAACTTAATAACGGACGATTAGCCATGATTGGTTCGGTGGGCATGATTGTGCAAGAATTGGTCACAAATAAACCTCTTTTTTAGGTGATTCGTATGGGGATTACATTTATAAAATTTGACAACTTTTACATCCCGCGCATTTAAAATGGCACAAAATACTCAATAAAAAATGAGTAATGTTTATTCATGTTATATATTTATCGTTCACGACAAATATATAAAAATATTTACAAAATTACATATTTTACACAATCATAATTTAACTATGCGTCATGTACAACAATTAACTTCCTTTTGGGTTTTACAACCTTTATCGTTTTGGTTGATGGTTTTACTTCAATTTCCAATTCTTTTTCGACTTCTTTTTCGACTTCTTCAACCACTTCATTTGATGACGGATTTTTTATTTGGTTGATTTCTTGACGTGTTAATCCTATCAACTTGTAAAACTCGTCTTCTGTAATATCCGCCATTCCTAACTTACGAATGTCCGGAAGATATTTGAAGGCTTCATTATCTAAAAAGTCTTGTCCGTATTTTGTGTAATGCCCTATGATGTTAATAATTCTATAATCCAACATTTTTTTAACAAGTTCTAAATTGTCGCCTAAAATGTAGAACTTGTGATTTCCAGTCAAACTTATTCTTCCCTCATCAATAAACGCCCCGTTAAAACTTGCTTTGTTGGAAATAATAAGTTTGCGTTTATTTGCGTCTGGGTGTTCTTCGGTTGCTTTTTTTACCATTAATCCTTCTTTGATGGTATATGTATCAACCGCCCACATATCTTCTAATGTATATTCAGTTGGTATTTTTGCCTTTGTTCCAGATGATTTTATGGTTTTGGTTTTGTATTCCAATTGTAGATTTCTCGTTTCAATAAATCCAACGAGTTTATTGAATATGCTATGAAACGCTAATGGAATGGAATATTTTGGATTGAGATATTCGGTTGATGTTGTTGTTAGACTGCGCCTTTTTAGAATTGATATAACTTCTGTTTTTTGGTTTGTTGTATTTCTTTTATTTTGTAAAACATATAACGAAATAGGAATATCTGCGTTAATCATTCCTTTTGATTGTGAATTATCCCACAATTTCAACCAAACAATATGTTTCTCCAACATCTCGTTATGTAGTGAATGACTTTTCTTCAACCAACTCAACGGATTAATGAATGCTAAAACCCCATCTGGTTTCAACCAATCAAACGATTTTTCAATAAACTTCGTCCAGATAGTTTCATTTTTATCTCCCAATTGTTTTCCAGTATGAGAACGAATACCTCCCTTGTTGTATGGTGGATTACCTAAAATAACATCAAAACTATTGAGCGCAACTTGCCATTCACTCACTACATTCAACTCTAATGTATCGCCTTCATAAAGGTTTAAATTGTATTGGCTATTTACATTGAATATTTGATGACAAATAAACACATTTTTCTTGTTTAATTCGCTCATATATAACATATTTTCTATGATGTGTTTTTTGCGTTCCTCGTCATTTGGTATTTGTGTTTTCAATCCTTCCATCAGTTTCAAATAAACCGCTACTGGAAAATTACCCATACCAGATGCTGGATCAAACCATTTGAAGGTAAGTTCTGTAAATATGCTTCGTCCGTGTTCCTTAGTATAGTGTTTATCTAAATTATCCAACATTTCAAATACTAAACCCATCGGCGTAAATACTTCGCCGTTTTCTTGCTTCTCTTTTTGTTTTGGTTTCAAACAACTATCAATTAATTCTAATAATTCTTTCGGGTTATCAATCAAACTTTGTAAAGACATTTTGAATTGGATTGCTAAATTATATATAGAAGAATTCTTCTTAATATATTTTTCAACAATCTTTTCGAACAACTTTATAATATCCTTTTTGTTCCACCAAATAAACGACTGATCGTTAAATACGCTTAACAATGAAGGACTTGATTTAATGACATTTAACATCTCTAAAATATCATTATCTTCCATATTCATAGTTAGAATGCAACTCAACGGAAGAATAAACGGCAATACATCTTTGGTCAAGGATATATTTTCGATTTGAGTATCTTGATCGTCTACTTTTTCTTCTGTTTCATCGCTTCCATCTTTAATAAATTCTTTTCCGTCTGGTAGTGGTTGTTCGCTTTCTTCATCAAACTGAACCTTTACATTTATCTTTTCATCTCCAACTGAACTTGTAAAGTATTGATTTAACATTTTTTGGTCTTTTGTATCCAATTCAATAATGTTTTCCTCAATCTTTCTCAACAATATTTTTAAATTATTGATAGGGTCTGCCTTCCAAATATGTAGTAATTTTTCTACCAATTTTGTCTTGTTTTCTTTACTTTCAAATAAATCACTATCAATATTAATCAAATTGTTTTCTACCAAATATGTAATTTTTTGTTCTATATTCAAATCTTTTTTATAAACATTATAATCCAATAAAGTATTAAGCACTCTGGAAATATTCAAATCTACTACAAACCCCATTCGTTTTCTTCCGCTATTTATTTTGTCATTTTCTGCATTGTTCATACTTTCCGTCATACAACGATACATCATTTGAATAATTTTATCACTTGATACAATATCGTTAAACAGAAACACAATATCTACAAATGGTAATGTTATTCCCAAAGTTAATTGATTTCCGGCCAACAAAATCAATCCATCTTTACCTTCTTCCTTTGCCTTTAATTCCCAGTTTTTGATTTCTTCTTTGATGTCTTTTAATTTGTATTCTTTTTTAGAATTGACTATTTTTATTTCGTATTTTTTTAAGATGCTATTTTTTGACATTCTATCCTTCAAATGTTCGCTCACTTTGTTAATTTTCATATTAACACCAAAAGGTACGAACCACAATTGACTTGTAAAATCACCATTATTCAATTTGGTTCTGCTGTTAGATTTTATGCATTTTCGTTTTATTCTTCCAAATATAGATAGATCTTTTTTAGGGTAATCCTCCTCTTTGTTGCTTCCACTAATATACGCCAATATCGTATCCACCTCACTTGGAAAATTACCGCTTAAAAGAGTGCTATTTGAAAATCCGTATGATGTATCATTAATTCGTTCCTTAATTACCTCGTATCTTTTTCTATCCATGATGTTTGTAATCAGTTCCAAATCTGGCATTTTATCATAAACACTTAATTTGACTTCTTTATTTTCTTCGGTTAAGAAGAACAATACATCGTCGCCGTGTTTTTCTACTAATCCTTGAATATTTCTTTTTTTGCACAATTGCTCGTCTTCAATATCCCAATAAAACTGACAATCCAAAGGTATATTCCATTCACATAAAGGCTTCGTGTAAGTTGCAGTCAAATACAACTTGATCGTTTTTTGACATGAATATGATTGTAAAATGTTTTTAGACATTTGAGTTGTTCCGTGAAAGTGGTTTTCGTCAAACACTATAAAATCTAAACCGAGATGCATTATAACTTCCACTTTTTTTTCAAATACATAATCGTCTAGTAATTGTTTGCTTACAATAATAATGTTATTTTCTTGTAAAACGATACCATCAAAATGACTTCCTTTTTTTATTTCAACAATATTTATTCCAATAAAATCCCTAAACTTGCGGAACAAATCATCGGTGAATTGGGATAAAGTTTCTGTTGGGGCTGGAGTAATAATGAGTGCGTTTAGGGATACATATTTTTTGTGATATTTTACGAATAAACCGCCAACACAGTATGTTTTTCCAGACCTTGCCTTTGCACCCAATAACAAATCTTTTTCCCCCTCGTCAATTTTTTCCATCTGTTTTGATGTAATCAAATCTTGATGAAATCGCAACTCTAATGGTATTTTTGTATTACAAAAGATAGAATTAACATCATCAACACTAATATCTTGTATAGCGTGTTTTAAATTTTGAAACCAAATTTCCAAATCGCTCAAATCCAAAATGTGATGGATATTTTCCTTAATGTAGTTATTTGTGGATTGACACGATGAAATAGTATCTAATACTTTTTGTTTGTTGTTCACCAGTAAATAAATATCATATTCTTTGTATTTATGTGCATGTTGTTTTGTAATTGCTAATATTTTTTCAACATCGTATTTGTCAATAGATTTTTTACTATCATCTAAATAAAACTTTGATGACATAAATACCCATTTACCAGTAAGTTTATGCTGTAATGTAATATCGCTTGAACCTCCCTTGCCTTTGCTAAATATTAGCATTTTTTGTAAATAATTTTCCAAATTATCAAATTTTTTTAATTTACATGTATTAATATTTCCTTCGTAATGGTCGTATTCGTCATTTGACAACATCGCAACAAAGCCAAACTTGATTACATAATCCCACATTTTTTCAAATAGATTTCCGCGTTTTGATTGCGTTTCTGCCTTTGTTTTACCATTTACTGATTGCAAAAGTTCCTCAAAAGTAGATACTTGCTTAATTCCTTCAAATAATTCAAGTCCGTTCATTTTTGATATAAAGTGTACTTCTTTATAAAATTCAATTTTATATATCCTTATATTTTTCTCACATTGTATGAGATGGGTTTTCTGTTGCGACGAGTTAAAGATTTAGTAGAATTATTTATAAACCCATGCTTTGTGTGATGGTGTAAAAAAATAAATTTATATTTTGAAAATACAAAGAGATATTTTTCAAATTCATTAGAATGTTTATTAAAATGATATTCAAACATTACTCGACAATCTTTATTAATGGTATTTTCATCTCAAGCAATTCTGTAATTGAACCAGCATTTAGTAGATAATAATCATTTGTTTCAGTTATCATATTATTTTGTTGTTTTGCGTCTTCTTTGTTTGGCGCAAAACCGTTCTCGCGGATACGTTTCTCGATACTAATCCAATTTTTTATTGCTTGTAAATTATAGCGATTCTTTTTTAATATAACAGAAGCATCCAAATTGTGATGAATATTATTGCATCTTTCACATAAAAGGACGGCGATACGAGGATCATCTATCTGATAAACACTGTATGCTCGCCAATGATCTATGCAAAGTCTTTCGTTGCCAAAACAAATCTCGCATTTTGCGTTTTTTGTTTTGACAAACTCTCTTTTTTCGGCATCTGTTTTAAAGATATTACGATCTGGTATGTTTATATTTTTAATAAAATTATATTCTTCAATAGAAATTGGCTCCCAGTAGTACACTATATTTTTTCCATCCCCCCTCTTTCGAAGACCAAATTTATGGAAATTCATGTAAAATGTGCGTAAATCCCTTTGTAAATCTCCTGGTAAAAAATCGGCCTCTCTAATAAGATCTTCTAAACTTGCAATTTCGTCAAAGTTTACTTTTTGCAAAGAAAGAGTTAACCCAAATTCTTTTTCTATAACACGTTTTGGAATTTCAACAGTGTACTCTCTTTTCATAAAAATTTTGAGTAGTATGGACACATTTGTCGTATCTTGTTTTTGTCGAAACAATTCTTCACGAATATCAAACGTCTCCATTTTATCTATCTATATATCTGTATATATTTCAATTTTACACTTTTAAGTTTAAAATAATCAAAGTTTTTATTCTTAAAGTACATGGCTGAAATTTTATATTATAGCAATTTTTGCGAACATTCAAAAAAGATTTTACAGACATTATCAAAGACTCAATTAAAGGATAAATTTCATTTCATATGTATTGATAAACGTGTTGTGGAAGACGGCAAAATATTTGTAGTATTACAAAACGGAAACAAAATTATTATGCCAAATAATATCACAAAAGTCCCGGCCATCCTTAATTTAACAACATACAATGTCATTGTTGGTGACGATATTTATAATTATTTAAAACCACAGAATCAAGAAATTACCAAAAATGCGACCTCCAATAATATGGAACCCTTTTCTTTTGCTTTTATGGGAAATAGTACTGGTGTTTTATCCGACAATTTTAGTTTTCTAGATTCACCGTCAGACTCTTTATTAGCTGAAGGAGATGGAGGTTTGCGACAAATGTATAGTTACGCTTCTGCCAATTTTCAAAACCAAATTGTGCCAATTGATACTCCTAGTGATGAATTTGGTGCAAGAAAAAATGGGTTAACATTAGAACAGTTACAGAAACAACGAGATATGGATATTAAACGTTAATGAAAAAAACTTAAATAAATAATGAATTTTATGATAATGCCAATACAAAATTTTACAAAGATATTTAACGACTTGTTTTTCAAGCTAGTAAATGCGGTAAAAGATTACTTTCCATCAGATTCAACAATTAGTACTGCAGAAAAAAGCTTGTCTTATATTCGTAAAATGAACCCAACACTTATTTATAGAGTATGGGTTCATTATGTAGACACTCCATACAAAAAAGAAATACAAAGTTGTAATATCGACTTTTTTGTTAATAAGGATTATACAAATGATCTAAAAGATTACACACACGATTTTAAAACAATATCTGACGCTATTGATCGCTTTCGCGAACCAATCAAAAACATGGATGAAGAAAATCAAAAAATTATTATGGGATATATACAGTCATTGTCTAAGCTAGTAGACATGAAATAAATTGATATTAATTTATAATTTTAATTTTAATATCAATAAAATGTCGCTTGATAGTTATGTAAAACACGTAAAAATTAGTGAAAAACTTGCTGATTTTTTGGGAAAACCACACGGAACAAAAATGTCAAGAAGACAAGCGACTCTTGACATTTTTGATTACGCTAAAGAAAATTGTGCAATATACAAGAGAGTTATCTATGCGGACGACAAACTTAGACTTCTTTTAAACGTCCAAGCGGTGTCATTTCGCAATTTACAACAAGCATTGGATCAACATTTTTAGATCACGCGAAGATAAAACGAATAAAGTTAAATATGTTGTTATAGTATGATTCCAAAACTTGACCGAAAAACAATATCTTATTTAGAAAGAAACCCTCTAAATACCAAAAAAGAGGAGGCTTCATGTATTATTTATATTGATGCGCATGGTTCAGAAACGAATGAAGAAAATGAATTAAAAGATTCCGCAACTGTTTTTTCTTTTGCTGGTATATCCGGCGCTTTATCTTATTGTCTTCAATATAAAAAAGATGGAGTAAACATTCAGAGTAGTTCTTATTATAGAGACCTTATTTCAAAGGTCGAACCTAATCCTATTCGATTAGAAGAGAGGGCAGTTGAAATGTCTCGGTTGTTGAAACCAATTTTAAAACAAATTGTCGATACTAAAACAGAAGGTAGAGATCAAATATGGACCCGTAGAAATTTTGATAAACGTGGTCTAATACCTATAAAACAATTGAAAAAAAAAGAATATGTATTTTTGGAATATTCGGCGCAAGATAGAGCAAACTTTAATTTTGGTGTCTATATATTAGATACTAGTCCTAATACGCAAAATTTAATCGGCCAAAATATTATTTCGCATGATTTTTTAATCCAATTCCAAGATGAATATCCAGAAGCAGTGTGTTATTTAATAGAGCTTTCTGAAAATAGTGAAAATGAAAAAAGGGAAGAGGAATATAATGAAGCTACCTCGGAAAATCCTCCGAATGCTATCTGTGTACTAAAGTTTGACCAACTTATACATTTATTGTCCTTGCTTGGATTTAAGTATACTTATATTTTGGACGATAGTTGTAGAACTCGAAATAGCTTTAACGAATATGAAATGTTAGATTTGGCAGAAAAGGAACGCATGGATGTATTGAAAAAGCTTTCGGTGAAAATGAAAAGCGCTGAACCAATAAAAACGCGCAAACGAGTCTTATCAAGCAACGGAAAATCTTTACACGGCTCTTTTTCACAAGAGATGGAATCCAGACGAAAAAGGTTTCACAAAGAAATTGAAGATCGAGTATACTCTATATTTGATAAATATGAAAGGGACGATGTAGAGCTCCATCCAATGGAAGATAGTAATAAAAAAATGGTTTATCATTTGTTTGTGGATGATGAAAAAGTGGCTGTCATTGAAATAATACTAGATCATTTAAAAATCGTGAAAATTAAAACAAAACAAGAGCCAAGTGAACCATTTGTCGAGAGATTTTTAGATGAGATAAAATTACAAAGATCTGTATAAATTCGTTAAACATTTGTTTAAATGCTAAACTCTATGTTTTAAAAATCAATAGAAGATTTATTTGTATCTTCTTGATTTTTTTGCATTTCTGGTTTTTCGTTTTTTCCTACCTCCTTTTATAGGTTGTAATATTTTTGTATTCTTCTTAGATAATGTGTCTTGTAAAATTCTTTTGTTTTCAGATATTTCGACTTTATTAGGATCCAATTCAATGCCTCTTCTTTTTGAGCTTTCAGTTCCATCATTATAGTCTTTTAATGCTTGGGTGACAGATTCTTCTTGTAATTTGTTTAGTTCTTCTGGGGTCATCCCGTTTAATTGATTCTGGTTTTTTCTAAGAACCTCAGTATACATGTCTTCTTCTTCTTTATGGGTTAACACGTCATTCCATACGTTTTCCCCATATTTATTTTTAACAAGCTCACGAGAAACTTCATTGGGCCCCCATACAAGATTGTATAAAGTTTCAATATTATCATTATATGAGTCTTTGTTGTCCCGTTTTACAGATTCTAAATCTTCTGGTATATTTTGATTGGTTAAAAGGACATCATCGAGTACATCTTTACCATACGTTTTAGATATTAATTGAGTATCAGTAGTTAATAATTTATTGATACCCTCCATATATGCCTTTAGATTTTTTTTTTTTAATTCTGCTATTCTTTTAAAAAAAGTTTTTCCTTGATTTCGTGATATAAAGCCTTTCCAAACATCAAATGTATCATCATAATATTTATCATAACGACCAAGTTTTTTTGTTATAAATCTTTTGATCCCAACACCGCCTCTTGATTGTAATAGACTTTTTCGAGATCGTTTTTGGCGGTGTTTCTGAGATTTCATATATTACGTCAAGAAAAAGTTATTTTAAAACTAAAATTCGCAAATCATCTCAAAAATATCATTATCCTTTACTTTTGACGCAAGCGAGTATTCGCTAACGCGTTTTTCAAAAAAGTTTGTTTTCGAGTCGATAGATATCAAATCCATAAAGGGGAACGGATTTTCAACATTGTATATTTTTTCATACCCTAATTGGACTGCGAGACGATCCGCCACAAATTTAATATAATCACTCATCAACGTAGAATTCATCCCTATTAATCGGCACGGTAATGCGTCACAAATAAATTCGATTTCTATTTCCACAGCATTTCTTATAATTTCTTGAATTTTTTTTTTGGACAATTTGTTTACAATTCGTGAATATAACAAAATGGCAAATTCCGTGTGTAATGCTTCGTCACGACTAATCAACTCATTGGAAAAACAAAGTCCGGGCATAATTCCCTTTGTCTTTAACCAAAAGATAGAGCAAAATGCTCCCGAAAAGAAAATCCCCTCAATGCATGCAAAAGCGACTAAACGTGTGGCAAAAGACGATTTTTTATCACCTATCCATTTTTGTGCCCAGTCTGCCTTTTTTTTAATACATGGAAAATTTTCGAGTGAATGAAAGAGTTTATGTTTCTCTTCTTCGTTTTTAATTAGAGTGTCAATCAATAGCGAATAAGTATGCGAATGAATATTTTCCATGGCCATTTGAAATCCATAAAAGGCTCTTGCTTCCGATAGTTGAACCTCATTCATAAAGCGAAGCGACAAGTTTTCCAATACAATGCCATCACTTGCGGCAAAAAAAGCAAGAACCATAGAAATAAAATGTTTTTCGTCGACGGTAAGACCGTCCCAATGTATGACATCCTTCATCAAGTCTACTTCTTCTGGCCGCCAAAAACAATCAACGTGTTTTTTATACATTGTCCAAATCGCTTCGTCTTTAATAGGAAACATAACAAACCGACCTTCATCTTCTTTCAACAATGGTTCAACATCTTTTCGCAACATTCTATATTATTTATATATTTTATGTAAAATTTCTATATTTATTTTTATAGAGATTTAACAATGGAGGAATTAATTCAAAAAGAATTATTATTAACTCGCGCTTTATGTAGTGATCCGACCGAAGAAAATAGATTAAATTTATTAAATGTTAAGAAGGAGATGATGATGATGTTCAATGCATCTAAAAATAATATGGTAAAAAAAGTGTGCGAGGAGTATGTAATTGATCATAATGAAAAATTAGTTGCACAATATAATCATTTTTTAAACTTGATTGAATATTTAAAAGACAAGGAAGATGTGAGCGAACTTTTAAAAATAACGGATGAAATTAAATGTCGTTTATTGTAGAATACCACAACCCATTTATTCCTATCAAGCGTTTATTGTGACTACTTGTTTCTCTATGTTTTATATACTTTAAAGAAGTTATTATAGATAACATTTTTTTATTATACTGGCATATTTTTTTCCATTTACGTTGAATACATTTTAACCAAAATGTTTTCAATATACAAATACTTTCGCCCGTATCGAGATGTTTTTTTTCAAAAATGTGCAACTGGGGAGTATACAACATTTCTTGAATATTTGAAAAATTTCTTATTGTTGGATGCATATTTAAAAATGGCATTTTTTTCGTTTGATTCCTTATATGAAATAGTATAGTACGATGATACGTAATTTCTGTGTTATTATTATGACAAATGTAGTCATAATAATTTTCATTATTCATTGTAGTTATATTTTGAAGAAGTTGTAAATATTTTATAGGATGTTTGACAGAAAAAATAGTAATAAAATGTTGATGAATATTCGGTTCAGAAAATTCATCAAATCCATGAAGTTGATTATGAAATAACTCAACATATCCCAAAAACATTTTTATAGTTATTGGTTTTTTTTTTTTAATATTGTTAAATAATATGAAATATCCGTCCAAAAAGTTCAGACCAAGGGATAAAGAGCAAGTTTTGCTATACTTTATGTCTATTATTGCGCTTGTGCAAATTTTCTATCTAGTTATGAACAAGAAATATGCGTTGATCATTGCATTTTTTGCGATAGGTGTGGTTTTAAGTCTTTTTATAAAGAACCAAACATTTGTACTTATTATAGATGTAATAGTTATCAATATTTTGTTAAATATGAAACAAACAGAAGGTTTAGAAAATAAAGAGCCAACAAAAACGGTTGATGCAGTACCTATTTCAACTGAACCGACCACGAAAAATAAATTAAACAAGAAAACAACCTCTAGTGTGAGTAAAAACGCATCTTCGGTTACTGCCCCAACAACTCTCAAACCAAAGGAAAATTTTGAAGGAGGAAATATAGGAAAAACTAATATAGGACAAGTTGGCGAACATATTACATCATTAAACAACTTGATAGAAAAATTTGGAAATCTTACGTCAAAACTTGGGTTTAATAAATAATAATAATAAATAATATGGCAGATGTAAAAAGTCTAGTATATGTTGATTTATCTGTAATAACATCATCAAAAGGTTGTCCTATTAATAGCACAAAAACACCGTGTATAGTTTGCGAAGAAAAATGCAATTTATCATTTACGGATGAGTATTTTCAATCATCGTGTAGTATCATTGAAGGTGGTTTATTTTTCACTACTATAAATACGAATTCAACATCGTCCTATTTAACATTTAATGAAGACAGCTATACGGTTGAAGCAGCATATCTATTGACACCTTCTATAAATACATATGCAAAGAAAAAGTTTAATTTTTCCGAAAATAAATGGGAAACTATTGTATACTGTGATTATGTTATTGTTGCGTCATCGCAAACGGGTAAGATAATTATATATATACCGATTGTTGTTGGATCTTTAACAACAATAACATTACCAGATCTTGATGGAGATATAGAAAATGGTTCTCAAACATTAGCCAGTATGAATTTGTTTAGTTATATGGCATCCCAAAAACCTTTTTATTATTACAATGCACAATACAATGGGTCAAATGCTCGTTATATCATTTTTCCAAATACGAGTTGCAATGGAAGTATATCTACGGTTGATTATACAAATATTTGTAACAAAGTAAACAACTCAGTTTGTCCTACACAAAATCCCATTCAAAATCCATCAAACAACTATTTTACTTTATATGATAATAAAACTTTATCAAACCCCATTTACTATAATGCTTTAGGTGCAAATATATCGAACAAAGGTGAATATTATCTCGATTGCTATTTAACAGAAGAAGAAATGATGGATCCTTCCGAAAATTCAAAAAATTCTGATCAAAAAACAGAGATGAATATTAGCACCGTTTATATTATCTCTTTTATAGTAATATTTTTTATAGTTTTAATTTTTGGTTATATTATATCATCCTTAAATATTTATAAATAAAATGAAGCCCCTAAATTATCAAATGGTTTGTATGGGCAATCATTATTATAATCAGCTACATTAATAGTTGAACTTCTTTTATATATAATTTCTTCTTCTATACTTTCTTTTGTTTTAAATGGTGTAAAAAATCGTGGAGGTTCATCTAATTCGTTAATAGTAAACAATTCGTATACTAAAAATATAGCCAAAATTCCTAAAAGTTTATTACAAAAAATGAATATTAAAATAGCGAGAATAATAATATAAAACTTTATTTGAGGAATATCCACAAACGTTTTCAAATTACTGCTTTTGTCTCCAACAATAATGATAATGAATATTATCGCAAGAAATAATTCACATTTATTTTTCAAGAGTTTTGTTGCATAGTTCATATATATAAATAATATAAATATAAAGTTATATTATTTATAATGGCTTATATTGGAAATAAAGGGTATACTGTCCTTAAAAAGGAAGTAGATGTACCAAAAATAAAATCCGAGTTAACAGCAAAAATAAGTTGTAAACAGTATGGAATAGAGTCAAAAATTTCATTTTTTAGAGAATCTGAAAAAAAGTTATATCTTCCAAGGTTTTATGGAATAAAACAGTTTGGGTTGGTTCCTTCCAACTTGACAAAGGGCGACGATATTCATTTAACATTTTCTGGTACTTTACGTCCCATCCAAGAGACCATTGTAACCTCTTTTTTTGAAAAAGGTGCGAACGGTCTAATTGAGGTAGGATGCGGTCAAGGAAAAACCATTTGTGCGCTAAATATTATACAAAAACAAGCTAAAAAAACACTTGTTATTGTACACAAAGAATTTTTACTAAATCAATGGGTAGAAAGAATTGAGGAATTTCTACCATCCGCTCGTATTGGACGAATACAAGGGACGAATATTGATATACACGACAAAGATATTGTCATTGGAATGCTACAATCACTCTCTATGAAAGATTATAATGTTTCTTTATTCTCGTCTTTCGGGTTTGTAGTGATAGATGAAGTCCATCATATTTCAAGTGAAGTTTTTTCCAATTTTCTTTTCAAGGTTGTTAAACCGAATATGCTTGGATTGTCTGCGACAATGGAGCGAAAAGATGGTACTACTCCTTTTTTTAAACTATTTCTAGGAGATGTCGTTTATAAACAAAGTGAAAAAGAAAAATTTGATGTAAATGTTCGCGCATATATGTATACAAATTCAGATCCAGAATTTAACGAAGTTGAAACAGATATGCGAGGAAATGTAAAGTATAGTACGATGATTACAAAATTATGTAGTTATAATCATCGAACTGAATTTATACTAGATATTATCACAAATTTGATTGATGACAAAGTTGAACAACAAATAATGGTTATTGCGCATAATAAAAATATCTTAAAATATATTCATGATGCCATTGTACACCGTTCTATAGCAACTGTCGGTTATTATGTTGGTGGAATGAAAGAAAGTGAGCTAAAACAGACGGAAACAAAAAAAATAATTATAGCTACTTATTCGATGGCGGCGGAAGCATTGGATATAAAAACATTGAATGTTCTTGTCATGGCGACACCTAAAACAGAGATCGAACAAGTTGTTGGGCGTATATTACGTGTAAAACATTCGTCACCTATTGTCGTGGATATTATTGACTCGCATACTATTTTTAAAAATCAGTGGAAAAAACGAAAAACATTTTATAATAAAAATAATTATAAAATACAAAATATGAATCCTTTGAAACCAGAAGGATGTTTACTCAAGAATGTACGTCTATAGGTACCCATTTTTGAAACTTGAAATTAAAATTGCATTCCATCATCACTTCTGATTTATAGCACATGTCTTCGTCATCACTATCTTCATAATTTACTAATTCTCTGACATTGTCACAAAATATTTTTTTCATTTTCATGCTTAATGTATAAGTAGGAATAAAAGCAATGTCCACATATTTGTTTGTTATAGGATCAGATAAATGATATATTTCGGTTTGTCCACTAAAGGCTACAAGAAACACCCGATTTTCCTTTTTTTCAGTTTTTTCGAAAATTTTAAAAGGTATTTTTATTATTTTATCTTCTACATACTGAACATACTGAACTTTATAGTCGTTGTCATATTCGGTTGTTTTTCCTATATTCATCGGATTCATCATAATTGGCAATCCAATCAAAATTTTAGTAGACTTTATTTCTCTAAATAGTTGACAAATTAACTCTATTTTTTCATCAAATGACTTTTTTATAAATGTATTCTTGTAGAAGATATCTTCGATCGTAATCATCTTTAATTTATATCGATAGTTCATAAAAATAGTTCCGTATAAGACAGTGCCGTGACCTTTGCACAAACTCGCGTCGTAAAGTACACTAATGGGATAAATTTTATCTATTTTTTTGTTTTGTATTTCCAATACGAAACATGTCTTGACCTTGTTGTAAATAGTAAACCATAAAAAACATTTAGTACCGTATGGAATTAACATGCAGTTTTTTGAAACTTTGTTATGGATTACTTTTTCATAACAAAGTTCAATATAGGGGAACGACTTTAGGATTGCGTTAAAATCTGTCATTTCATATAATAGACGATTTGTGTTTAAATGTTTTCTTCTATATAACTATGACAACTCGCAAAAATCGTAAACGTATAAATCGTAAAAAGAAAACACTAAGGGGTGGTAAAAATGTAAGAGATATGAATATGAAAGATATACTCGAGCTTTTTAAAAGCCTTCCAATAAGGACAAAAAATGAGTTACTGCGTTTAACATCTAAATTACCCAAATTACCTAAATTACCTAAATTTACATTAAGACGTAAAACTTCACATACCTCTAATAAATCAAATGATATAGAATTAACGCGTATAAATGATGATTATAAACCAGTGAGTGTAAATTCAGAAGAACCAGTGAGTGTGAATTCAGAAAATCCCGTGTGGGAGGATCATGGTGAGGTAATTTTTTATCATGGAAATAAAAAAATTTCTCCGAGTTACGATTGGAAAGTTCATGAAGGATCAGACGAAGAATTATTTGATGACGAAGAATTATCTGATGTTGATTTAAATTAAAATTCGATTAAACCTAAATAATGTTTGTCTTTTATGAAAATTTTCTTTTATATAAAATTCTTTTCTATATAATTTAATATACTCCCAACTAGGAAACTTAAAAAATTAGTAGAAATATTAAGTTCGGATACTGGAAAAAGTAGTAAAGATAGATCTGTTTTTTGGAGAGGTGAGCACGCCCCTCTTGGACCACCACCAAAATACACACCACCAATCCCAGAATTATCAAACCTTGCACCACCACAACCAATTTCATCATACACCCTAGAACCAGACCCAACTGAGGAAGAATATGTGGCTTTTATGAAGGCGCCACATGTATTGCGTGTTAAACCAACTTCTATTCTCAATTTAAATGTACATCCAAAATATAGACGAAACTAACTTAAAAACTCAATCAACTCTTCCTTCATAGCCTCTGCATCAAAATCCTCTTTTTTTTCTGGTACAATATACTGTATTTTTGGTTTAGTAAACATGTCTTTCAAATAATGAATGGTGTAATTTAAAATGAGAATAATAATCAATGAAAAAAGGATTGTTTTTATCATTTGTTTATAAATAGTTTAAGTCTTTGATTTTTTAACTAATTCGAAACAATTTAAACCTTTGATTAATTATAATATAAAAATGGAAAAACCACTCTTTGTTGTCGTGCAAAAAAATGGAGATCTTAAACAAGGCATTTTTTTGTCAGATGATTCTCTATACAAAAAATGTGGATATAAATCCGTAAACGGTTTTGAATCACATACAACATGGAAATGCAGAATTAATGGAAAACTAACAAACATTACTCTTTATGGAAAAAAGGTCGGAAGAAGTGGAAGTGAAAACAAATATGAATTTCCTCCTCCAGTGGATAACACTCTTTTTTTTGGAAATTGTTGTTTAGTAGCAAAAAATGATGATAATCTTGCAAGTCTTACGATAGATTTATGGAAAACCGTATACGAAACCTTGTATGGTGGGTTTGAAAATTTAAAAGATACAGAAAAAGAGGATGAGGAAGAAGAGGACGAGCTGTTAAACGTTGATCCGTCACTAAAGACGGAGGACGGGTATTTAAAAGACGGGTTTGTAGTGAGCGATGACGAAGAATTGCTCACATATGATTCAGAATTGTCCGAAGAAGAATACGACTAAAAAGATGGATACATTTTATGAATATTTGTGAAATCGTAAACTTTTTTAGATATTTCTCTTGGTATGTCTGCATAAGATCGGATCGGATATATCTTAGCAAAAGATGTAATTTCAGATTCATATTCAATGAACTCTGTTGAAATGCCGCGAGAATAAATAAATAAAATGTTATCTTCTGAAAACATTAGTACGTCACAAGTAGTTCTTTTTACAAAATCTCCTAATTCTTGATTATTCGAAAAAATGAGCAATCCTCGTAATATGTATGATCCAATTATAAAGCGTTTAATCCGCTGCTTATGGCATTTAGATAAGAATAATTTTATGGGTGAATCTATTTCAAAAAATTGTTGAAAATGCAATCCATATATATTTTTCCATAATTCCGAGATATCTATTTTTTTAGATTTTTGTTTTTCTAGTTCGATATATGCACTTTTTAAATATGATATTTTCCACTCTAAACGTGGATCATTTTCAAGTTCTCGTAACATTTTTTCTCTTTCCGTTTTAATGCGTTGTAAGAGTGTTTCGAACCACACTTCTAAAAAGCGAGGAAACTGATGTTTTGCTTGATAGTAAAAAGACAAACTTATTTCATATGGAATTTGTCTTACCGAACGAATTGCCTTTTCTATTTCTCGAAACATAAATGGTTCATCTATCTTGACAAACACATATTCCTTTATAATATTCCATATCGAGTCTGGAAAAAACATTTTTTCTTTTAAAAATTGATAAAAAAAAAATCAATTTTTAAATTACAGTTTAATCAATGTAATGAGCGCGTCGGCACATTAAAATTCAATAAAATTCAATAAATTCAATAAAATTCAAAGAACGCGTACATATTTCTTTTTAGAACCCTTGTTTTTGCTTCTTGGAGCAGAAAGATTATGGATTGCGTCTTCCAAAAGATTTCCTAATGTGTCGCCTTGTTTTGCGCGTTGAAGCCTCTCCTTTTTGCTTACAAACGTGCAATGTTTTGGTGTATGACCTAGATTTCCGCACTTGGTGCATTCATTTTCAAGCAACTCCTTGCAGACGATAACTTCGTTTTCCATAAGATCGTGATCGTATGGTTTTCCAGCATTTTTGCAGAATGAACAAAACTTGGGCGGAGGTTTCGAGCAATACTTGCGAGTGTGACCCATCTCTCCGCAATTAGGACATTCAAGGCTAAGCAAGTATTCGCAAACAACGACATCATCGACTATAAGGTCGTGGCGATAATCTCTGTCAGCATCTCTGCAAACTGGACAAAACTTTCGTGGCACTGGACAATATTTAGGCGTGTGACCCATTTCTCCGCACTCGAAACACTGGGTGGAAAGCAATTCTTTGCAGACGAAGATCCCATTGTCCAACATGTTATGATCGTTATAACTTAACCCGATATTTTTGCAAAACGAACAAAACAATCGCGGCGATGGACAATATTTCCGAGTATGACCAATACATCCACATAGCTCGCAGTGATGTGAAAGCAAGGTCTCACAAGTGACCATTCCAAACTCGTTCTTGACCGAGTGACTAGTGAAGACTTCCTCTGGTTTTCCGGCATCGAAACAAACTTTGCAGTACATCTTTTTCTTTTGTAAAAATTGTTGGATTCTAAAACGAATTCAATTTTTTGCAAAAGAAAAAATTTTACAAAAAAATGTCGCGAGTCTGAATACGACACCAATCTTCATTTGTATAATCCAAAAACGATTTATTGTAGCATTTTTGGGAAATGTCTAAATAATTTGGTACGCTTACTGGTAAACTTTTCGAATTTGAGTTAATTATAAAATTTTCTCGAGATAAATGAATAATTGTCTCATTTGCGTAATGAGATTTTCTTATTGTGTATGGGCAATATTTTAATTTTTGAATATTATAAAAATAGCTTATAACATCTTTAGAAGAAATGATAATTAAGTTACTTAAATCAACTACTTTACTTTGTATTGGAAATTCAATTTTTTTTACATTTAATGTACTTGATTCATCTAAAACAAATTCAAAGCTTTCTCTTATATTTTTCTTTTCATCGAGTATTTGTCGAATGTCATCTTGTACAGTTAAGCAAATATTACGGTTTATTTTTATTTTTAATACCTCCTCAGCTGCTTTTTTTAAACTGGCAATATGTTTTACTCGATGTTCACAGTTACCTTTATATACACTAGATTGAAATTTTTTTAAACATTGTATAACATCTGCTAATTCTATGTAATAAAACTCGACTATTAAATTATTATGTATTTGTTTTAATAATTGAACATCTTTTAATAACTGAACATCTTGTTTTTTTTCATTGTTTTCCAAATCTTTAAACTTTAATTCCAAGTTATCAATGCGTTTCATTTTGTTTTCTTTTATTTGTTGCATTTCCAACTGCATTTCTTTTATAGTTTCTGATAACTCATCAATTTTTTTTTTCTGAAAAATAATGTTTTGTTCCAAATCATAGTAAGAAGGTGTTGAATTTAAAACAACATACTCTAAATCGATTAGATCCATTAAGATAAATGTAAACATAATTTTTAACCTCTGTTTAAAATAAATTGTCTAAAAACAAATTAAAACGAAAAATATAAAGAAAAATATGATTACTTGTCAACTAGCCGGAGGATTAGGGAACCAATTGTTTCAGATATTTGCTACATTAGCTTATGCAATTAATCATAATATTTCAGTAATGTTTGAATATAATAACGAAACAACTAATTATTTAAGTTTGGAGGGTCCAAAAATGCGTCATACGTATTGGAACACTTTTTTTGTGAACATTATTAATTTGACAACTTATTCTTTATCATCAAATTCGACGATTGATCTTTCTTCTTTTTTTCCATACAAAGAACCAAGATTTGAGTATACTCCTTTGCCTATTGAAATTTCTACTCGAAATATGAAACTTGATGGTTACTTCCAAAGCCATAAATATTTTGTTGAAAAACAAAAATATATATTCAAGTTGTTAAAATTGGCTGATATGCAAACAATGGTAAAAAATATATACTCGTCCGAAATACCTTTGGAATCTGCAGTTTCGATTCATTTTCGTATTGGCGACTATCAATTTTATCCAGAAAAACACCCAGTTCTTTCTTTAGAATATTACAAAAAAGCATTGCGTCATATAAATGAAAAAAACATTCTTTATTTTTGTCAAAAAGAAGACGAACCTCTTGTCGAATTGCAAGTGAGGGTACTAAAAGAAGAATTTCCCGACTTTTCGTTTGTAAAAGTGCCCAATACAATTACCGATTGGGAACAATTATTATTAATGTCTTGTTGTAAACATAATATTATAGCCAATTCAACCTTTAGTTGGTGGGGAGCCTATTTGAATCAAACAGATGACAAAATAGTATGCTATCCTACAAAATGGTTTGCTGATGAAACACTGATGGATTTTCCAGAAACTTGGATAAGAATAAAAAATTGAAAATTTATATAGATTAATTTTTTTATAAAAAATGGAACAAATGAGACAAATTCTAGCTATTTCAAGAGCAGTTCGAGATGGGTTTTATCAAGATTTGGGAGAAATTGAAGTTTTGGAGACTACATTAGAAGAGTTGAAAATAAAAGTCATTCCACACGAAGGACATCATGCAAGCATAGAATATATAATTACATTAAAATGGGACGAAGAATGGCCGCTCGTTTTTATAGATTCTGAAATATTTGATAGAATTAAGACACACCAATATTTACAAAACAGAGGAAAAGTAGGAAATCATAAAGGTATATGTATTAAAAATTTTAGTCGCGGTTACAGTTTTCGCAAAAATTTTGCTCAACTGTGTGACAATAAATGGGAAAATTATCTTTATTATCTGATTACAGTCTTTAATAATATACAAGATTTTGAAAAAGGCAATGGGTTTAGGTCAAACTACAAAGAAATATTACAAATTAATGGCGATGTAACCACCAACTAATGATTCTGTTATTGTAATGAACCAGTAATATATGTCGCTATAAGACCATTGATAACCTATGTCGAAATCCCCATAAATTGTCTTGCTTAGGAGACAACCAATAATAATAGACATTAATAAATGAGGAATATTTGACAACTTGTTTGGTATAAATGCTCCAATAAAGCCACCAATAATTGTAACTAAAACTTGTTCATAATTATTTTTATTTTGTGTTATCATATAAATTATATATCATTTTTTATTTTCAAATGGTTTATAATGTATTCGCTTTGGAATGATACATCTGTAACTTATATTTGCATTCGAATAATGAGCAAGTCAAACTATCCATATAATGAAAACTTGTTGACACATTTAGAATATACACAAGAATGTGAATTATTAAAAGGATTGAATGGAAAAAAGAAAATATCAAAAAATCGAGATATTCTGTAGAAAATTTGACACAATTTTTAAGATTAAATGATCCTTTTTCAAATGATAAGCAATACGAATTTTGGAAAACTATTTAATCATGAGTTTTTCATAATTTCTTTCCTTTTTTTCAATATCACTATAACCAGCTATTTGAGTTACCATAAGAGGATAAACAAGATACCATTTATCTCTCTTTTGTAATCGAATCCAATATTTATCGATAGCATAATAAAAATGTAACTTGGGGAAACAGAGAAGTTTTTTTATACCTTCGCGAATATTTTGGATAAGAGTATCATAATAATGTGATTTCACAATATATCCAGTTGTTGTTTGACAATGACTCACTTTGATTGCATAAGGTGAAACAATCGTAAAGGGGTTTGTGTTATTTCCACCTAATAATAAGACGTCCCATTCAGATTGACTTTTTAAGAAGCAATTCAATTGTTTTTTAAAAAGTTCCGGTGTTTTAAAACAGATATCATCTTCACATATAATGACTTGTTTCAATCCATTTTTTTTTGCTAATTCTAAAATAGCTAAATGACTCAGAGAACAACCTACTCTTCCGTCACTAGATAAAATAGCATCAAATCTTTCGAATTCAAACCCAACCGATGTTAGTTGTTTAATAGCATTTAATTTTCGATCTTCGCGTGATTTGAGGTTGATATAATATGCTTTCATTCCTCATATAAGAATATTATTATTATATTGTTTTTGTATATTTTTTTAAAATAACAGATGGTATCAAAGTATCCTTCATTTTATCCATTTTTTTATAGCATTTGTTAATAGTCACTTCACTTATTTCGCTCACATTTCTTATATCTTTTTTGGAAATGTCCAGATCACATAACTGAACAATAAAATATATTACACCGGCCGCAATAGAATGTGGTGTATTTTCCGGCATTAAATTTTGTTTTTCTATTTTTACTGATACAAATTCACAAAGACGCGTCAGTTCCGCGTTTATTGATAATTTACTACAATAACGTTGAATGAACGAATCTGGAGTCGTTTTGTTAAATGTCGTTTTTTCATTTATATCTAAATCTTTTTCTAAATCGTTCAAAATAACTTGTGCTGTTTTGCAACCCTTTGTGGCACAAGTTATGTCTACACCAAAAATAATTGACAATTCTTTTGCAGTTCTTGGATAATTATTTTGTCTACAAGAAATGTAAACCGCCGCTAATAATAAACCCTCTTTGTTTTCCCCCCGAAACGTTTGTTCATACTGTGATATTTTTTTATGATACAAAATTGCATCGTCAACGATGATTTTAGGAATACCGGCGTTTTGGGCAAAGGTGGATATTTTTTGAAATTCATCATATTGTGCCTTTTCTTTATATGGCATTGATTGCCAGTCCGTATATCGTTTAATTTTTCTCATTTCATAAGAAATTTTATTTGATCCTAATGAAATAACTTTACAACCAAACGATGATTCTACCAACAAAGGATTGATTGGCATGCCACATCGGGTAGGGTCACTACTGTGACTATCGTCTGCTCCATAATATCTCCATTCAGCACTTTGGTCAACACTATCTTTATATATAATACCACATGAAAAATTAGAACAAACATTAAATCCTTCATCGGAAATAAACAAAATAGAATCACATGCGTCACAATAGTCCTTACTTTTTTCTTCTATCACGATGCGTTTTTCTACTTGTTCGTCAAACATTTTCCACATCTCATTCATGGTTTTCTTTTTAAATGAATTTTTCATTGTCATTTTACATATATATACAATACATCTTTAATTCAATTTAAATTAAATTTTAAAATATTATTTATCTAAAATAAGTATATGGGTATATCATTATCAAAAAATGAAGCAGAAATAGATAAAACTATTTCTACAAAACTAGATTATATTGCTAGTTATTATATTTTTACTAGTAATTTTGAAAGCCTAAAAGACCTTTATAAAAAAGAATATTGTGATGATTTAATAATATTAACATCTGATATAATTCAAAAAAATTTATCTTATCGAGAAGTTGAATATATGCAAGAACGTATACTCAATGGAGATATGGATAGTGACATGCAGACCCAACCAATGGCGTTTTTTTTAAAGTCGGAAATTGAAAAAGATGTTGCTTCTAATGAAAGAAATAAAACGAGAATGTGTATAGGAATAGCAAAATTTTATATAAAAGTGGCGCATATATTCGCGGCAATTATTACATCTGTTAATCCATCCTATACTTATGTAGAAAATGGTATTGAAAAAATGGTTAGTAATAAAGAAAACATTCCAGATGGGGCAACAATAAAAGCTCATACTGGCAATCTTTGTCAGAGACGTCTGGATGCTTTAACAAATGGTTACGATTACAATGATGATTCAACAAAAATAATAGTAGGTCCCAATTTGTGTCTTTTAAAACCAGACGTATATTTATCCGAAGAACCGGGAATTACTGAATTTGAAAGTTTATATTACGACAAGTATGATTATGAAAAAGGTAAATTTTACGGAATGAGCGAATCTTCGCGTGAATTATATGAAAAAGCAGTAAAATCCTTTTATAAAAAATTTTTAGTTACAGAAAGTGTTCCGGAAAATATTAAAAAATTTTCAGATATTAGAATAAACGATTATACACTTGATTGTCAAGGCGACACAATATTTAAAAGAATTTATGAAGGGTCGCCTACAGATGTTTTATTTCATAAATATGCCGAAAATATAAAAACCATGATGGAAAATATAAAAAAAAACCAAGAAGCACTTGTAAAAATAATCATTAATAATTTATTTGTTGATACCTTAGATAATAATGGTGATAAAATTATACGCGTAAATCCTCTTTTAACAACAGAAGTGTTAGATGACATTGTTGTAAAAACACGATCATTGCTTAGTGAATTATATTTAACTTGTGAAGAAGATTTTAATAAAGGTATAGAAATTTTTAAGGATATTGCAGATACAATAAAAGCTTATACATTGAGAAGTGACATTAATGCATTAGAGAATAACACTTATTTAAAACCTCCTATGGAACCATCTACCTCTGCCGAACTACCAAACTCTACAGAAGTACCATCTATAGAAATGCCTTCTGCGGAAATGCCATCCCCAGATATTCCATCGTCTACTGAGATACCATCGTCTACTGAGATACCATCTTCTACTGAGATACCATCTTCTACTGAGATACCATCGTCTACTGAGATACCATCGTCTACTGAGATACCATCGTCTACTGACATGCCAAATTTAATAGAAACGAATAAACCAACTGATTTAAAACCAGAAATTTCTGACAAGGAAAATAATGGAATGTTTGGAAAAAACGGAATGTTTGGGTTTTTTGCAAAAGATTCTTCGGATGATAAATTGCCGGACGCGTCAAATTCTTTGCAAAATGGTATGAGAGAGAATCCAACTAATTCTGACCTTTATGTAACACCAGAAAAGGTTCAGTCCACAAATTCCTTGGAGTTTTTAAATAAACCAAAGGAGCCCGAAAAAACACAACCCGATCAAAGCTCTGATCTCTTGGGTTTAAATAAACCCAAAGAGCCCGAGAAAGAACAGCCCTCTGGACTCTTAGGATTTTTAAATAAATCTAATGCACTCGAGAAAACACAACCAGTCCAAGTCCCCGAACCATTGGGAGTTTTAAGTAAATCTAATGCACCCGAGAAAATACAACCAGCTCAATCCGATCCCTTGGGGGTTTTAAATAAACCTAAGGAGGCACAAAAAACAGACGGGGTTCTAACTAAAGATATACAAACAAAAAATGAAACTAATTTTTTGGCGAGTGATAGAGATAAACCTCTAATAAAAACAGTTGTCCCTCCAAAAGAATCCGAAGTTAAATCCAATATTCAACCTAAATCAGATAGCGTGAAATCGGATAAAATGAAAGAAAAAGAAAGGGAGCTTGAAAAGGCAAAGTCAGATAAAAAATTAATTGAAGATAAAGCAATACGAACTCTCGATGCGTATAAAAAGCAAAAAGAGAAGGAAGCAAAAGATAGGCAATTATATTACGAAAATAAATTATCTGAAGCAAGAAAACTAGCTAATCGGGGGTCCATATTAGATAATAGATCTATGTTTGACCAAGTATTTTCATCACTCGAATACACTGTAGGGGATTATGTCTTATATCTAAGTAATGGTTATTATTATCCAGCACGAATAACAAAAGTTGATAAAAATATCAATGTTAAAGTGTTTCGTAATCATAAAACATATCCAATTCCTACGAGTAAACAAGATCAACTCAAAAAACTCTCATATATAAATGGGAAAATGGTTTTATATACTAACAAAGAAAACACTACATTTGAAGTGAAATATAAAAGACATTCGGGCGATGCATGTAACATAGAATACAATGGAGTTGAACAAACAGTTCTATTGAGTACAATAACATACAAAGCAGATTTACTTAGTATTAGTTCGGGTGAGAATAAAACTCTTGATGCAACTGGAAATGCTACTGGCAATGCTACTGCCAATGCAACTAGTATTGCGAGTGATGTGGTTGCAAACACCATTACACTTAAAAAATTTAATGTTGGTAACCCCGCTTTAAATGACGGAGATTTAGTTTTAGCGAGTATTACATATCCATTGTTAAAACAATATGAAACAGATAATCAAGCTACAAGTATTCAAAAGCCTATGGTAATAAAAAATGTAGCAAACCCCCTTGTATCGTTATTTAAAACAAAATTAATAGCAACAGATGGTACAACTGAATATGATATAGATAAAGGAACATTTACTATACTCAATAATAATATTGATAATAAATTTGCTCTCTTTTCAAAACCTTATCAACAAGGAATCATTGTTACTCGAGTTGATAATTTAAGTTTAGACGATAATATTAATGTCGGAACCAAAATTGTTAGTTTAAAAGATATTTTTGTTATTTATCCAGTTGAAATAATGCAACAATTTTTAGTTGATCAAAGAACAGAATTAACTAATGCAACAGATTTTGACGAAAAAGCTAATATGTTAGCTTTAATAAACGCTACTTATGGAGAAGTTACTGATCTTCCCGAGAATAATGAAAAAGTTAAGTCGTGTAAAAACAAATTAATAAAGGAAATAACAGAACAACGAGCATTTATTGATGCAAATACAAAAAAAAATGAAGGCAATATATCACAAGATTTATCGGATTTTGGTGTAACATTATTTAATCAACTTACTACACTAAAATTATTATATCCACATATTGCACCAGTTTCAAAAGTTGTTCAAGAAGTTATTCAAGACCCATTTGAGAACAATTTAAATCTAGAATTAGTTAAATTGAGCTCAAACACAGAAGAAATGATGGATGTTTTAAAAAAATTAATTGGTATGTTGACTATAATATCGAGAAATATTGAGTTTCGACTACTAACCTCTGACAATCAAGAACAAGATATTTTAAGAGAAATTAAAAATAAAATAGATGAAGTAATAGCACTAAATATAATTAACACTCTCAACCAAGGAGGTCATATGATTGATAAAGTTACAATTGAGAGAGAAAAAAAAACTTTATATACTGAATTGAGTAAAATAGATTTACTAAATAAAAATTTTGACCAACAAAAATTTACAGAGGTAGTTAATCAACAAGGTAATTTAAATGCAAACGATAACATTGTTGCGATAAATGCATCAATAGTTGAGATGAAGAACAAAATGGTCAATTTAACACAATTAATAACATATTTAGATGAGTTATTGATGTTATTAACACCAATATCGACTGGTGTTGTTAAGGTCGATGATTATATTAATGCTTTTAAAACAATGGAGACAATTGTCAATTTAAAAACAATTATAGGTCAAGTTAAAAGTACAATAAGATTAGAAAACAATTTATTAGCTAACACTGAAGATTTATTGAATAGGAAAACTGAATCGTTAGCAGAAAATTTAGTTAAGTTAAATGAAAAAAACGCAGCACAAGTCGCAGCACAAGCCGCTAATCCTTAATGATTTTTACGCGTCTTTTTTCTCATGATTGAAAATTCCGTCCATTCTTGCGTGGGTCGATCCTCCAATTGATCTCGCATAAAAGCCCATTGTGGATGTTCTTCGCAAAATTCCGACACAATAAAAGGTATTCCACAAGAATTTCCCCATCGCAATAAAAATTTCATCTGTTTGGCCAGTTTACTCGTGATAATACAACCATCTACTGCGCCACGCGGCGCAAATGGCACGGGTCGTGATTCTTGTGACATGAATTCGCGTGGATCCAATTCATAATGTGCGCATACTGTTCTAGAACATGGATTGATCCTATGCAAGTAAACATCATAGTGATCAGAAATGATTAATTTCGCCGTTTGTTCATCAATTCTTCCTTTATATTCCTCCATTAATTGTGGAAGACGCACTTTTCTTGCTCCTTGGTGTCTTCGTACATCATCAATGCCCGTATTCTTACATTCCAAGTTTCGGATTCGCGGATCATACGCGGCATTCATTCCTATAAAATAACCATTTGTTTTTCGTTTTATGTTTACATATTCCAATCCCAATTCAAGCATCATGATTTCATTTGTTTTAACATTGCCAAAGAACCATGCATTTGCATAATCTCCCGAATTTCCCTTTTGTAAAATTTCTGCATAATCGTCGAGTGAGTTGCCGTATTGCATGCATTGTCGAATTCGACAAGAAATAGGATAACGATTTTCTTTGTATTTGTAAAACCCTCCCAATGTTGATTCTGCGCCAACAATTCCCGCACTTGTAACAAAAAAATCCGTTCCACTCCACATCCAACCCACAAATCCTTGTAATAGGATGCGATTCCCTCGCGTAGGTTGAATGTCTAGAACAACATTACCAAATTGGCCCTCGATAAATTCTGAAAAATTGCTATGACACAAGACAATACCCCCGTCTTTGGTATAATCTCCGCAAGCGATAAAGGAGCTACATCTATCGCTTGCACCATCTTTTACTTCTGTTGCATATGGGAGAATATAACCAGTCAATGAAATCATATTGTTCCATGCAACAATTTCTTGAATGGTTGTAGGTGTACCACCGTCGGTGCAGCCTCTAGTAAACCCTACCATTTCATCAAAAAATTCCTTGAAATCTGATTGAATAATATCAAATAAATATTTATTACTCAACTCGATAAAATAGTTCCAGTCGTATCCATAATTTGTCAAACAATTGAATTGCATCATATCAAACACTTTTTTCATTCGACCCGCCACACACAGACCATAGTCATATCCTCTTTTTTCTGGTTCTCCTTTAATAGATACATATATCCATCCATTCTTTTCATAACAACTCATATATTATGCAAAGAATTAAAACATTGTATTTTGAATGATTAGTGATGCCATCAATAACATTAAAATAAACGGGGCAAGAATCAACGCCCATGAAATACCTACATAACCCGCTCTACATATAAGAGAAAGTACCCATGTCCAGAAAAGAATAAATATGATTTTAAATATTAACATCATAATGGGATCACCTTTAATCATAAGTGACCCTATTTTACATCCGTTTCTGTTACCTAAATTTTGCATAATACATACAACAAGTGCAAACATAGAAACGACAAAGTAAATGAGTGCTGGGGGACATAAATTTGAAAACTGATGTTTAAAACTCATATATTAGAAATATAAAAAAAATAATTAAAATTGAAATTTAAATATAAAATAACATCCAATAAAAATGATCATCCCCATTAAATGTTTTTCGTGTGGCAAAGTAATCGCAGACAAATATGATTATTATTGTAAAGAAGTAAAAAAGGCAAAACATGGTAAGGAGGCGGGAGACATTTACTTTTCCAAGACCAATTGTGAGAAAACAATCGAGGGTGTTGTTCTCGATAAAATAGGTATGACACGTCTTTGTTGTAGAAGAATGATTTTAACACATGTGGATATTTTATAAACTTGCAATAATTGTTATTTTATTATTATAATCTTTTAGTGAATTAAATATATGTTCCTTTATTCTTTTGTAATATTTGTTATTCAAATACATGTAATAATAAAGATATTTAATGATAAATAATTGAATAGCCGTGAGTAATGATGGATTTAGTTGTTTTATATTATATTTTAGTAAATCTTTTTTATCATTAATATTGTAAACAGATATTTCAAATCGTTTGTATGTCTCAGAAAAAAAAATTTTACACGGTGTATTTAAAATATAATTTGTTTTATAACCATAAATTATATTATTTTGTTTGTTTGTTTCAAGCTTGAAAACTTTTATTTTTGATTTATTAACTCCTAAAAAAACGACAAGTTTGTTAAGTACTGTTGATAAATCATTTGCAAATATTGCGACATCAATGTCGCTCTTATCTGGAAAATAATCACTTCGTAAAATACTTCCATAAAGATAAATAGGTATACCTAAATAATTGTTTAGTTCATATAAAAATTTTTTTTCAACTCCAAATAGCTTGTTTTTTAATGGTGATTTTAAGAATTCTTTATATTCCATATAGTTATAAAATATTTAATTGTCATCTAATAAATTAGACAATAAAATGTCTTTATTTTCATTAATGACAATTCCGGCTAGTTGAGAATTGTTATATATATTTCGAATTACTTCAGATGGTGCGCTTGATCCAACTTGTATTAGTCCTTGTTCCTTTAATGTTTTTTTCATTACATCGTTTTCAGTAGAGTTTATTTTTTTAATCATTTCTGATTTTTCCTTTTGTGTTTTTTTATTTGGGATGAATAAACCCAATTTCCCATTCTTTTTTCCTAAATGATATTTTCGTTTTATTGTTTGGTTTACTTTTACATTAACTATTTCTGTTGGTTCTTCTGTATGGATTGGTTTAATTTCTAATTTATTTAAATCAGATATGTCCGAATTTACATGACCAATATTTTTTGTGTTGAATTCCAAGTTTACGTTAGGTTCGTGGTTTATGGGTTCTAAGACAATTGGGGTTATCTCTGGTTCTAAGACAATTGGGGTTATCTCTGGTTCTAAGACAATTTGATTCGATTGTTTCATCGCGAGATTTAAATCAGAAGTTATCCCAACATTTATATCAATGGGAGGTATATTTCTGGAAGATCCAATCATATTTGTATTCAGATCAGATATTAATTCTGGTTCTATTTTTATATCTTCGTCACTAATAACTATTTTTTCGTCTCCTTGAAACTTTTCAAGTAAATCGGTAGAAAATTCTGTTTTCCCATTAATAGCTTTATTAATTTCGCTTTCCATAATTCGTTTCGCTTCTTCTGCCTCAGAATAAGTAACATTTTTAATTTGATCTGGATGTTTTATTTTTTTCCCCAATTTCCAATTTTTTAGTGTAGGTTTGAGGCCTTTTTTCATATTACCATATGGAGTTTCCATATCTACTTTATAGTTTAAATTTATTGTTTCCATGTCTTTTGGTTTAAATAAAATGTTTTCGATCGTCTTAGTAATAGGAGTTTGAGTATAATTATTTAAGGGGGCACGTACCCTTAACGTTTCATTTTTAGGATGTTTTTGTAATATATTTGTTAAAAAATTGTCGGATTCATCAAATTTATTGTTAGTTGGTTTGGGTTCGTATTTTTTTTCTTTTTTTTTCTCCTTAATTCTATTAATTAAGGTTTTATTAATTACTTTATCTGAAATAATAGCCTTTTTTTTGGTTTTTTTACGTTTAAACAATTCTGGATTAATAGTTATTATTTTTTTACTCATAATAATTACGAGCAATTTTTAAAAACATATAAAACGCGTTACAAAAAATTATTCCATAATAATGTAAACAGAGTAAGAACGGCATATATAAAAATAAGATGGCGAACTTCTGGTGTTAATGATTTCATGTCATTTTTCCAAGGATAAAAAATATGAATGAGGATCAATATCATTAATAATTGAAATAACCACTCGTATTTTTCTTTCCAATAAATTGTAGTATCCGTAAGAGTTTTGTTGCGTTGTTGAACTACATAAGATATTTCATAAACAACAAATAATATTTTTATTAAAATAACAAATAAAATCGAAAACAGTAATGTTTTTTGCATATTATTACAATAGAAAATCAAATTATAATTTTTATTTAAAGTTATAATAATATAAATATATAAATATGGAAGAAGAAAAAAACAAGGATGAAAAAAAGAAGTCACCAAAATCTTATCCTAAAACAAAAAGTATCCCAGAAGTTGTCGAAAATTTTATTGCATCGAAAGAAACGCGTGCAAAAATTCAAAGTATCGCAAACAAAATTAAGAATAGAAAAGGAGAAAAAAAAGAGCAAATATTTAATATCATATACACAGTAAAACCAAAAATAGAGGATGAAAACGATTTATACAGTGACGAAGAAGACGAATACGACGGGTATGACGAATATGACGAAGATTATGAAGAGGAAGAAGACGACGAAGAAGACGAAGAAGAAGAAGAAGAAGAAGAAGACACTGTATGGAAAGACAATGATATCTTACAATTTTTATCACAACATCAATCCTCGGATCCAACGAATAAGACTATACAAACATTTATTGATATTTGTAATGAAAAAATCACAACGCGTGAGAAAACAATTAAAAAGCGAACAAAAAAAACACAAGAAAAAAACACGGACGAATTTAAAAAATTACTTAAAAACAAACAAACACACGACGATATTCATTATTTTTCACAACTTTCTGTCAAAGAACAAGAATGTCATATGGAAGAACTCCGTAGAATAAATGATAATAGTATTGTAAAAAAGCCTTATAAAATTTGGGTATTAGAATCAGATATATCTCCCTCTATAAAAGCAACTGCTTTAAAAAAAATTCATTCTCTTCATTATATGGATCCGAGTTCAAGCGAATATCACAAGTTACACCAATGGGTGGAAGGTTTTATGAATATACCATTTAATATTAACAAAACACTTGATATTTCTATTTCAAATGGACAAGAAAAGTGCGCAGAATTTATGGAAAAATCTCGTAACATTCTTGATGAATGTGTATATGGGTTAAATGATGCGAAAATACAAATTATGCAAATGGTGGCACAATTTATTTCGAATCCAAATTCAATTGGGAATGCCATTGCGCTTCATGGGCCAATGGGAACTGGAAAAACAACACTAGTAAAAGAAGGATTTAGTAAAATTTTCAATCGTCCATTTGCCTTTATTGGATTAGGTGGTGCAAGCGATGGTAGTTATATAGAAGGACATTCGTTTACATATGAAGGTAGTAATTGGGGAAAAATAGTGCAGACGATTATTCAGTCAAAATGCATGAACCCTATTATATTTTTTGACGAATTAGATAAAGTAAGTGACACTCCAAAAGGAGATGAAATTATAGGAATATTGACACATTTGACGGATACTACACAAAATAGTCAGTTTCATGATAAATTTTTTAATGAAATTGATTTTGATATGAGTAAATGTTTATTTATATTTAGTTATAATGACGAAAGTAAAATTAACCCTATATTACGAGATAGAATGTATTGTATAAAAACAAAAGGATATTCTAAAAAAGACAAAATCACTATTATTAGAAATCATCTTTATCCAAAATTGTGCGAACAAGTATCTTTAACGCCAAGTGATATTTTAATAGATGATTCTGTGTTAGATTATATAATAGATTCAAAATGTACAAAAGAAGAAGGTGTGCGAAATTTAAAACGATGCGTAGAGACAATTCTCACAAAAATTAATTTGTATAGATTGATGACTCCCGGGACAATGTTATTTGATGAAAAAACAATAAAGATCGATCTTCCTTTTACAGTTACTCGAGAATTTGTAAACAAAGTTTTGCCCTCAAAAGAGGACGTATTTCGAGGACTATATGTTTAATTTAACATGAAAAAATGTTTCGGTTTCACTTCTTTATGTATGTAATTATAAAAATAATATCCACATTTTATTGTTTCAATAGGTGACGATTTTATTTTTAAATTATCAGAAATAATAATATTATCTCCAACTTCTTCAACACATAAATAAGCATATTTTTTTTCTTTTTTCATTAAATAAGATAATGATGATTTAAATAGATCGATAAAATTATCTCCTTTTATAGATGCGTATAATATTAATATTTCTTTGTTTTCAAACACCGTGCAACTTTTTCGAAAAAAGTAACAACATTTAGCCTCGTCGTTTTCGAGACATAAATAAATCATAACATTATTTGTTTTGACAAGTTCTTGTAAATTAGCAATGTCATTATATATAAACATTTCGTATGATTGTTTATGAATAAATTCATAAAGAATGTGCATAGTTAATGGTGAAACTCGGATTATTTTATATTTTGGGGGGTGTTTTGCTTCTAGCCAAAATTTCATCGAAAAAACAACACAGTTAAATCGAACCAATGGAACAATGTATGGCACGGATCCTTCGCGTCGAAAAAGTGAAACTTGGTGTTTTGAATTATGTGATTGGTGATAATCGTGTGTTTGTATCAGTTGAGACGCTATCCCTCTCTTCCGATCTTTTTTATCAATACATAAAAAATCTACATAATAAATTGTTTTGGAAAGATTTTTTATGTATAATGGTCGTGATGTTATCATCCCAATTATTTTGTCGCTTGTTGATTGGAATGTGTGTACTTGTTCACAGTAAAGAGATACAAATGATGGAAAATTATGGCTTTTAAAATAAGGCTCGATTTCATTTACACTCGGGTTATACGTATTTGATTCATTTTTCAAGAAATGATGACAAATAAAATCGGTGATATCTATCCAGTTTACTTTTTCAAAAGTCGAAAATTTTATTTCTGAATTAAAGTATTTATTTTTTTCGGGCAAATCTTTGCGTATTTCACGCGGACGTCCCCCCCAATAAAAAAGATTGAATCGGTGGTAGACTGGTTGAACAAACCAAAAGGGGTGTTTCCATTTCAAATAGAGGAAAAAACATACAAAGGATAAAATAAATATCATTATAATGCCAAACATTTTATATCATTGTAAAAATTTTTGTTATAAAAAACGATTTTTAAATATTCGTGTATTTTATGGACATCATAAAATTATTACAAGATTTAGATCCTAAAAACAAAGGGACACAAAATTCAAGTACACAACAACCCAGCAATTCAAGACCAAGTTCAAGCTCAAGTTCAAGTTCAACAAGAAGTTCAAAACCAAGTTCGAGTTCAAGCTCAAGCTCAAGCTCAAGTTCAAGTTCGAGCTCAAGTTCGAAACCAAGCTCAAGCTCAAGTTCGAGACCAATATCAAGACCAAGTTCAAGTTCAAGTTCAAGTTCAAGTTCAAGTTCAGCAAGAAAATCAAGATCAAGATCAAGGTCAAAGCCAAGGTCAAGCTCAAGCTCATCAAGAAAATCAAGATCGAGGTCGAGGTCGAGGTCGAGTTCAAGTCCAAGAACAGAAAAAAGAAAAAGGTCGCCGTCTTTAAGCGAGCTTGAAGAAGTAACATTATCAACAAAATCACTAGATAATGCTAGTATTTTAAGTAATAAAGCAAGAGATGCAAATGAGTTACATCGTGCAAATAAAGCAAGAACTAGCAGTGATGTATCTGTTATAGATATGTCAACTTCAGTAAAAGACCCCAATAAGTTATCTCCTTTAATGGATGAAGATGTAAAAAAGGAGATTTTAAAAAAAGCGCATAAACAAAGCGCAAAATCTTCGGATATGTCAATAACGGAGCCACCAGAAATTACCGCAATTACTCTTTTATGTTTTTGTCATGGATCTGTACCGATACAATTAACGCCACATGTTGGGATCGATCGAAAGACCACTGGAATAGATGACATGCAAAATTTTCATTGCAATTCAAGGATCATCTTAAGAAATCCAGTTGTTCAACAATATTCGTGTGATTATATAGTAGATGGGACTAATTATTTTTCATTTCGTTACAGCACCGTGGATTTCCAAGGACATTTTATGAATGCTGGGTCATGTTTAGGGTTTCCAGTTGCACCTACAAGTCAAGAGCCTTATGAGGTCCAAACTCGTGTTTCTTTAGAAGAAAACCAATTAAAAGAACCATGTGCAAATCCTCCGTGCATTTTATATGATAATGTTCGTGAATTGTGTCGTTCGAATAGATTCAAAAATGTGGATTTTTCAACAAGAGAGGAATTTAAAGACGATGATCATACATGTCTTAGTTTGTTTATGCATGACAATAAGGATGTCAAATCTTTATTATATAAAGAATACACATCTTATGATGATGAAACAAAATTAAAAGATGGTACGGAGTCTCCTTTAGATGTCTACAAGTTTATAATGTTGGTAGCACTGAATGTGGGTGGATCTGTTATTGTACATAAAACTATTCTGTTGGGAAATGGGTATGAAAATAGTCTAGACGAATTAGCTGCTCTAACACAAAAAAAAAGTGTATGTGATGAATATAAAAGTTCAGTACTTACAAGAACATCTAAAGGTAGAACATCTTATAACACAACTACAGAAGATATTATTAAATTTGTTAACAAATTATCAGAAGAAAATACTAAACTAAATTTTTACGACAAATCATGTAACACAGTTTTTAATTATGCAACTTCCCCAGTAACCAAATTACAAGTAGATCCCGCTAAATCAAATTATACCTTGCAATTAATAAATCATTATTTAAATTTTGAACAATATGCCGAGTTTAAAGCATTTTTTGGTGGAAAATGTACACGTAAAATGCGTAAAACGCGAACTCGTAAATAATTTTAATAATATAAATGATGTACTTGTTTTTATTATTTTGTTTGTTTAACGCGGAACAAATACACCACAAAGTCCTACATACGTCTATATTAAATTTTGCCCCGTTTTTAAAATTACATCATGTAGTAGTATTATGGGATTCTAACGAAATGTATACGATTGATTTTTCACCAATAAATCAGCCAAACCCACGTACATTATTAAATTTGATTCTTGGTAAAAATGTTCCGGCAGAAACACGAATACGTAAGATAGAAAATACGAGTTTTACAAACGAGGAAATCATAAAAGATTGGAATGGTCAGAATTCACAAAACATATTTGATTTAACCAATAAAACTTTTGAAAAAATACAAAATAAAGATTTGAAGGAAATCATTACGAAATTGCGGCCATGGAAGTCAATGAATTTATATAATCAAAACTGTCAACATTTTAGCTCATTTACTAAAAAAATGAAATAATAGTATACATTAAATGCCCCTCATTTTAGGAGATCATGTAATAAACTATATTAATGGTCCAAGTGCAGTGACAATACTAAAACCAAAACGTCATGGCAATACATTTATACTTTTTGGAGAACGTCATAGTATACAATATTACAGTGAATGTGAGTATGATGATTGCGTTGAATTACAAACAACCTTTATAGAAAAATTAAATCATTTTGCAAAAGACTACCCGACAGACTTTTTTCTCGAAGATTTTTTCAAGTATGGAGATAACACTTTGATGGAGTTGGAAAGTATCGATGAAACAAAAAAGGCAAGCGTGAAACAAATTGATTGGGGGGTAACAAAATCGTTGCGTCAATATAAATCTAATCCTACAGAAGAAAACAAAAGTAAATATATTAAGGTAAGAAAAGCAACAAGAGGATTACCAGAAGAAAGTAATATGACACAAATGGGACTTTTATACAGACCTTGTTTTTTTCAAAAAATGAAATCACTTGAAAATTGCCCATACAAGAATATACGATGGCAATATGCAGATGTTAGAGATGCATGTTTGTATAAAAAAAGTTGCGGTACAAGGGATAGTTTTTTAGATGTAGCATATTATGGTCACAATGCATTACGAGATGTAATAAAATATTTTTTAGATCCAGATAGTCATAAGGACGATGTGTATAATGCGTTTGAAGATTTTGACAAAGTAATGTTTGGGTTTGAAAAAATAATATTATTATTAAGCGATAAACATCATTTTGTCACAGAATTATTAGAATCTTCTTTTTTTAAAAAGCAATATGACAAGACAAACAAGGCTATTTTTACAGTAAACTCATTTGTTCAGTTGATTGATTATTATTTTCGAACAAGAAATCTTCACGATAAAATGCAAAAAATTATAATTTTGATTGAAAAAATACGTGAATACGGTATTATAATAAATAATGAAAGATCTCTTTCTAGAAAATCAGCAGAATATAAAACAATAGAAATCCAAGAAGATAAATTAGAAAAAGAATTGAAGTTTCTTATTTCTTCAAATCAAACAATTCCATTGAAAATTTTACATCATTTATTATTTGCATTTTTTTTAGATATATATTTCATATTAAGATCCTATGACAATTCAAAATTAACAGTAGGATATTTTGGTGATGAGCATATGTTAGGAATAACAGAATATTTTGCCAATATTATACAAACACATTCGGTTGAATTCATGGTAAGACAACAACCAATTATAGGCCAAATCAATACCCCCATTTATATAGATAAAGTAATTGAGATACCCGAGCGACCAAAAAGCAAATCAAGAAGTAAATCAAGAAGCAAATCAAGAAGTAAATCAAGAAGCAAATCAAAGAGTAAACCAAGAAGACACAGTAATCCATCATTTAGATCATTGCGGACAAAATCAGTAAGAGCCAAAAGTATTTAAAAATAATATAATATTATAATGCCTCTTATTTTAGGAGATAATGTGATTAATTATATTAATGGCCCGTCTGCAATGATAATTTTAAAACCAAAAAATCCACGTGATAATACATTTATACTTTTCGGAGAACTTCACAAGATACAATATTATAGTAAATGTGAATATGAAAACTGCCTTGAATTACAAACAACTTTTATAGAAAAACTAAATGAATTTGCAAAATATCACCCTACTGATTTTTTTATAGAATCATATTTTAAGTACGGGGACAATAGTATCATGAATATGGAAAGTATCACAGATGAAAGTAGTGTCGCCAACAAGAAACAATTTGATTGGCTCCTAACAAAATCGTTGCGTCAATATAAAGCTAATCCTACAGAAGAAAACAAAAGTAATTATAAAACACAAAGAAGAAGAAGTACGTTTTCAAAACTAGAAAGCAATATGACCCAACTGGATATTTTATATAGACCTTGTTTTTTTCAGAAAATTACATCTCTTGAAAATTGTCCATACAAGAATATACGATGGCAATATGCAGATTCTAGATCTGCGTGTGAATACAACAGAAGTTGTGGTATAAAAGAAAAAAGTTTTTTACAAAATATTTATTATGCAGATAGAACACTAGTGATCGCCAGAACATATTTTTCTAAGCCAGTACTTAATGGTTGGGATTTAGAACAAGCCTTTGATGATTATGATGCATCTATATCTGGGTTTGAACAGTATGTTCTATTATTAAAAGATACACCATTATTTGTTGAAGAATTACTGACACAACAACCTTTCAAAAAACAATACGATAAAGTAAACGATATTTTTACAATTGAATCATTTGTTCGTTTATTTAATAGTTATTTACAAAGATATGGCATTAATGAAAGTAAAAAACAAACCATTATCTTATTATTTGAACTATTAACCGAATGGTCTAATCTCCACAAAATACGAAGATATAAACCTAAAGCATCCAAAGAATACATATCGTCAAAACAACAACTTGAAGAATTAGACAAAGTTATACATAATATTTTTATTTCGTCAACCCAAAATCAAATTCCTATGGAAATTTTACGAGAAATGTTAACTTCTTTTTTTTTAGATATTTATTTTATATTAAGGTCCTATGATAATAACTCAAAATTAACAGTGGGTTATTTTGGGATTGCACATGTGTTAGAAATACAAGAATATTTCGTAAATATTATACATACACACACAACCGAGTTTTCCGTAAACCAAGATACATCAGATGGATTTGTCAATACCCCTATTTATATAGATAAAGTAATTGAGATACCCGAGCCACCAAAAAGTTTACCAAAAAGTTTAACAAAAAGTATAAAAAGCAAATCAAAGAGTAAGCCAAGAAGACACAGTAATCCATCATTTAGATCATTGCGTTCAAAAACAGTGAGAGCCAAAAGCATTTAACTAGACCATGCCAATAATTTCCCAAACTCAATTACCAATTCATATCCACACCCCTCTGTGCGTTTTGAATCATAATAACGATTGGGTTTAAACCCAACCGCTTCCCAAAAGCCGTTGCTTGCGTCAGCGTCAACATAAATGAGTGTTTCTGGCGCTAAATTCATTTTTTTACATAACATGTTAATCATAATCTTTGCTAATCCTTTTCCACAAAAATCGCCAGTGTTTATGGAAACCGAATATGGATTTTCGTGAATCGTAAAATAAGCAACTTCTTCTTCATTACAGTATACCGAAACAGTGTTCTTCTCTAGAAATACGCTCATTTTTGCCCCCACTTACTTTCAAAATAAAAATCAATTTTAATATGAAATATTTATATTCATTTTATGAAAAAGTGCCAAATAATAATAAATACAATCTAGGAATGATATAAAAATGCTTTTGAGTATTGATATTGGAATCAAAAATTTGTCCTTTTGTATTTTTGAAAATAAAGAGGTGATTGATTGGGGAATAATCGATTTATCCGATTCAAAAACACAGACATGTAGGTGTGGTAATAGCGCAACCTTTATAGGAACTGAACCCTATTGTACAAAACACAAACCCAAGAAGTCAATCATTCTTTCAAAATCATTCGAACGGATGAAATTGGCCGATTTTAAAAAAGTCAAATGTTTTCAAAAATGTAATACTATAGAAGAATGTAAAACAATTGCAGAAGATCGGCAGTTGTTAACAAAAAAGAATGCATCTGCAATCGATCTCATACAAATTAGTCGTAATATCCAAAATCATTTTGACGAAAAATGGAAAGATACTTTGTTTGATACTGTTATTATTGAAAACCAAATTAGTCCTTTAGCGAGTCGAATGAAATCAATTCAAGGAATGGTCACTCAATATTTTGTAAAAACTGTACCAAATATTCACTATATAAGTTCTTCTAATAAATTAAAACACGTAAAAGTGAAGATGACATATCAAGAAAGAAAAAAGGAAGGGATACGACAATGTGAAGAATCATTGTCAGACAAATGGCTCACTTTTTTTGCCAATACGAATAAAAAAGATGATTTAGCGGATTGTTATTTACAAGGAATTTGGTTTATTACGAATAAAATGGAAAAATAAAAAATAAAGTATTTTATGGGCAATTTTAATTCTTCTGAATCTACCGAAAATGAGCCAATTGAAATTAAAGAAACGAAACCAAAGTCAAAAACATTGAGACGACGAAAAAATGGAGGTAAAAGTTTAAAGAACAAAAAAAAAATACCAGCTTTTAATTATGATAATTTTATTGAGGGGGCATATTCGTAATTCATTTGATGATAAACGATTATATCTATTTTTTAAAGAAGTATCAAAGGTACACCCTATAAAAATTTATATTCATACATGGGATATATTACAATCAAATATAAGTTGGAGAGGTATGAAGTTAAACACTACTAAAATTACCGAGCAATTAATAAAAGCATATTTTGGCGACTTGCAAAACATGATTATGAAAATAATTATAGACAGTGATAAAAACATTAAATTAATAGGATCTACACGAGGAAATATATCCATGAGTTTAGCTCCTAAAATAGGTTGGAAAAATATGTGGTATGGTAAAAAACGAATCATTGATGAAATTGGAAAAATAGAGTCAGTAAACGAAATAATTGTAAACATGCGATTTGATATTTTTACCAACTCGAATCCATTTAAGAAAGAAGTGTTACTAAAATTTATTCAATCAAATGACAAAGTAGGCAAGAAAAATATTTTCATTTATAACAATGAAATGAGAGGGTTGGATAATATATATATAGGCAACTTTAATACGATGTTTAATTTGATATACCATTTTCATTATAATTTAGATATGATATTAACAGAAAACTCTGTTTATAGTCAAGAATTCCTTGTATTTAGAGAAAACAATAAAATAAGAATTTAATTATTCGTAATACTTAAAATTAAGTTTTCTTAATTACTATAAATGAATATCATTGAATTGAGCGAACCAAAGTCCGTCAATTTTGGCGGAGGAATTGAATTATTAATGAATGATAAAAAAACGGATATTAAACTTGATGAAATAACAAATCTTGAACAAGAATTGAACGAATTGGTATTCGATTCCAATCTGAACATGGAACCAAACATTTTTTCAGATTCAAAACCAATCGAACTTTTTTCTTTTGGGACGGAAACATCGGACAAAGAAATGAATGAAATAAAACACGAAATAAAACACGATCTAAAAAACGAAATAAAAAACGAAATAAAACTGGGAGAATCAACGTCACAAGCAAGCGAGACAAAAACATGGGATGGGTTTAATAAATTTACCGATGCACCAATACAAGAAAAAGAACCAATAACAAAAGAAGAGTTATTACGAGAAAAACTCAAGATCCTTAGGAAATTAGAAAGTCTTGAATCAAAAGGGGTAAATTTATCAAAAAAGTACAATATGGAATCCTCTTTATTAGAAATGCAAGGAGAATATGAACTCATTATGGAAGAAAAAAATAAACAAAACTCGATAAAATTTCAAGGAAATATGCTAATGGCTTTTATAAACGGGCTCGAATTTTTGAATAATAAATTTGACCCATTCGACGTAAAATTGGAAGGATGGGGTGAACAAATTAATGAAAATATTAATGATTATGATGAAATTTTTTCAGAACTTCACGAAAAATACAAGTCCAAGGCTAAAATTGCACCCGAAGTCAAACTTCTTTTCCAATTAGCTGGTAGCGGAATTATGATCCATATGACAAACAGTATGTTTAAAACATCCGTGCCGGGAATGGATGATATCTTGCGTCAAAACCCAGATTTAATGAAATCTTTTCAAACGGCGGCAGTGAACTCAATGGGAAATAATCCCGGATTCTCTGGATTTATGAACGGAATAATGAATCCTACTAGTTCTTCTACATATGATGTAGGCGGGCCTCCACCCCCATTGGCAACACAAGGTCCTAACTCGATCCCCCCGCCTATACAACGTCCGGGAAATAATTCGAGTAAACCATCCATGCCATCCTATAAAAATCCAATGAATGTTGCACTTGATTCCGAATTTAGACCAGATATGAAAGGACCTACCGACATTAATGATTTATTGTCTGGATTAAAAACAAAAACACTTGATATTCATCAATCAAACAGTACAATTAGTTTGAGTGATCTAAAAGATTTGGACAGTGATAACCTTCCTAAAAAAAGTAAACGTCGAAAATCAGACAAAAATGTGATTAATCTTAACTAAATAAACGCGTGTATGTTTCATGTTGGTTTTCCAACAACTTCTTTTTTTTTGAACGCTCTAAAACAAGAATGGCTTTATTTAATTCTTCGTCGGTTATTTCTGGATCCACCTCTTGTATCGTTTTATATTTTAAAGGTAAACAACATAATTTACTTTCAAAATTTAACAAATAATCAAAAATGCAAATAAACCCAAGTGTGAGTAAAAGGGCAACGATTACGTCACGTGTACCCATCCACGCAATGGCAAATATAATTAAATCTCTAGGAACAACCGTTTTTAAAAAATTTTCGGTATTTTTATTTAAACTAATTGGAATGATTCTACTTCCAATATTCAATATAATAATTAGGATACCCGCAAAAATTTTACTTTTATCCAAATGTTCACTAAATAACTTTAAAGTTTTTATCATACTATATTATTTTAAAAATTATAATATATATTTTTTGAATAAGGAGACACATTTTTTGAAGGTCTGGTAGAAAAGGGTGGAATGAATTTAGAAGATTTGGGTCGTATTTTTTCGCTTTCACGAATGACATCTAACCCATTTTTTTTGGATTTTTTGTATACATTGTCTGGTTTGTAATTTTTATATAAAAAATTATTATTTAAAACATCAGAAACATTTACTCGGTCCATTTTATCAAAATGTTCTGTTGTAGGAGTTTTTTTGTTAAACTGTGAAAAATACATTATAATCATCAAAAAAACAAATGATAACCAAATGCTTACTATAGATATTGTGATTAATAATACAACAATAACAAATCTTCCAGATTTACTATTATAAATCATATTAAAAAACATTTCATCGGAAAATATGAAAATCATAATTATCAGAACAAGTATTGTTAAATTAAAAGAATCCATTATTATTTATCAATAAATAAATTTTACATGAGGAAATAATTATCTTAATTTTTAATAGAGAATGTCTTTAGCAATGTATGCATCGCCTTATGATTCGAATGATATTGAACCAAAAAAAATAACTCGACCAAAAACACAAAAAAATGTTTCGGAAAAGGTAAATGATGTCCTTCAATCGATCAATGAAGATACTTTATCAGAATTTGTAGATATAAAGGAAGATGTAACATTGGAAGAAATCAAACAACATAATCAACCACGATCTATCACAAATTATCATAAAAATTTGATTCCTTCCTATGAAATAGAAAAAGAAGTTCCTAGAGAAAAGGATGTTCTCATAGAAAAATTAAATTATATTATTGGTTTATTAGAAAATCAACAAGACGAAAAAACAAATAATATAATGGAAGATCTTCTTATTTATTCTTTATTAGGGTGTTTTATTATTTTTGTAATTGACAAATTTGTCAGTGTGGGAAAATATGTAAGAGATTAGGACATTGGAATGGAAGGACATACAATAGGATCTTTTTTTAAGAAAGATTGTTTTAAATCGCTTGGATATCGAGTATTATAAGAATATCCTCTTGTATTAATACTAAAAATTTGAGGTGTATCAATCATTGCATTTTTAGTATTTTGATTCATTATTACTTCACAATTTTTTTGTAAATATGTTCGATGTTTCCAAGAAGTATTCAAGTTATCATTTTGATTAATTCGTCTATTTTTATCACATTCCCAAACCCAATTTATTTGTCCAGAAGGATAATATATAGGAGAAGTATACTCAATCCAACTCATAATCTATAAAAATAAAAAATAAATATAATATATGTCTTTATTTTTTACACAAGGTCATAGAGGAGTTTGTTCTAAATTAAAATTAATTGCTGGTGCAACTGGACCACAAGGCCCTCAAGGCCCTCAAGGCCCACAAGGCCCTCAAGACCCTTCTGTTTTTGTAAATGTTGAAAATGATAAAATAATATTGACAAATAATGATTCTGGAAAATTATTTGTATACACTGGATCCACGAATAGCGATAATGACCCAATTGAGTTTATACCTCCTCTTAACCCAATCTCTGGATTTTACATTTATTTTTATAGTAAAAATTTTGTATATATTAAAGTAAAAGAAACTGTAAATGGAGGTTATGGGGAAGTTACCGGAGTTTATGGAGTAACAATCTTTCTTATTTATTGGAATGGTGAGAAATTAACTGTCATATAAATATATAATGCCATTTATTAATAAAAAAGAAGCGTTTCAAATAATTTCAGACATAAAAAAAGGAGTTTGTACCGATTCGTGTCGCACTGTTTGGATGCGTAATATACGTTATGCATTAAAAACAAAAACAAATCCATTAAAGTTAACGGAACTAGAGCGCCAAAAAATGATAAAAAAGATATCTGAAATTAGTCGAAGGTAGTTTACTTTCTTTAAGTATTTATATTTATTCCATTTTCCATAAATTATGGAAAAATTAATCAAACAATTGTTGCAGATCCTTTTTCTTCATTCTGTTTGCTTCCGTTTGTGTTTTTAATTTTTTTGAAACAGCCAAATCAATGAGTTGTTGTACAGTCATTTTTTTTACGTTTGGTTGTGGTTCAGATAATTCAACCAATGGTGCAATTAATGGTGAAAGGTTGTTTTCCAACTCCGATACAGAATCATTCAATTCATCGAACAACTCTTCGATTACATTTTCCTCAAAGTCCATTTCTGTCATGGTTATTTTATCACCTTTTACTAAATCTATTTCTTCTAAATTGATTGAAGATTCGCTATCAGAATCACTATCAGAATCATATTCAGAATCATCGGAAATCTCGTTTTTTTCATTAAGGTGTATTGGTTCTTTTGGTTCTAGGTGATCTGGTTTTTGGTTTACTTCCATTTCTGTATCATTTTTCAACATTGTAATTTCATTTGCCATTGTAGTAACCAAACTCAACAAAGAAGATATTTTATGGTTCTGCTCTTTTATTTTTTGCATCATCAAAATGTAGAGCATGCTAATTAATCCAACAATGAGTAATAATTTGATAAAGTTTACTAACCCAGAATCAAAGAAAGTCATTATTAATATATGGTATTATTTATTTTTTACTCAAACGAATTAAATATTACTTAGAATTTCTTCTGGAAAATTCATGTCATTCAATATTTTAATACCACCTTTTACTTTAGATATTCCAGAAACAAATTTATATGTATACGTAATTTTTGAATCTTTTTCGATAGTTTCCATTTTAAAATTTTCCATATCCTTTATAGATAAACATAATTCAATATAATGAGTGGTTAACAAACAATCTGCGCGTTTGTTTAAATAATTCATAAAGGCAGTTGCGCTTGAAACGGCTTCTTCCGGATTTGTACCAGAATATAATTCATCAAAAATACAAAAATGAGACCCTTTGTTTGTTTTTATGCAATCTATTATCTCTTTACACCGCCTTGCTTCTGCTTGAAACAAACTATCTCGACCAGATGTATCTGGAATATTTAAATAACAATGCAAATAATTATATAGTTTTATGTTTGCCGATTCATAACATCCATAACCAAACTGTTGAGATAAAAGAATATTAATCAACGCCGACTTTAGGATGGTTGTCTTACCAGAAGCATTTGGCCCAGTAATAATAATATTTTTATTAATGTCTATATCATTTTTGACACCATCAAGTATAGCTGGATAAACCATTTTTTTTATATTTGTAGATTTTGCGAATTTACATTTTGCAATTGTTTTCCCTATACGAGATGAAAAGTTTTCGATATTATTTAAAAATCCTATACATTCAAACGAGTAAACAATAGATGATTCGTATTCTTTATTATTATAAAATTGATAAAAATGATTCATAATAAAACCTAATTGTTGAATCTTGATAAGCGTGAACTGCAAAGGATGAACTCTTCTTAATTCTTTTACTATTTTTTCTAATGTATTACGATGTTTTATCATATCATTGTAAAACCCAATATATGTTTTATAATTACTAATAATATTTCCAAATAAATCCATTCTTTCTATTACTAATTCTAAATAATCACGCATTAAAAACAAGAATTCGTGAATTTTTTTAATGTTTTGTAAAAACCTAACACAAAACATCACATTTTGATAGATAGTAAATATGTAAAAGAAAATACTCATCAAGGTATACATTTTTTTATTTATATCGGTCTCGTGAAAACACGTCATTGCATTACCGATAGCATGGTTTTTCAATGTATATTTTAATATCTGACAATATTCATTACATGTGATGGCGTTCCCCTTTAGTTTAATGATAATAAATGGCAATAATAATCCAAATATAGGTATACAGAATGAAAGAATAGGTGAAACCAATGTGTATATAGTTAAAACTTGTAATGTCATATCATTATTGTTTAAAAATTCCAAAAAACTCCACGAACAATAATTGTATACATCTTTAAAATTTGTAGTGGTTTTTAATTCATTCCATTTGCAAAAAATGGTATCCAAATTCATATGAATATCTTCTGATTTATATCTTTTAATCACCTTTTGAGTCTCTTTTAAATAATTTTTATCATAACTATACATTGGCGCCATTTTTATCAACGAATTTTTACTCATAATGTTATCTACATTGAATAATGTGCTCATAATAGACTTTTCGTCAAAATTTTCGACAGATTCGTTTAATTTTAGTAATTCTAAATCATCAACGATATGTACGGATAATTTCATGTGTTTGTTATATTCAATTGGAAATTTAAACATAACATTTTGTTAGAAATATCTTCAATATATTATACGAATTTTCTTTATATAATATAATGAATCCTACGTCCACCCTTTTACTCTTTATTGTATTAATATACATCTATTTAGCATATAATTATGTTTCAAATTTAAAATCGTGTAGTTGTGTAGAAGGAGAATATGCAGAAAATGTAAAAACGGCGGAAGGTTTTATGTTGTCTGTTATTCTCTTGTGGATTTTTGTAAAACTTATTCATCATCGTAACCCTATATTTTCACATTGTTTAAGCATTCTTTTATTTTTAACTTATATTTATTTTTGTTACTATGTTTATCTAATGAACAAGACTATTACTGTAGATTGTCTGTGTGCTATGAAATGGCAAAAATGGTTGATAGAAATTCAATATGGTGTATTATTAATTGAAATTGTATTGGTTTTTTCGACAATGTTATTTTAAATTATCTTCAAAATGTAAAGGAAGTTCTTCCATTTCTTTATTATAGTGCGATTCAATTAATTTCACATATTGGACATCATATTTCGTAATAAAGTTTATCCCCACCCCTTTTCTACCCCATCTACCAGATCTTCCTATTCTATGTAAATAAATATCCGGATCTTTAGGTAAATCAAAATTAATTACAATGCTGACTTGTTGAATATCTATTCCTCTTGCGGTAATGTTGGATGATATTAGAACTCTAAATTTTCCAGATTTAAATTCTGAAAAAGTGTTGTTGCGTAATTGTTTGTCCATATTACTGTGAATGCAACATACTGGATATCCTTCTGTTTTCATTGCATCGGCCAATTCGGAAACTCTTTCTACACTATTACAATAAATAATCGTTTGACAAACATCAAACCGTCCAAACAGATCCTTTAGTACCAAGAATTTTTGTTTGTCGTCATTAACGGTTACGTAATATTGTGATATACCATCCAATACTAGTTTTTCTGGTTCAAGAATAATTTTGACGGGATCTTTTAATATTGAAGAGGTTGTTAACACGTGTGGTGGAATAGTAGCACTAAACAGTGCGATTTGTACACTTGGATTAAGTTTATTTATAATATCTAATACTTGGTCTTTAAAACCATAAGAAAATAGTTCGTCTGCTTCGTCAAAAATAATAATTTTTATATTGACAACAAATATTATTCTTTTATTTAACATTTCAGTAACTCGTCCGGGAGTACCCACGACAATATGTGGCGGACTATTTTTTAATTCGTTTATATTCACATTTGTACCACCAATAAGGGTTTTAATGTTTATTCCCATCATGCTCGATAAATCTGATGCAACATCTGCCGTCTGCAACGCCAATTCTCTCGTTGGACTCAAAATAATTGCTTGTGTTTTATTTATGGATGGGTCTATTCTAGATAATGCGCCAATAACAAATGCGCCCGTTTTTCCGGTTCCAGATTGGGCTTGTGCTAAAATGTCTTTTCCACTAATCAGATGACTGCAAGCCAATGACTGTATAGGACTTGGTTTTTCAAAGCCGTATGCGTATATACCACGCAATAAATTAACTGATATATCTAATTCATCCCAGTTTTTTATAGAATCCATTATGAGTAATTAATTAAAATATTTATATTAATTTAAATTAATATAAATATTAATATTGGGTTTGTATTAATGTATTCATTATCCTTTTTTAAAAATTTTGGGGCAAATGAACCATTTGAAATAAACAAATTGATTATAAATAATTTAATTACCATAACAAATAAGATGAATATACCGACAAAATTTGTTGAAGATACGCCCGTTGTATACCAATTTAATAAAATATCGTTTGTTCAAAATATTACTACAAAAGTGTTATCAGATAACGAGAAAACGGAAATCAAAATTAAAAGTTTTTTAAATAAGATAACTAATGATAATATTGAAGATATGGCAACTAATATATTTCAAATAATGACTTCAGATACATTTTGTTTAATTTTTGATGTTTGTAGTAAAAATAAATTTTTTTCAGACATTCAATCGAAAGTGTTGATAAAGTTGTGCGAAAACGCAGACTTTAAACAATATGTTTTTGAGAGATTACAAAAAATGAATACATTATTCGACGATATTCAATATAGTGAAGATGATTATATTAATAATAAAAAATTAGATGATAGAGAATCAATGGTTTGTTTGTATACAAATTTATATATTCATAATTTCATAACAAAAGAATCGATCGAAATTTTTGCTCGTTATTTACTGACAAAAATAGAAGATTTTATGAATGCAGAAAGTAAAAAATGCGAGATAGAAGAATTATTAAATATGGTTTATTTAATTTTATCAATGACATCAATAAACATTGATAAAAATATAATTGAAAAAATAAGTAAATCGACAAATAAAACATTTAGCAGTGTGACAAACAAAAGTATTTTTAAATGTATGGATATTATGGAATTGAATTAAATATAATGATATTTTATAAGTATGGTTTTTTCTCTTATTAATGATAAAATTAAGTATACAGACAAAATACACGTTTCTGATATGAACTGTAAAGGTGAACTATTAAAAACAAAAATCCATGATATTTTAGTAGGAATAACAATAGGCAAACGAAATGATATGTATATTAACGATGATATCATTTTTTATCCAATTTATTTGTATAAAAATAACCACAAATGTATTTGTATAGGTGTTTATGAAATAGAAAAAAATAAAAAAATAGATTTTCAAACAAAAAAACCGTTAATATTTGAGAACATAACACCAAGTTTTTTAAAAAAGAATAGATTTGTTTTTTCTCAAAGAAATGCAAAACAAACAAAGATAAAACCGAATATTTACTCGGAAGATAATATCATTCAAGAAAGCCGTATACCTTATTTTTCGTTGATGGTTGGAAAACCAATCCCAGACCAATTAGATGAAGAAACGGCGGAAGAAGCCAAAATAATAAATTCGGAATTTGGTAGAAACCGAAACCCAACATGGCTACAATCTTTTTTAAAAAATAATCATTATATCATACAAGACAATAACGACGAAGAAATTTTTTATGCAATTCGAAACGCTTTTTTAACCATTGGCCAAGAAACAACCGTTACTAAATTGCGAGAAATTATTGTTTCAAATGTAAAAGAAGAATTGTTTCGTCGTTTACATCAAGTTTATCAAGAATATTCATACATTTTATCATTATTAAAAGAAAAGATAAAAAAGGTTAAAAGTGTTTATGATGATATTGACAAAAAACTGAAAATAGAAATTGATCATGAAACCAAAATAGCTCTATTAAAAAAAACAATAGAGGTTAAAAAAATACGAAGTCTATTGGTACGACAACAAGAAACAACCCAAAAAATTCTGAAAGATATACGATTTATAAATGACACACCGACGTTTAAACAATTTAAAACAAAGTTGCGAACATCCACTTTTCCGACACAAGATTGGTGTATTGAAATTTTAGAAAAAGTTTTGAATATTAAATGTATACTATTATCGAGTAAACGGTATTATCAAGGAGATTTGGAAAATGTTTTTATTTGTAATTCCGATATTTCTTCTTTCTCCAATTCAGACGATAAATTTTTTGAACCAGATTATTATATTATTATGGATGAAAGGTTTAGATTAATTTGTTATAAAGGAAAATGTATATTTACATACAGTGAACTTCCCCATGATTTAAAAAAAATTATTGTGAATAAATGCATGGAACAAAAAACTCTGTTTAATTTTATACCCGAATTCATTGCCACAAAGCCAGTGCAATTAAATACAGAAGATAACTTGCATTTATTATGTGATGCTCAATTATATGACTTGTTTGATGAACGAATTGAATTTGTTTATAGTCCTACTGCTTCTGATGAAGTTCCGGGAAAATTAGGTGGCGAAAAAATACCGGCAAGTGAAATGAAACATTTTCTGGGATTACCGGAAAATTGGAGGAAAAAAATGTCCAATGATTGGGTTGACCCAATTGTATTTGACAATCATCGGTGGGCAAGCGTGACACATTTATATGAAGCATTAAAACATCGATCAAAACCAGAATATTTACACTACTCTTTAGATTCTGGAAGCTTAATTTCTTCAGATGTTTCTCTGGCAAAAAAATATCTAAAGGTACCAGACGCAGATTTTGAAAAAAATAAAAATGTCTATTTACAACAAGCTTTGTGGGCTAAATGGAAAAAAGACGAATACAAAAACTTGTTGCTTTCGACTAAAAAGGCGACTCTTTTGGAATTTAAACGAGGTCAAAAACCTATTAAATCATGTGTATTAATGAATATAAGAAAAAAATTAAATTTAGTTTTTTAAAGTAATGAACAAAATTTGTTTTTTTTCTAGTTTTATTTTTATTACAAATATAGTATATACTTATTTTAAGAAACAATATATTTATGCGATTATGTTTTCTTATTTATTGTTTACTTCCGTCTTGATTCATTATTATGAAGACGGACTGTTTTTAAATTTGCTTGATAAAACGGCAATTGGTGGTCTTTTAGTATACTCAATTTATAATTATTGTAATATCATTTACAAAAACTATCGAAAGATCAAAAAAACATTTCGAAGTACTTATAAAAAAGAGTTGAAGAAGTTGAAACAAAAAAAAGAAATAAAATCACTATTGGGAGAGTTTACTCCTAGGCACAATCGAATTTTATTTAAAAATAAAAACAGAAAGGGTGCCACCATATTTGTATTATTATTTCTTCCAATCGCCTTTATTTTTGAAATCTATCTCTTTTATTATGGGTATTTAATATGCAATTATTGTTATCATTCTGATAAGATTTTGGCAAGTATTTATCATTCTTTATTACACTTAATAGCATGCATTAGTTTTCATATGCTCACTTATATTTTATAATTTATTATAGTTTTTTATAGTAAGTATGAGACTAAATCCCCAAAATCATCAAATGATTACCTTTTTTAATAAGTTGATGTTGGGAGAAGAATTTATAAGTAAAAATACAAAATTATCGTTGAAAGAAATTCATGAAGCCGTTCTTTCTTGCCCTTCTTATAGATTTTCAAAACGGTGTACTCGGAATGAAATAAAAAAAGAAGCACGATTTGTTCGTCGCCCGCCCATTGCCGAAGGATTAAACGATTCGATTTACATGCCCAAAAAAATAAGACAATTTATCGAATCGACACCATGTTATTATAATAAATATGAAACTATACAAAACAATAGGCGTGTTATTATTCATTTTTGCATTTATAATGATGACGATTACGATGAATATGTTTTATTAATGTTAAACGTTTTGTGGGTATTACATAAATTTTCCAACAAAGCATGTTTACGATCAAAAGATTTTCACATCTATATTTACTTTACACATTTTGCAAAAATTTTAACAGAGGGTGTAATTGGGGCAGAGAATATAAATACTGGAGTAAATTTAAAAACGGCTGCTTGTTCTACTAATCATCATGAAAACATAAATGAAATTGCCATCTATCGTAAAGAAGACTGGTTCAAAGTTTTTATACACGAAGCGATACATAGTTTTCGTTTGGATTTTTCAGAGAATGGAAAAAATGATTTAAAAATGCTTTTTCCAATTGCAACCGATTTTAATTTGTTTGAAGCGTATACTGAATTTTGGGCAGAAATTCTGAACATGACGTATTGTGCTATGGTAATAGATCCTAGATTTGAAAAAGTAATAGAAAGTATGAATATGATGATTCAGATAGAACGACGTTTTAGTTTATATCAAGCAATGAAAGTTTTAAAATACATGGAATTAAAATATGAAAATGTTCTGACTACTTCAGAAAAATATAGAGAAGAAACCAATGTATTTTCTTATTTTGTTTTAAAACTATGTTTAATGTATAATTATAATCATTTCGTTACATGTTGTAAAAAAAATGGAAGAACATTATTAGATTACGATGAAAAAAAAATATTTTATATTACAAACTTTATTAAACAATTTTACAATACACCATCATTAATAAAAGACATTCGATTCATGGAAAAATTAAATATAAAAGACAAGGAATTGTTAAATACTGCAAAAATGACACTTTTTGAATTAACGTGATAATAGAAAGATTGGAACCAAAAATAAAAACATTAAAAATATATATATTAAAAATATGTAAAATTCGACATCCGATCCTTTCTCGAGCGATTCGCGAGGCATCCCAATATATTCTTCATTATTTTGTCTTTTACGCAAAGCTCGACGAATTCTACGCTCTTTTCCCTTTTTATTTTTTTTCATTTGCGCTTTTTTTTCTCTTTGCTTTCTTTCTCTTATTTCTCGTATTTCTGGTTCGTAATTTTCCGTCTCTATTTCTTCGTCTCCAACTTGGGTAATGGGAACATTCTTCATATAATCCAATTTTTCCCACATTTCTTCTTGCGTAAAGTCAAAGCAAAAGCTTCTTCCTCTCTCAAAATTATATTCGCGTGCACAATTACCGCAATATCCAATAAATACACCACGAAGCGTGCCATAGAATGCACAGTTCCCACATTTCTCTGGTCCAGTCCTTGCGAGATAATCTTCATGTGGTTCTTGTTCAAAATCCTTGTGATCTCTTGCCCATTCTTCTGGAAAATGAGCGTCATATTTGATGCCATCAATAACGTAGTATTCGCCTTGAAATCCTTGATAGATATGTGCCATTTTGATTTACAATTTTAAACTTGCAAAATTATAAATCAATTTTTTTTAAAGATTGGGAAATTGCTCGTCGTATTTTGATTTTGGCTTTTCATCCAATTCCACTTTTTTCCATGTTTTTGCGTGCCCTTTCTCTATTTTTGGATCCATTTTTGATTTCAAACGTTCAATTTCCGCAACGATGCTCTCGATTTTCTCAAGCATTTCGGATTCCTTTGTGTTTGTTTGAATTTGATGCTCAAGGACTCGTATTCTAAACCAAACTTTCGTATCTATCTCGTAGGCCTTCACGTCAATACGTTTTTCAATGTCCAATATTGTTTTTATCATTTCTTTTTGGGTGCTATATATTTTTTCATATAAGCTTGATTCTAGTTTTGAAATAGTTCTATTCGTATTTCGTAATTCATCATCGTGACGCCTCATGGATGTTAACATATATCCCATGCTTTCTTCAACTGAAGAGTATTGTAAAGCAAAGACGGCCGCCTTATCCTTGATATGTTCCGATACCAAAAACATTCGCGAATGTTCTTCATCTATATCATGTATTCTTCGCTGCAAAGAATCTATCTTATCATTTACAGTAACGAGCATTTCTTCTAATTTTAAATTTTTTCCTTTCATCTCTGACATTTTAAAAAGAAAACGTTGGCATTTAAAATCAATTTTTTTGAAAATCAATTAATAAAAATGTTTAAACGTTGAATATATGAAACATATATGAATATAACAAAAGCGCGTGAAATTTTTGGCACAAATGTTGATTTGAAAAAAAAATACTATAAACTAGCATTAAAACATCACCCAGACAAGAATGGAAATACAGAAGAAGCAAAACAAAAATTTCAAGAGATTAATGATGCATACGAATTTCTAAAGAATACAAAAGAATCAAATGATTATGATGATTTGTTAACTTCTTTTATTTCTATTTTTAAAGAACCATTTTACCAATTTATTCCTATGATAATATCCAAAATTTCTTCTTTAGAAGAAATGCCCAAAGAAGATTGTATACAAATCTACGATTTCCTTTGTAAAAACAAGGAAATATTTCATTTAACAGATGATTTTTTAGATGAAATAAAGGAAATTATTCTTAAAAAATACGAAAACGACGATTTTTTCATATTACATCCCACAATAGATGATATGTTAGATCATAATGTATACAAATTAGAAGTAGACGGAAAAGAATATTATGCACCTCTTTGGCATTCTGAATATATTTTTGATAAAAAAAAAGGAGAAATTTGTGTAAAATGTGTTCCTATTTTGGATGGAGTATACTTGGATGATGAAAATAATGTTTACACAGAATTAACGGTTGCGTTTAACAAAACATTATTGTCGGAATCTATTTGGTGTACTGTTGGATCAAAAAAATTTGAAATTCCTTGTGAAAAATTGCAAATAAAAAGTAAACAAGTTTTTGTACTAGAGGGAAAAGGTATTTCAAAAAACCATACAATTTCGGATACGAATAAATCGGATATTTATGTAACCATTTTTTTTATATAATTTATATATGGAGAATGAATATAACAAAAATCTTGTAGAACTTCTTTCTTATTTAGTATATAAAATAAATATTGAACTAGATCATCTACCTAATAAGGGTGAACTTATTAAAAAAGAAATAAACAACTTTTTTAGTGATGAAATTAGTAACGATAATTATATTGGAGTAATTAATTTATTTAAACTAGTCAGTGAAAAAACCAAGGAACTAACTGAACGTCTTAAGGATGACCCAGAAAATAATATGATTAAAGGTCAATTGGTTAATTTAAAATTGATCGATGGATACATTCTCGAGGAATTAACTTCATTTAGAAGAGGCGGATCATCTAAACGAAGAAGGCGCGGTCGAAAAACAAAACGCAAATCACGTAGATCAAGACGATAAAGTTCTTGTTATAATATTTATTTATAATATGAATTATTTCATTATTACTGCTGGAGCAACTGGATCCGGTAAAACGAGTTTGGTTGAATCAACACTTCAAGTGTTGGGATTTGAACCAAATACAAAGTATACAAAATTACTTATAGATGATCTTATTGAAAATAGTGAAGAGTATAAAAAAAATGTTGAAAAAATTATTGAAGATGTAGAAAAAAGTTGTAGCACTTATGCATCAGTTGTTCAAGGAAAAAATGAATGTGTAGAAGAAAAATTTAATAATCCAAGTACAGAACTATTTGAAGCATTCAATACCGCTTATCAAAACGCAAAAAATGGTGCTTCATGTCCAACAAGTTATGAAATTCCTTCTGATTTTTTAGAAAAAAGAGAGTCAATGTCTTGTAGTGCATTGTTAGACGAATTGATTAAAAATATAAGTAAAACAACTCCCCAAATAGTTGTATTTGAAACTACGGGTAGAAGTATACCTACATGGCTATTGGATAGCGCATTTATTCCAAATGGGTATAAAGTTGTGTTTTCTTATTCCATTGTAAATATACCTAACTTGGTAACTAGAAATAAATCGAGAGCATTTTTATTGATGAAACAATTTAAAGAAGATGGAAAAGTTGCGCCTCGTTTACCAGACGTAAGCGAGGAAACTTTTACAAAAAATGTTTCGGAAATAAAAGAAACGTTGATTCAATTGTATAATAATTGTATTTATGGTAATAAATCAAGTAATATTTGTGGAAATGTAAAGATTGATCGATTATTGATTTTTGATAATAATGATGTCCAGAGATTAATTTATAACAGCAAAATAGATATAATAGATCCGGAAGTATTCGAAAAATTAATTTTCCAATCTTTTAGGATAGGAGGAAAGACTTTGCGAAATAAAAAACGATAACATGTAGTATGACTCATGTCATCGTTAAAAAAATTATTTATTACACTAAAAATTCAAAACAGTAAATTCAAAACAGTAAATTCAAAACAGTAAATGAAATTTATTCTTTCTTTCGTCTAACAATCCTCTTTTTCTCAGTTGGTTCGCCGACCAATAGAGGATTTGTAGTATCTTCTTGATTAACTGTTTGTTCATCGTCGCTATCTTCGACAATCGTTGCACTTGCCTCTGATGCTGGTATTGTATCTGACAGAGGTGCTTGCGATTCTGGACTTGATTTCATACGAATCAAGCAACCTTGCTTTGCACTGTCTTCTCTAGGCACTACCATTTGTATCAATTTCCAAGTAACACCGAATTTTCCCGAAACAAACCAAAGCCCTCCACATTGCATAAGCGTAACAACGCGAGCACCTTTCTTGATTAAGTCGATCGGTGTTTCATCATCATCGTTTGGAAACAATCTTTCCGAATTTTGATCATAAACTTCGACTTTCCATTTTCTCTCGTAAAATGGGACCTTTACTCGCAAGGTTGGCGCCTTTGTCTTGTCTGGTTCACCAGTTGATTTATCCTTCGTGTATTTCAGTATGGGTGTCCATAATGCTTCGAGAACTTCTGGGCTGCTGTGTTGCTTGCCAAACCAAGCCTTTGAATTTTCTAGAGCGTCTGCTTTAATCTTGTTTTCAAAATCAACCATGTTTTGTCTAAATGCTCGAAGCTCGTCGTTGTCGTATTCTTCTGTTGGAAATTGTAGCGAAGCCTCGTATTTTTCGTTGCCTTCATAATCAGAAACGCCCCATGTAAGCATAGTTGGTGTCTGAATTTTTAAAGCCGTGTTTGTAATCGTAGATAAAATGCCAACTGATTTTCCTCCAGATGGATTCATCTTTGGAGTAGTATATCTGATTTTAGATGCGTCAAATGCGATTCCGTCAATGATTTGAGATTGTGCCATTTTCTTTTATACTATTAGTAATGCCTATTTTTTAAATCAATTTTTTTATATAATGCATTTTGCTAATAAAAAAAGATATTATCAAGCTTAAAAACAATACAAAGAAAAATATTTTATAATATTATAGATGTCGACTGACGAATTTATTTTTCCTACAACAAAAAATTATCTTGATTGTCACCTTGAAAAATACACCCTTAAAAATTTAAAAATTATATCAAAAAAATACAAATTAAGAGTAACTTTGAAAAAGGAGGTTTTGGTTAAAAATATAATCACTTTTTTCATTCAAGAAAAGAATGCAATAAAAATACAAAGTATAATACGACGTTGGATTGTTTCTGAATGGATAAAGAGTCATGGTCCGACACAACGCAATTGTGTAAACGAAACAGATTTTTTAACAATAGAACCACTTTCTGAAATACCATTTAGGCAATATTTTGCCTTTGCAGACAATGAAACTCATTTTAGTCATATTTATGGGTTTGACATTGTTTCTATAAATACATTAATAAAAACAAATGGTGCAAATGCTACTAATCCATATAATCGTAAAAAATTTGATCAATCAGTTATTAAAAAATTTGTCAAATTGCTTCGTCTTTCAAAGTTACTTGGATTAAACATTATTACTGAAGTAAAAGAAGATTATGTTGTAAAAACATTTGAATCACGTTGTTTAGATTTATTTCAAAAAATTAACGAACTGGGTCACTATAGTAATCATTTATGGTTTCTCGAATTACAAAAACGTCAGTTAATAAAATTCGCAAGAGATCTTTATGATATTTGGTTTTATCGTTGTCAATTAACAAATGAAATGCAACGCAATATATCTCCAAGAGGCAATCCATTTCGACATATAAATATTTATTATCTTCAAGATAATACGGAGTTGGAACTAAAAGAAAAAATGTTAAAGTTGATGGAGGAATTTGTTTACTATGGAACAACCGTTGATAATAAAAATTTAGGTGCATATTATATTTTAGGAGCATTAACAATCGTGAACAGAAATGCCGCAAATGCTCTTCCATGGCTTTTTGAAACATTTGTTTAGTTTACTTTAGGAATAAATTCGGCCACATTTATAATAACAAAATTAATGCGTAAAACAACTTAAAAAATTATACTATTAAATAGTATAAGATGGGAAAAGGTGTAAAGCAAACTCAAGCCGTGGCTCAAACTGTAGCTCAAACTGTCGGACAAACCGAACAACCAAAAACTTCAAGAAAGAAAACTGTTGTGGATGTCCCTCCACTACAAGAAGTAGTTCCAGAAGTAGCAGTTACCAATGAGATTGTTCAAGAAGAGGACGAATTGTCTTCATCATTGAATGATCTATTTTCAAAGCATCTCACTAAATTACAAGATCTGACATCTGTCTTGAATAGTGTTAAGGCAGATTTTAAGGTTCTCGAAAAGCGTTGGACAAAGGAACTTCGTGTCGTGCAGAAGGGATTGAAGAGAAAGAAGAATCTAAATCGCCAACCAAGTGGATTTGTAAAGCCAACCAGAATAAGTGAAGAGCTTGCCGACTTCTTGGAGAAGCCTCATGGTTCCGAGATGGCAAGAACTCAAGTCACACGCGAAATTAATACTTATATTCGCGCAAATAGCTTGGCAACTGGAAGAAATATTAACCCAGACGCAAAGCTTTCTGCATTGCTAAAAATTCCTTCAGAAGAAACATTGACATACTTTAATCTGCAGAGATACATGAGCCCTCACTTTTACAAGAATGTAAAGGTTGAGGTTCCAGCAACTGCTTAATTGTCTAACAACATTAATGCCATAGCAGAATAATTATGTAAATCTATTAGTGTGTCTCTGATTCCTTCGTCAGTTATTAAATTTATTCCATTTTTACTTATGGAAATAGCTCGTTGTAGTTTATCTTCTATTCTCATTAATACACCAATGGCGCCAAATTTGGCAAAGGCGTCTCCATAATCAGTATTTTTTTTAATAAACAATTCAAGTGCTTCTTTGTGGATCAATTTCATTTGTTCTACTCGGTTCATTAAAATAATATAAATGATTATATTTATATTATTTCGTAAATTGGGAAACTACCTTCTTCGTGTTTTTGTATGTGTGGTGGGTTTTTTGCCCCTTGTTCCACCTTTTATAGTAGATATTTTACTTGATGTGTCTCGTAAAGTTAATACTAATAATCCCAATTGATTTCCAAGTTTTGACATAGTGGTTTGAATGTTTTCTATAGCTTCTGCAATATTATCTAGATTTGCGGGAATTTTTGGCGTAGTTACATTTAAATTTGTAGGAATCGTTGGTACATATGGTTCCGTATTAAATCTAGACACAAATGGAGTATACTGGTTTTTACTTTGAGGTTCTATTCTTAAATCTTGTAGAATATTATTTCTCACATCGGTTTGATCCGAATCATTTAATCCATTTAGAATTTTATTTGCTTCATCTGATTCTACGTCGTTGTCTGATCCTACGTCGTTGTCTGGTTCTACGTCGTTGTCTGATTCTAGTTGTGTTTCGTCTGTGTTTGGGATCTCCTCTGGATAATCAACCGTTAACTTTTTGTCATTTACATTATTTCCACTTTTATTGAAATCCATATATTAAATGAATATTTTATTTAATATTCAAACAATTGTAAATAAAAAGTTCGATATGATAAATATGCCTATAATTATTATTATACCCATGAAAAAAGATCAACAAAATGTGAAACATTTTATTCGAATCCTCTTTTTGCATTCTTTTATATAACATCCAAATACAAAGATGAACATTTAATTGGTAAATAAATATGTCATATAATGAGTTTCTTATAGTAACAAAATTTGGCTCTTTTAAAGTTGTTATGATATTTTCAACAATTTGTTTTTCAAATTGTATACTAGATTGTTGTTTATTGCATTTTACCATATTTGCTTTGTATGGCTTAGGAATATTTAAAACTTCGCAACAGTCTATTATATTACATGGTATAAAAGATAGTTCCTCGGTAATTAGAACAAAATGAATTTTCACCGAGTTAAAATCAGTTTGCATATAACTATAAAAAATATCTAATAGATCATTATGAATAGAATGAAAATTTTTGCAAAGAATAATTCCATATTTTACTTTTTGAAGTGAAATAATGTCTATAATGTGTTGATAAATATTATGCCATATTATTTTTGAATTGCAATTTAATAAAAACATGTCAATTTCGTAATGAATGTCGCTTATTTTTAAAATAAATGCTTCGCGTAATTCTTTAGAAGTAATCGTTAATTTTTTTTCATATTTTAAACCAGATTGACTAAATTTGGAAATTATTCTCAATGCTTGAGTATACTTGCCGGAATGTTCTGGTCCATAAATAATAATATTTCTAAACATTCCAATATCATTCGGTATACTTTTTATATGAGAGTTTAATTTTGGGTGGAGTTCTGATTTATGTAAAAATTCATGCATAGTTATGTTCGATCAATTATTTAATATTATTTATAATATAAAAAAATAAAGAATTTGTATTTAATGTTGTGCATTGAATTAGAAAAATTTTGTCCAGAATATATTCATTTTAAGAACTCAACGACAAATACGATAATACCAAATGGAAGTTTTAGATATATAAATTATATAAATTATGATCTAACACTATCTACTGTTTACTTGATATTGAATAAAGATTCTGAAATAACTCTTTTGACAAATATTGAAACAGAGTTTTTAAAGATATCTTCCAAAATAAAACAATACAAATTCCATCAAATTCTTTCGCAATGTAAAATAAATAAAAAAATGGTATTAAAAATAACTGGAATTTGGGAATCTTCAAAATATTGTGGCGTATCTTTTAAAGTTATCCACTTGCCATAAATTTTGTAAGGTATAGATTATTATAATAAGTGGTGATGTTTAGTACAATAGATAAAAAAAAGATTATTATAAGATAATTTTTATATGACATTTTTAAATTTAACCACGAGAAAAATCCGGAACCTTCAAAAGATTTTGCCATGTTTAAAAAAATAAAACATTCTAATGAAATTATACTAAATGTAACAAGAATAAAATCATCGTAACGAAATGTTATATCTTTATTATAAATTCTTTCGCTATGATGATATATGACAAAACATATGTATATTAAATTTATTAGAATAATCACTAGTGATGCATAAATCATATAATCTTGTTTTCCAAAAATAAATAAAAAAAGGGAGAAAAAAATACATGCTATAATTGTTATTATAGCATTGGGTCTGTACTTTATTGTTGGAAGAAAAAAGGCGAAACATGAAACAATTGTAATAAATGTTAAAAGTGTTTCTTGGTTGTTCATATAAATATTAATATATAAATATTAATATATTCATATTTATATGAACAATTCTTTTCCATTAATTCCAAATCAAAACACTTATTATGTACAAGATAAATTGTTGTATATTAATTCTGAAGATAGAAACATAATAAAATATCCAAACCCTTCTACTTTTGAAATTTTATTACCAACAGATATTGTTAATGTCGCTACTATTCAATTAAAAAATTGGATGATACCTACTGTATTTGATACTTTTTCAGCCAAAAATAATAATTTGCAACTAGAGTTTACAGTAAATAATGTAACAGTAGGTAAAGCCTTTACTAACACAACTTTTAGTGAGATACCTAAACCCAGTGACATAAATTACAAGTTTATCATAACAATATCTCCCGGCAATTATGGACCACAAGAACTCGCAAATGAAATTCAAAATAGGATGAATGTTGCCGTTTCAAACTATTTACAAGACGAGTATACATTTTTTAAAATTATTTGGAATACAGTAACTAGAAAATTTTTATTCGTTAATACGGTCCATAGTTTTGAATTAAACAATGATTCTTTATTATATGATGCTCAAAATTTAATAGGAGATATATTTAATCCTTGCAGTAACGAAAAATTGTACCATTCTTTTTCTTATTACGGTTTACCCGCCTACCTTGGATTCAAACCGATATTGGAAACGTCTACTATTTGTACTGATAAAAATGAATTAATAATGATGTACAATTCGTTTGGTGGATTACCGCAATTATCATTTGATCAAAACTTCTATACTGGTGTTGATTCCTCTGGAAATAGTAAAGATATATATACAAATATAAATTTTATTATACCAAAATTTTCATATACATTATTAAGAACTCCCGAAATATTTTTAGACATCCAAACATTTAATTGTGTCGATGAAACAAAACCGTATACAAATAACAGATTTACACAAACAACAAATCAAGGCAATGGATCAATGAACTCTTTTTTAGGAAAAATACCAATGATTGCCACATCTAATTCTTTTTCATCGAGTAATGGAGGAGGGGATTATCAAGCAAAAACAAATTTTAACCCCCCTCTCGAAAAGGTGCGTAAGTTTATTATTGCAATGAGAAACCATGATGGAGGTTTGGTTGATTTTGGTTTTAATAATTGGAGCATAACATTAAATTTGGAATCTTATATACCGACTCAAAATGTTAAAATTATAAAGACACCTTTTTAATCTTTTAATATTATAATTAAATATGAATCGATTGAAAAAAACAATATCCACCCTTTTTAATTTTTCGAGGAAACGTCAAAAGGGGAAGACGAAAAAAAATTCTATATATATGACAAATGGGTTGGAAAAAATTTGCCCAAATACAAATATTTGTTTTGCATTTGATATAGAAACAAAAAGCATCAAGGATTATTTTGACAATTTCAAGAATTTCAGTTTAGTAGTGATACCAATAATAAAAATAAGTTCTCATAGTGGAAATGCGTTTATCCAAGAACTTAGATACAAAAAAAATAATTATATGGCTTATACAGCATTAAAATCGAGTGTTACTAGTAGGGCAGATAACATATACTATGAATATTTAGTTGGTAAAAAAATAAACACGTTCCGTCAATTTATCCCATCCTTTATTGAAACCTTTGATATTTATCAATATGAGAATAAACTCGCTTGGGAATTTTCAAAAGATCATAACATTGTTCATGAATCACAACTTAACTTTTTGTTTAAAAATTTAAAAGATATTACGGGAATAGAGAGAACCTCACTGGTTACGCGATCTTGCGAACGATCAAAATATCTAGCCATTATGATACAACTGATAAAACCAGCAACCAAACTTAAAAACTTGTTTCGAGACAAACACTTTACCGATTATTTATTACTTCCTATCCTTTTTCAAGTATATGCGTCTCTTTTTAGCTTACGCGAAGTTTTTACACACTATGATTTACATTATGAAAATATCATATTATATACTCCTTCACCAAATACATTTATTCATTATCACTATCATGTAGGTGACACAATAATACAATTCAAAAGTCCGTACATGGTAAAAATTATTGATTATGGTAGATCTCATATGAGTGTTGGAAATATTTACGAAGAAGTTTGCAAACTATGTGATAATTGTGGAAAAAGTGTTGGGTATCAATGGTTATATCCTCAAAAAAATGAACCACGAACTTATTATATCACTCCTAGATTTTTAAACAATAGCGCAGATCTTCGCCTTTTATACGATATTAGAAGAAAAGTTGCTTCTCCAAATAATTTTTTAAAAAAGATGTTAACTGTCAAATATAATACACCATATGGCACGCCAGAAGATCTCACCTTTAAAGAAGGCGAACTTCACAATATTATCGACGCTTTCAATATGATTTCTAAATTAATGCTTCTACCAGAAGTATTAAAAATGAATGAAACAAGTGTGTCTAAAATGACCAAATTTGGAGATTTAGAAGTATATACGGATATGTCGCAACCCATGCGGTTTACAAGAGCTCAAAATTAAATTTGTCCGCATTTTGTTTGATAGCCCATATAACATTTTCCAGTGTAATTTTTTCAATAGAAAGCTTTTTAAAATAATACAATGAAATATTTTTTCCTTTCCAATTCGTATAGATTCCATATCTACCATTTTTTATAACTATTTCTTGATCCATGTAAACACCTTTATAATGTGAATCCGACAAATCAATAATATCTTCTATCTTATATTCCCCCCTTTTTAATTTTAGAAGATCAATGTCTTGTTTTACTTTTACAAAACGACTGTGTTCATCTTCCTTACGAACAATGACAGAGCCGGTTTTCCCAATAATTAATTTGTTCTCATTATCAATGACGATTTCTTCTTTTTTTGAATCAACCCCAGAAATATATCGATCAATTTCTAATCTATAATCACTATAGTTTATTGTTTCTAGATTTTCTTCCATATATTGAGTGTACTCATAATCAAATAATTTTGAAAAATGAGAAAGTAAAAATTGCATTACCATAATTCCAGTATGTGTAATTTGCAATTTATTTTTTTCACACCCAACATATTCGATGGTTTTTGTGGTCATTGTATCATTCATTTCATAATACAGTTTGCTTACTGGTTCATATTCAATATCCTTTTTTACAACATATTTTCTATCTTGAATTATGTTTACTAAATTTGAAAAAGTAGACGGTTTGCCAATACCGAGTTCCTCCATTTTTCGTATTAACGAACCTTCCGAATAATGATTTTTGGTAATGGGCTGAAATTGGGCAGTCATTTTTTTACATTTAAAAAGTGCATTGTCTTCTATATTATTTAAATAATGGAAATGAGTATGCGTTTCTTTTCCTTGCCACCCATTAAATATGGTTAATTCTTCTGTACATTTTAAAGTTAACTTTTCTCGTGTTAAAAAACATTCTATTGTTTGGATAGTAGCATTTGCCATGCAACTTTGATACGAATTATGCCAAATTCGTTCATAAATGTGTGCTTCTTTTGACGATACGTCGCCAAGTATACTCGAAACATTGATATCTGTGACTCGAATGGCTTCGTGTGGTTGTGAAGGAGGTTGTTCTAATCTTTCGATGCTCGAAGAAATATATTTTTCTCCCCAATTATTTGTAATATATTTTTTTACACTTTCTATAAACGTTTTTGAATAAAAGGTGGAAGCAGTACGCGGATAAGTTATATATCCTTTTTCATAAAGACTACAACAAGCTTTCATAATATCTTTCGAAGAATACGAAAAGGATTGTAAAACCATTGAAGTATTAAATGGTTGTGGAGGCGGTATATCTTTCATAGATAGTTCTTTTGTAAACAAAAACGGTTCTGTCGAATTTATGTAATGAACCATATCTTCGTTTACAGTCGTTTTAAATAAAATATTATTTGCCGTAAAATAACCTTTTATTAAATAATTAGTTGACACGGAGTTTTGAGAAACATGGTGTTCATAAATAATGCGCAATACTGGGGTTTGACACCGACCAGCAGAGAGAGATTTTTCGGCATTTCTTGAAATATGATTCCACAATAAAGGCGAAATTTTATACCCAATTAAGAGATCCAACACTTGTCTTTTCTGTTGCATTTTTACAATATCCATATTTATCGTTCTTGGATGTTGTATTGAATCTAAAATACATGATTGAGTTATCTCGTTAAATACAATTCGCGGAGTATTTAAAGAAAGTTTGAAAAGATCACATATATGCCATGCAATGGCCTCTCCTTCGCGGTCATTGTCAGTTGCTAAGAAGATTGATGATGCGGCCAAAATTTCCTTTTTCATTTTTTGTAAATTTTTTTTTTGTTTTTCAATAATCGAGTATTTTATTTTCATTTTTTCAAAGTTAATGGATGTTAGATCTGTAATCGTGCGAAAGTGTCCGTTTGTGGCAATACATTTATATTTGGGGCCTAAAAAAGTCTCGATCGGTTTACACTTTGACGATGATTCAACAATTACTAACATTACATTTTATCAAATAAACTTTTTAATTTAAAAATGTAAAACTAAAACTTTTCTGTAATTCTTTTTTTATAAAATTTCCGCATTTCTACTTTATTATAAGTACTATATTTCCTACAATTGAATATTTTCATATTTGGACACGAAAACATTTCTCGAGATTCCGAATATATTAATTCTTTTGAAAATAAATATTTACTTAACCCACCGTATGTAGATAACGTTTCTGATGTTATACTATTAAGTTCAAATAAAAGATGGTTTCTCTGGACTTTTCCCAACCCTCTAACCAACTCCTTTGATAAATTAATATTTTCTTCTGTTATTTTACTCATTAATGAAGGACTAAGTTTAATTGAACAAGTATCGCTATATGATTTTTGTGTAGTCAATATTTCGCAGTTGTTTAAACTATGTATTCTACTAAGATCTAATGTTTTAGATTCAGTAAGGATAGCTAAATTTTCTAAATTGTCTAGTTGAGGTAATATTTCAATATTTGTGTACTTTAAATCTAAGGTTTCTAAAAGAGACCAAGTAGTGGCCACCTCAAAAAAATCAGTCACATTACATTCAAACAATTTTAAAAAGCTAATGTCCTTTTCTCTCAATGGACTCATCGTCATTGGGGTTTTTACACGTGATATATCCAATATATATATTCCAGTTATCAGTGCAACTCTTTCACAGTCGACTTTCGTACAGTCATACACATAAACATCACTTATTTCGGATTGTGCAAATATAGGAAATTCTTTGCATTCCATAATTACAATTTCGTTTACTTTATCAGAAACGACAATAGGTGTCGTGTTAAAATCACATTGTTTAAATAATATAGAATATTTTTCATACCTTTTATCTTCATCGATAAGTTCGTTTACTAGATCTATGTCTGAAACATCATCAATAATAATTTTATTATTCATTTGTTTTATTTTGCTTATTTTTAACTCCAACGAACCCTTCTTTTTAACCGCAACATTTCCCTTGTTTTTCCTTTTTGTTCTATTTGTGGGTGAAGTGGGTTTAAGTCTGTTTGATGAAGTGACTGCTTTAGTTGAAGTGACTGCTTTAGTTGAACCTTTTGAACTTTTCGAACCTTTTGAACTTTTCGAACCTTGCGAACTTTTCGAACCTTGCGAACCTTGCGAACCTTTTGAACCTTGCGAACCTTGCGAACCTTGCGAACCTTGCGAACCTACTTTACTCGGTGCTTTTGAAACAATCGGTGCGGCTCTTTCCATTGTAGCGATAAAAGCTTTTCTATCCATTGAAGGAAATGTATTTAGTTCGGTTACTGTAATAGATGGAGGAACACCATTATCATTTGTATTATTGTTATATACTGGTCTATAATCTATATCCTCTTCATTAATAGTTAATGTACAATTGCCTAATGTAAATATAGTTACCGAATTATCTTCTTTTTGAAAAACAAAATAAACACAAGTATCATCTGCATTTAAATCATCATAACAAAATGATATATACGTTTCATTTTCTAACTCAGATAATACAGTACTATCAAATAACCCATGGCTCAACGAGGCAAATCTTGTTCCATCATCACGCTGCATAACACTTGAAATATATGACAACGGTAAATAATGATTTAAAAAATTTCTAAACATATCTAAATCATAACAATTTATACTCGTATCGGCCAATGACAATTCATCCATATGTTTAAATGCGTGAAATGTATAAAAAACATATATGTTATTTATGATACCGCAATAAGTAATCGTATTTTTTTTATTATGATACAATCCATCATCTGGACAAGATCTATCACGTGTCTCAAACATGCAACAATTTCCACCTTTCATATTATTGATTTATATTTTTTCCAACAAACATCTTTCTTACAACTTGCAACGCTTTTTTCATTGTCCTTATATGTTTCTTCAAGTTTTTCAGAACGTTTTAGAGCACTATCAACATATATTTTTTTTAAAATAGTTCCTACTTCAAAAGAACCTTCGTGTTGATCAATAATCCCATCTTCTATTTTAGAAAGAATTTCAAGAAATTGATAAAACAAATCGATGTCTATTTCAGATTTACGAATTCTATTATAAATATCAGTATAATATGTAAACAGAAAATTACACTCCATCATTGCTTCAATATGAATTTCGGAATGATCTTTTGTATTTTTCATGATATCTAACAATTTTATTACGTCATTTTTTAATAGTGTACTATGTTTTAAATTTCTGATCGTTTGCGTCTGATCTTCTACATTATTTGCTTGTATCATCTCTTGTAATAGTAATTTTTCTTGAGAATTCATAATTTATAATTATATATTATTTAATAGTATGAAACGTAAAACTCGGCGAACAAAGTATAGGCGTTTGAAAAAATGGCGTCGTCGTTCAAGAAAATATGGGGGGGACGCCGTCGCGACAACAACAGTTTACACAGATAATCCTAATTCAAGTGTTAATGAGTCACAAGCCGGAGCAATTGCAACAGCACAATCTATGAATAATATGATTGCACAATGAGTTGTATATTTTAATAAAAAAGTAATTTATGGTTCCATTTATTAGTTTTTTATTGGTGAATTTGGGGTTTATATTAATTAATTTATATGTTCTTATAAATGTTCAACTTGAAAAAATTAAACAAGATTGGCCGCTATATAGATGCAATCCAAGTTACATGTTTTTTGCGGATGACGTAGTTGAAAATTTTGAATATTGTTTGGCACAAACGAGCAAATCTACCTTTAATGAATTTTCGGGGGCACTAAATAATATGCAATCACTCAGTTTCAATTTACAGACATTGGGAAGTTGGAATCTCGCCGAATTTATAAAATCGGCCAATCTGTCAAATCTAGGTCTAGGCTTTTCATTATCTAGTTTTCTAGATATGGGAGGTAGTGTAACAGTATTGGGTTCAATTATTATATTACAATTCAAAGAAATTTTACAACGTATAGGACAAATTGTAAGTTCAACTGGCGGAATGTTGAATTCGGCGATAGCCGGTACAAGTATCGTAGAAAACAAATATAGTCGTTATTTAAATATGCTTTCATAGTTTTATTTACATATAGTAATTAATGGATGAACTTAAAAAAATTAAGTATATCGAATATTTATATTCAAAATTAACCTTTACAGAAATTTATGGAAAACAAATAGCGTTTGTTATTTTTATAACAGTTCTTGAAATTATAGCAATTTCCTATTTTTCTTTATTTAAGAATGCAAGAATTTACAAAGAAAATTGGAACAAAGTACGCTGCAATTGGAACATTATACCATTTGCCGGATTTATAAATAAACCAGACAATCAAACAGTACTAGAATATACACAAGAAAATTACAATTTTTGTACAAAGCGTTCTATGATGGAATCAATGAATAGTCAATTTGAACCAGCTTTTCAAAACCAGCAAATACTTAATAACTTAATATCTCATTCAAATGACTTGATTGCAAAAACCGTATCATCATTTAATGGTACAACAGATGGTACAAATAACAATGTTAATGATGCATCAAATGTTATCTATCAAATTTTTAATTTATTGCATTTAGGATTTATTCTTTTTATGGATATTATTCATAAATTAAGTATTGTATTAGAAACAATAGTAAATTTTGGATTGTCTGGAACTACATGGGCAACATTATTTTTCAAAATGTTAATTTCTGCCATTATGACGCTTCTTATTATTTTATTTATAGTAACAGTTGCTCCAACTCTCCCATTTCTTTGGGCATGGCCCCCATTTATCATATATGTTCTCGTTTTTATATTTCTCTTAGTGGTTTCTTCCAGTTTTCAAGATACAGTGTTCATAATCGTAAACGAATTTTCAAAAGTAGAACCTTTCACATCAAAAATAAATAAACCTAAATTAAACTTGTGTTTTGGAGGAAATACTCGAATAAAAACAAAAGATGGGTACACAAAAATAAAGAACATTAAAGTAGGGGATGTATTAAAAGATAATTCTGTAGTAACCGCTACGTTTAAAACAATTTCAGTTTCAAATATATTTATACTGGATGGCATTGTCGTCAGTGGCGATCATTATGTAAAATATAAAAAATGGATAAAGGTAAAAGAACATCCAAGAAGCATTCCGTATCATAACAAAAAACACTTGTATTGTTTGAATACTACGTCCAAAAAAATTAAAATCAATAATCACACCTTTTTGGATTGGGATGATTTGACTCCTAAAAAAATGAAAAAAATGAAAAAAATAAATATAAAGGATGATTTTGGATATTCTGACTCTTTTTTAGTAAAGATGTATAATGGTAATTATATGCGTATTTGTGATTTAAAACCAAATGATATCCTAAACAAAAATATACGAGTAATAGCAACTGTGCGCTTGGATAAAAAATACCATATTGTTACAGATAAAGGGTATTTTATGAATGACAGAATTTGCATGGATTATAATTTTAATATTGACAAATTATTTTATCTATTTTAATAATATGAGAATTACTATTGGTAAATGGTCTGCAAATGTCAATATAATGGTTATTATAGCTATTTTTGTATTAATAATGTTAATAATAACACATACTGGTTGTTCTTGCTATAAATATGAAAATTACTCCAATTTAAATAAATCAGACAATTCATATTCTTCTGCATATGCAGAACCCCCAAATGTAAACACTTGGAACCAACCAAGTTTGATTATTACGCCAAATGAACCTTTGACTCAAGGAGTTATTGATATTATTACACGCCCAAAACAACCAATACCATTGGCAAATGGTGAAACAAATATGTTTGCCACAACCTCGTTCAGTCCAAAATGTTGCCCCAATACTTTTTCAAATAGTATGGGATGTGCATGTATGACACTAGAACAACAAAAATATCTTACAGAAAGAGGTGGCAATAATGTACCACCTTTATTTTGATGTTTTATAAAGAATTCAAGGCATAAATAATTTATTTGATTAATATATGGAAAAAAGAGTGTCATTAGAATTGTCTCCCGAATTAGTAATTTATAAAAACGTTGTAGAAATGGTTGAAACACAAATAGTCGTATTAGAAAATCAAATAAAAGAAATCGAAGTGTTTATAGGTTATTGTAATAATCTCATTAAGTACGCAGAAAAAGAAATAAAGAGGTTAGAGGCAGATAATAAAAAACCAAACTCGTTGAAATATACGGCCCTTCTTATGAATAATGAAAATAAAATAGGAGATTTGAAAAGATCAATTATCGCACAAGAAAGCAGTATTAAAAAGTACGAAAGAAATATAAAAGGAAATGAAGAACTCATACGTAATTTAAAAAAACAGCTTACTTACCAAACAAATTCATTCGTTAATTATAGCATGACTAAAGGGGGATCAAAACTCCTTTATAATTTAAAAAAATAGATTGGCATAAATGCGCTTATTTAATTATAAAATATTTAAACATAAAAATATTAATACAATGAGCGAAAAAATAATAATGACAAAAAAACAATTACAAGACAAAAATAATAAAGATATGGTTAAAAAAGTTCAAAAAATTTATGAAAAAGTATTTGGAAAATCAAAAATAGTTCAAAATCCACTTTCAATATTGTAAAATAATATAGATGTTTTTTTGAAATTACTTCAATGAATATTATTGGAGTAATTCACACGGCATTATCATTATTCAAAAATATTTATGGGTTTATTGTTCCAAAGTCAAGATTTGATATTATTTATATTGGTGGATTTGCAGCAATCCCGTTATCATGGCTCTTGTGTAAAGGGGAATGCCTTATATCATACACTTATAAAAAATATGAAAATAATAATTATCAATTGGGCGATCGACCTTTTGATCATAGTGATGTTTCTGATTTATTTGAAAATAAAAAAGTATACAATTTTTATTCTCATACTACAACATTTTTATACATTGGATCGATAATAATTGTAAACAATCGATCTAAATTGGTTCCAAATACACTACTTTATTCAACAATCGGTATGTTATTGTTGTATATTTATTTTGAGAATTTAAGAACACTCTTTTTTTTTCAGATTACATTTGGAACTCGATTGTATAGAATCATTTGTATAACCTATCAAATGTGGCAAAAACGTTTAAATGAATAAAACATGATTTAAAAAATAAATAATAAAATATATAAATGAAGATTGAATTGCTATTAAAAATCCAAAAAATACTTGGATTACTTTTATCCATGTTAACAGAAATAGAAAATGCAAAATCAGACGTTGAGAATGATTGTCATCTTATACGTCAAAAATTCGACACGGACCAATTTAACAATATTATCAGTTCTTTTTTTAAGTTGCGACCTTGTAAAGGAGATGTCGAAGAATTGCAAAAAAAAATAGTAGACGAATTAAACTGTTCATGCGTTCACCAATTTGCAGAGGATGACATCGAATGCAATATGGAAGACTTGCATATTAATTACTGTATACTATGTGGAATTTTAAAAACACATATATAATATGTCAATTGGGTTTATAGTTTTACGTCATGTAAACAGTGATTTAACAAATAAATATTGGATTAAATGTGTATCTTCTATTAGACGATATTATCCAGAAAACGAGATTCTTATCATAGACGACAATAGTGATTACAAGTTTATTACTAAACAAAAATTTTATAAAACGAATGTTCTTAATAGTACATTTCCAAAAAGAGGCGAATTCTTACCTTATTATTATTATTTATATAATAAACGTTTTGATATTGCTGTAATAATACACGATTCTGTCTTTATAAATAAATATATAAATTTTAATGTGGACAATTATAAATTTTTATGGTATTTTGAACATGATTATGATAATGTAGAAGATGAACGAAGATTAATAAATGTCTTTAACGATGTCGAATTGACTAATTTTTACGAAAACAAAAAAATGTGGAAGGGTTGTTTTGGATCCATGTCTATCATTCGACACGATTATTTAAAACATGTAAACAGTAAATACGATTTGAGAAAATTAATAAATCTTATCTTAAACAGAACAAATCGTTCTAGTTTTGAAAGAGTCATAGCTTGTTTACTACAAAAAGAGGGAAAGGGGAAAGTATTGTTAGGGGATATAACTAAATATTGTCGTTGGGGGACAAAATTTCATGAAATTGATAAAAGGTTGCCAATTATAAAGTGTTGGACTGGTAGATAACTAAAACGGTTTTTTCAAAATATACAAATATTGATAATCATATTTGATTTTTTGCATGTCTATTTTTCCTTCGACAATAAAACCAACTCTTTGTGCCATATTTAGAATAGTTGCTTGATCTTCCATGTAAAATTGATGGATATTCTTTCGCGATCCGCCGTTATGATTTTTAAATTTTTCGCGAAAAAACCCAATGTTTGTTTCTTTATCAATGTCAAACCGAGCTTCGTAATTAAAATCTTGAAATGGTATTTTTGTAACATTTGTAGATTTTCTTCTTTCAAATACATTCATTGGAAGTGTTGCATTAAATTTTTCTCTGTTTACTAAATGGAGAACAAAAAAGCCCCCGGGCTTTAACCAATCATACACATTTTCAAAAAACAAAATTTTATTCTTCATGTAATAAATAGTAAAATATAGACATAGGATATGAGTAAACTGATTAAAATGGAATAGATGTTGATCAAGAACATTTCCTTTTATTAATTGTTCTAATGAATATTTTTCTTTTGTTATATTAATCATTTCTTGTGATTTATCAACACCAATAACGTTGAATCCACGTTTATGAAATTCATTCACAACGTTTCCAGTTCCACATCCTATATCCAGAATAACACTTTTTTCAGTAGGTTTTGTTTGGTTGATAATTTCTCCAACTTCGTAATCATTCCGAACATTACTAAATACTAAATAATCGTATATCTTGGAATAAAAATGGTCATATATATCATCATTTGTTTTTTCGATATGTCGTGTCGAAAACCCCTCATTTATTTTTGGATATTTAAAAATATTTGCTATAATTAATAATAGTGCTATTGTAACTACGATTAATTCCCACATAGAACTTTCATTCATAAAATAAGATTTTATATTAAATGTTATTTTATCATTTTAATTCTCTCTGTAAAAGTATGAATTATGAAATTAATGATACACGAAATGATTTCAAGGGCGTTTCCTTTTCCAAGTTTAAAAAATCAGATGTTCAGAAGCAATTTATAAAATCAATATTAGATTCAAATATTGAACCGGCATGTTTTTGGAGCTGTGAACTAATTTGTGCTGGTCATTTTAAAGACTTGTGGGATTCGATTATTCTACTATTTATTAAACATATTCATATCGCCAATCCTAAAATTGCAGTTTACTTGGATAGACGACTAACGACCTTTATCGACATTTTAAATAATGGATATCAAGCAAATGAATTACGTCTCCGTAATAATGAGAAAATACGAAAAATGTTTGCGGAAATTATAAGTATTATTACTTTTTCAAAAAAAAGCCATCCGTTTGAAGAGATTAAAATTAAAAAAATAGAGTTTACAGAATTAAAATTAAAGGCAACCGATTTAACTTTTGCAACTTCCTTTAAAAAAGACCCCAAACAATTATTTTTACCATTAAATGAATTGTCGTATGCTTTTAAAACAAAAAACATTATTGATGCATGTTATTGGATTACATGGTTTATTGAGTATGATTGTCATTGTAGAAATAGCAAACGACCATTGATTACAGAAAGGCGTACATTTATGGACAATTTAAATCAAAATGTAGTTTGGATGTTGTGGGAAGTTATAATAGAATATTCTAAAAATTCGGAAAATATAGTAGCAACTATCATTCAGAGTTTATTAAATATTTTTTTAAAAAAATATTCAACTAGCGAAAATAAGAAAAAGATTTTTATATTTTATTTTGCGATAAGTTTACTATTGGGTACCAACGAATATAATATTAATATTATTGATGATGTTAAAACAGTTGAATCGGTTGTTTCAAACATCGATGCCATTTACAAAGAGATAAAAACAAAGGAAGTCCCTCCAGACGAGGACTATTTTATGGATGTAAAAAATATAAATTTAGAAAAAACAATTGAACGATTAGAAAAAATGAATTCTTTCACAAAAGATTTTATACCGCGTATTTAAAGATTGCCTAATAATATGGAAGAATTAAAAAAGGCGGAAGTAAGCATTGTAAATTTTATTTCAGATTCTTTAAAGAATAGTAAAATTAATTATGTCAACGGAGAATTGCCTATCATGGATGAAATGCGCACTCTATCTGATAAAAGTTTAAAAACGGCTTCTCCGAGTCCAAACCCAAAATTATCCTTAAGTAAACCGAGTCCAACGATTTCAATTGTATTAAAAATAGTTGGCGTTTTATTATTGGTATTTCTTGTTTATAAAATAATTATTACCTATTTTCCAACTATTATAAAGGACATTAAGAGTAAACTGAATGATATTTATGGAATAGTTGAAAAGGACGTCGTAAAAATAGAAACAAAGTTGAATCCAATGTTTAATACAAGTAACAATTTAAATAGCAACCAAATACTTGACTACTTGCTTAACAAAAAACCAGTAAATCAATGGTGTTTTGTTGGAGAATCCAACAAAAAAAGATATTGTACACTTGCACAAGGCGAACAATGTATGTCTGGTAATATTTTTCCAAGCAAAGAAATTTGTATAAATCCCAAATTAAAAGTTTAAGTGTTGTTAAATGCGGCGATAGATGTTATTCCATTAATAGGCCACTTTGTAGACGTATTTGTATACGTCTTTCTCACTCGTGGATAAAAGGTTGGGAAATTACTTGGATAACATAAATTAATGATAGGTCCGGGAACGTTTGAATCGCTTGTTGGAAAACACTCTGTTTTTTTTGCAAAATTTTGCACTACACCAGAACAAACATTTTCGCGAGAACAAATAACTAATTTTCCTCCATCTATTAGGGAAGGATTAATGATAGGTCTTTCGGGTCTTATTGGAAAATTAACAATATCTATATCGGATGGTTCGTTGTCTACTGGAAATGGCGGATCATTAATGTCTATAACGGGTAGTGCTGGTTCTGGTAAATCATCATCATCTGGTATGATTGGTTGTATACATTCTGGTAAGCTTATTTCACCATTTACATTATTGCTGATAATAAAGGATTGTGTGCGTTGTAAATAACTTGTATTGGGAGAAGTATACGTATCTGTTTGTGTTGCCCACGATTTTTTTCGGTGTTTTCCAAATCCTTTGCATATTCTAGCATAATTCATTTTTTTTGTAAAACCAGTGCTTGTTGATGGTGATGGATATTGTAAAATATTTCCCTTGTACAACATTCTTAATAACCCACCCACTTTGGATGCGGGAACCATCTTGTTAAAAAAAGGCATAAATACCATACCATTTTCATCAATGTTTTGATAGATAATTTCACACGTCGCATGAGTTCTTTCCCATAGTCTAGGAGGATTTGGGAGATAATTTTTTGCTAAACAACCATTATCCAATTGCATATATTGATTATATATAATAATCTAATGACAAATAGTTTGATTTTGGTTTATTTTTATAATTATTTGCCGTACTATTCGATGAATATGTATTTGGACCACGTGCAAATAATTTTTGAATTTCTAAAACCGAAAGGGTTTTATTCCAGTACCATAAATCAGATAAAACACCGTTAAATCCACCATTTAATGCAATATTAACATCGCCATAATTTTGTTTCACTGTTCCCATTATTAGTTTACTTTTTAATAGAACCCCGTTAATGTAAACATTGACTGTTTTATCTTCGCATGTAACAACAACTTGTACCCAATTGCCTAATGGAATGTCTGGGATATATATCAAATCATTTACTAGTGTAAAAGTATTTATTACAAGACATAGATCACCAGTATCCGTTATATAAAGTCCCGGACAATTAACACTCGTAATACCATTTGCCGCATCCGATGTACCTTTAACAAAAACGTTTTGGTATAATTTGTCTGGGTCAATTTTATTGATAAATAGCCAAACAGACCATGTAAACTCAATTCCACCCGTTTTATCATCCGATCGTTGTACTGTTATTGCTCCATCTATGGAAGGATCTTGTGGAATTGTTAATCTTACATCGCCCGCACAAACCCCACTAATTATCTTTACATGGCCATTCAAGGAAAATATATAGGATAAAAGTGCAGTACTTATGCGTATAAAAATAATGAATACAATAATCATAAATATCAAAAAAATAACAATCGATAAAACATTATCTGATGAAGACAAGGACGAAAAATCTACCATATATATATGTAATATTTTAAATAACTATATTTGCGCGACGAACATCTCCTTTATATAAACTAATGTTTACTCGTAAATCTTTTTCTTCGCTTGCACCATGTCCTTGATTATATATATTTTTAACTTGGTATGGATTCATATATTGAGACCAATATTGGAATTTTGAATTCCACCCATTAAAGCCTAATCCTCCGGGAGATATAGTGACATTTGCGGCATCATCTATGTCTACTATACCATCCAAATATTGCGACTGAACTAATTCTCCATTCATATAAATATCTATCGTATTTGTATTAATACTAAATATAAGACTATTCCATTTTTGCAATTCAATATCCGAAAGAGTACACGTTTTGCTTGACCCCACCGTTTTTACATATATTGATAATTTTGGCATTGTTTCGTTTAAATAAACATTCAATGATTTATTACTTCCAATGGCTCGTTTAAATAAACACTTTTCTTGGCCAAAATTTACGCTCCAATCATTGATGTAAAACCATAAAGAATACGTGGAGTGTTGTGTATTACCAGTCGTTAAACCTAGTGTTGTTGCGTCAATAACTTGTTCTTTTGATGCACTCATTTGATAGACGAGTTTTTTCTTAGTTAGCAATCGTATAATAATGCCAATAATTATAATAATAATTAATATCATTCCAATCATAGCAATATCCATATAAAAGTGTAATATTAAAATTAATCGTTTTCTTCATTAAATTTGATTTTTATACTATAATCACTCAATGAAAAATATTTTCCAAAACCAGCCCTATAATTATTCCAAATTTGAGTTGCAGATAAATCGGTGTTAAAAAACTTAAAATCTGATGTTTTTCCGTTAAATCCTCCGTTGGGTGTTAGAACCATTTCACCAGATACTTGGAGAGTATCTTTGCTAGCAATGGTTCGTACTAATTTTCCATTAATGTATACTTCTATGTAAAAGGTTGTTACATTTATTGTAATAAAAACCCACTCTTGTAAGGGTATAAATGCATTATCTATGACAAATTCGTTCGTATTATCTTTAACCTTTGAATATAATACTGGATAGGCTAATGGTACCGAACTAGTTGTGGAATTTATTAGTTTACAACCATGTAAATCGTTTTGAGGCAACGTAGAAGTTTGGACAGTATTTAATGTTGTTGGTGTATTACTATAATAATTAAACCCTTTACAGTCCGAGTTACTTGAGCATAAATTTTCACAATTTTCTGGCGAAGAGTAATAGTAATCTCCCGAGCTAGGATAAAAATGGTCACTGTCTAATGTGTAAGTTTCGTAAGTAGATAATATATTTTGCATAGATGTGGTTGTTATTGATAACAAATTCTTAGTGTCTCCTAAATTTAAAGAAAAATTGGGAGACAACGGCGTACCGCCGCGATAAAATATTATTTTCTTGCCAGATGACCAATTATCTATATATATCCAACCAGAATAAGCACAATTGACGGTGTTTGTCGTTTCTATTGAACTTGATGTGCTAGCAGATATAACTGACCCAGTATAATCTGATCGAGTTAATTGTCTAAAAATTACATAGATCAAAATAATAATAATAGAAAAAGTTATTATATTTGTTGTTAACCCCATAATATAACACTTTATTTAATTGGCACTAAAATGTGTTTATATATAAAATTTCATCACTTCCTATATCTTTATCATAAAAATTTAATTTATCTATTTTTATGTACGAATCATTTTCTTCGCCTTTGTTTCCATACCCCACAATCATCCCATCTTTATAATCGTCAATTAATAATTCTCCATTACTGGAATTTACTAATTCTCCATCTATGAATATATCTACTACACCGTGTTTATAATTTATAAATATGTTTACCCAAGTTTGCAATTTAATATCGGTGGTAGAATAAATGATTGTGCCTTTTTCTACAGTAGCACCAATATGATTATTTAAAATTGTATACGAATTAATAATATCTTCATTTACCGTTTTTGACTCTGGATTATTGTATGTTTTATCTTTTTGTTTTATAGTTACTATTAAATTATTGGATGTAGGTTTGTATTGTATGGTAGGATTGTTGTTATATGATAAAATATTTATATAACTATTTTTAGAACCACTTTCTTCAATAAATAATGAAAAAGAAATTCCAAATGTGTATGGTTTTACAGATGGTATACCTACCGCATATGTTGTCTCGTTTTGTGGATTAAAGAAATAATTGCTACTAATATTTGTGGCTGGAAACAAATACGTCGGTATTGTTATTAGTTTAAATGCATTTTTTGTACCCGATAATTTTGATTTAATATAGGAAATAATAACGTATAGCACGATAAGCCCAGTTTCAAATGATGCAATAACGATAATGCTTTTAAATAAATCTTTTTCAAGGTATTCTCCACAATAAGTATAAAAATCATTTATTTTTCGTGGAATGAAAAATAAGGCATCCATCATATCATCGTCGTCTATATTACTTATGCTATCACTTATGCTATCACTTATGTTATTACGTATGCTATCACTTATTTTATTATTTATATCACCGCCAATTATTTTATAGCGATTGCCGTTTAAATTTCTATAATTTCTTGTAGTTCCGTAACGATTACCATAAATTCCAGAGTTATTTCCATAAATTCCAGAGTTATTTCCATAAACCCCAACGGTATCCTTTTTAGTTGTAACCTTTTTTTGCCGATGAAATATTTTATAAAATAACCCAATATTGCTAAAAATAATAATAATGGTTATAAAAAACGTTAAAAAATCATTCAATTTGTTTGTATAAGAAGAATAATAATTTGATTTAAATATGATCGAAAAAAGTTGTATTAGATGAACACATGCATTAAATATTGTTATTGAAAATCGAGATAATATAAAGAATAAGATTCCTAGAAAAACCATTTGAAAGGATCCCCAACTAGTCTTGTATATTTTATCTACATATGCATTCATAAAAATAAACAAAAGGATTATAATAGAAAAATAAACAATAATTTTTATACAGTCAGTACTCTTTAATGGATCTACCTTTTTGAATTCTTTACAATATTCATCTTCTTGGTTTTCTGTTGAATTCGTTTTATCGCCAATAGAACTACCAACATAATAACCAAATATAGTAAATATAAGAGTAAACAATGCGCCAACTATTCCTATTATTAGTGCCGACGGAGATTCCTCGCCTACGTACAACTCAGCTAATCCAAATAATTTGGATATTTCTGTTTTTGTAGAATCTTTTGTAAACGTTAAAATAACAGAACCATTTACCCAAAGAGCTAAAAAGGTAAATAATAATCCACAAATAAAAAATACAATGGGCGATATAATTCTCCCGAACCATCCTTTTGTGCTCACAGAACAATTTGTTTTGCTCTCGTGTGCGGTTAAAATATCATATAAAGGACGATAAAATTTTGAAAATAAATAAAGTAATAATAAAAGTGAAATTAGGTTAGCAAATGGTGATTCAAATTGTTTTAAAGCATAAAGAACCAAAACATAAAAAATAATACCAAAACCCTCTTTTATATATGATCCAGCTTTATATAGTGTATAGTCTTTTATATTGACGCCAGCTAAATCAAAATTAAAAATAGAAGAAGCAGATATTCGAAACAGATAATAGCATATATACAAAAATGCAATGGTGAAAAATAAAATTCCCAATTTAGCATAAAGATTTACACGAGGAGTTATTGTCGAAACATCTACATATGATATTAGGACACTAAATAACGCCGTTAATAGTATAAAGGTTGTCCAAAACCATTTACTATTTTCTTTGTCATTTAAATTTATTGGTTTATCTTCGGATTTAACTTCATTTTTTTCCTCTTTTTCTTTTTCTTCGTTCAGTTTAATTCTATTTCGTATCAACATGACAATGTTAAAAAAGATGAATGCTATTAAAATACCATATAAAGAGAGGGAAAGTTTATTTTCAACATTATTGGTAAATGCAAAAATAAAACCAAAAATAATAAAAAGGGGTATTCCATACATCAAAGGGTATATCAGAAATGTTTGGGTGGTTGTGACTGAAATTTGTAATATAAATGGCAACAAGTTAATGACGATTAAAAAAAATGCAATACATGATAAAAATGTGGTAATATCATAATCCAACTTTGTCAAAAGAACGAAAGATGAAACAAATAAAATTAAAATCATACAAAAATATTTCCATAGTGACTGTAGAACCGAATTTGGCGTAATAGTTGTAACCTTATTTTTATCCATTAGCACGACAAGTATGAATAAAAATATAATGGCGAATAATGCCAAATAATATGACCATTTAGTATTTCCTTGATTGTGAAGAGTTTTCATAAAAAAAATAATCCATAGTACACTTATTGAAATTACACAACCCCACCAAATATGAAATAAATTTTTACAACCAGCGACTACAACTCCAGTAGGTGTATTATTCAATGTACACCTCCAAATCAAACCAACAAAGGTAAATAAAAATCCACACAATGCTAGGATGAATGTTACTGATGGCCATTCAATCTTTAACCAAGGAAGATATATGATCATACCATTATCAAAAGTTACACCGTTGAAAAATGCCTCATCCGTCATAACAACCTTCCACGCCATTATAAAAAAAATATAAATTGTTTCAAGTAAAAGAAATGAACCCACAAAATTTGTTGTTCCATTAGGAGAGGATTCCCCAATTAATTTATTTATTCCGCTCGTAAAATAGAATAACAATACGACTAAAATGGCGGGAATGATGAAAACATAATTTTCCAATGTTTCTTTGACTTTGTCGGAAGATTTTATAAATGGATAAATGAACAATAAAATAAAAAGATATACTATAAAGTAATAAAAAATGAGTGTATAATTATGAGTATTATCTGTAAATGTTTTTTTGATAGAATTCCAAATATCCCATTTCATTATTATAATATTATATAAAAAACACTAGATATTATCAAATTACATGTTTTCCATGGCCGTTTTTTTTCCATGACATTCTCTACATAAAGCAACAAGATTATCCGTTTCATTGCTTCCACCATACTCTAATCGAATCACGTGATCAACCTCATACCAAGCATTTAACTGATTTTTACAATCCTTGCATTTCCATCCTTGCTGTGAAGCCACGAATTTTTTCTTTGTTTCACTCACGGAGCGTTTCGTTGCTTTTTTGCCCACTTCTGTCGCGACTGGAATATCGTTTACTTTTTCCATGAAACTTTTTCCTTTTGTAAAGTCAATCACTGGTGAAAGTAAATGCATAGATGACCGATCAATTGGCATACTTTTAATTATGTTGTTTGCATAATACAACATATTTTGTCCATTTGACGGAGTTTTTTTAATATAAATATACAAACTAAAAAGGGTGAATATCCAAAAAGCAGTCTTGTAATATTTTTTATAGGACATAATCATATTTGTATACTTTTGTTTATGATAAGCGTCATAAATAAAAAAACCGACTAATACAAATAAAATAATTTCAAGTTTCATTATTATTTACTATTATTATTTTTTATAGTAATATATAATGATTGCTATTAAAATTATCATAATGATATAGGAAATACGATTTTTTCGATTATGAACAACTTTATATTTTTCATAATACTGTTTATAGTACATTTCTATAGATATGGAAGGTTTGTCTTGTATTTCGTTTACTTTATTGCGTATAAAATGTACCCATTTTATCAAAGATGTTCTATCATCCAAGTATGGTTTAATAGGATACAAGTTTAATAAATTTTCAAATTGTTTAGACATTTCCGATTGTGGAATGAATAAAGGTATATTTTGGATAAAATCATAATATTTTTTTTTAACAACGTCATTTGGATATTTAGGGTAATGAAAAGCGATAATATCTAAAAAAGACCAAAAGGTAGGTCCCCAAACATTAGGATCATACATTTGCATAAAATAATATAAAAAATTACAAGAATAAATTCAATGAATATTCAATGTATTAATTGTGGGATGTTGGGCCATTACATACAAAAATGCAAATACCCAATCATAAGTTATGGCATTGTTCTTTATGATTTGACAGAAAAAAAATATTTAATGGTGTGTCGAAGTAAAAGTTTTGGTTATATAGAATTTTTAATCGGAAATTATTCTGTAAATAATATTATTCAAATCCAATATTTAATAGATGAAATGTCTATAGAAGAAAAAGAAAAGTTGTTATCATGGGAATTTACAGATTTGTGGAATGATTTATGGTCAAAACCAATGGATGAAAAAAGCAAGAGAAAATATAATTTTTTAAAACAAGAAGAGTTGGGAAAAATGATACGTAATTCAACTTCTTCGTGGAATTCGCCAGAATGGGAATTTCCAAAAGGACGTAAAAAAATGCGAGAAAAAATGGTCGATTGTGCTATACGCGAGTTCGCGGAAGAAACTGGGTATACATCAAATGATATTAAGGTAATTGATAATATTATACCATATGAAGAAGTTTTTGTTGGATCTAATATTAAAAGTTATAAGCATAAATATTATCTATCTATTTTAGTTGGAAATAAATATCCTTTGAATCCAATTCAATATTCAGAGATATCAGAAGTGAAATGGTTAACATATGAAGAATGTTTAGAAAACATACGTGATTATAGTGTTGAAAAAAAAAAGATGCTTACTAATATTAATAATGTAATAACAAATTACAATATTATCGTATAATTTTTTTTAGTTTATAAGAGTAATGAGTAAAAGTATTAAAACCAAAAAAATTATTAGAATTGTTGAAGATTCTGATACTGATTCTGATTCTGATTTTAAGATTGAAGTATCAGAAGAACCCGCAGAACCTATTAATTCTGTTTGTTCGGCAGATAATTTTTCAGAAGGGTATAAGGAAGGTTTTCAAGAAGGGACGAAAATATTATCTGCCACCTATATGAATAATGAATTACAAAACTCGGTTTCAAGTCCAGATTTGAAGTCGGTATCTGGGTCGGTGACAAATGTAGACACGAATCCAGTAAAATCTTCGGACCAAATATCAAAAAAAGAGACACTTCAAAAGACAAAAAGAAGCGAGACATTTGAACGCGAGAATTCAAATCAAACTTCACAAACCCCTTATACATCTGAATTATACGAAAAAACGGATAAATGGGCATCTGATGAATCCACGAGCATTACACTTGGTATAATTAGCGAAAAGCAAGAAGAACTTATCTCTAAATATTCGACTTGTTCCGAATATTCCAAAGAATGCAATGATGTATTAAATGAAAAAGAATTGTTTGAACAAAATCTTCTTGGGAGTTTATCGTATCCATTACAAATACAAGAATATCCAAATTTAAATGATCCCAATTTTAATAGTAAAATTGCTTCAAAAATTGAGTTTGGTGTTTTTAAATACAATGGCGAAATAAAAGATTTGGAAGAATATTCAAACGAACTGAGTAATGCTCCTTTTGAATTATCACCACATCAATATTTTATAAAAAATTTTTTATCTCCCTCTACACCGTATAATAGTGTCTTGTTGTTTCATGGACTGGGAACGGGTAAAACATGCTCTGCGATTGGAATTGCCGAAGAAGAACGCGACTTTATGAAAAACATGATTTCCTTTAAACAAATAATTATTGTAGCTACGCCGAATGTCCAAGAAAATTTTATGTTGCAATTATTTAATGAAAATGATTTAAAGAATGAGGATGGTAGTTGGGTGTCGTCTTCATGTCTCGGAAACAAATTTATTAATGAAGTGAACCCAACAAACAAAAAAGGTGTACCTAAAAATGTAATAAAAAGACAAATCACTAGTCTTATTGCTAAATATTACAAGTTTATGGGATATGAACAGTTTTCTTCAAAAATTGAAGAAATTATTGTTAAAGGCAATGGTGATAAATTTAAAACAGTCAAAAATGTGCAGCTTTTTTTTGATGGAAGACTTGTTATTTTTGATGAGATACATCATGCAAGCGAAGATACCGAAAAAAAAAATATTTCAAAAAATTTAATGTTATTGGTAAAAATGGCAACCATCAAAATGGTTTTACTTACTGCAACACCAATGTTTAATAACTGTAAAGAAATCGTCTGGTTAATAAATCTAATGAATTTGAATGATAAGAGAAGTAGAATATATACTAAAGATATATTTACCGACAATGATGAATTCATCGTTTCGGACGATGATGTGGGAAAAAACTTATTAATACGAAAATCAAGGGGATATATTTCTTATGTACGAAGCGACAATCCTTATATATTTCCATTTAGAGTATACCCCTACGTATTTGCACCCGAACATACATTTAAATCAATGATGGAAGTAGTCGAACGAGATAGTACAAATGAATATCCCAACTATCAATTAAATGGACTAGAAATCGAGGAGGATTCTAAAATGAAATTTTTAGGGGTATATTTAGATGAAATCGGAGATTATCAAAGTCTTGGATATAATTATATCATTGATGCTTTGAAAGATCGACCCTTGACAATGGTTAACAAAGTCGGAGAATTAGTAAACGTTGCTAAAATAACAAATATGGTTAGTTTCAATTATACTATTTTACAGAATCCAATTCAAGCATTAAATATAATATACCCATATAATTTGTTAGAGAATGAAATAGTTGAATCAACTGAGCATATTGGTGGAGGAGATCAACTTTTTGATTCAGTCGAAAGTTTGGTAAATACTGCTATTAATTCTGTAGATAAGAATGTTGTCATTTTAAAAAATCAAAACGGAGGAGGAGTAACATTTGACCCTCGTTTATTAATTGGGACAAGAGGTTTAAAACGTGTCATGAATTATGAAGATACTGATACGATTAAAGGTAATTTTAGTTATAATCCAGAAATATTGGAAAAATACGGTCCCATCTTTCGTTTAGATTTAATAGGAAATTACAGTTGCAAAATTAAAAATATATGTGAAAATATAAGCAACTCTACTGGTATTATTTTAGTGTACTCACAATATCTTGATTCGGGAATAATCCCGATGGCTTTAGCCTTGGAAGAAATGGGTTACGATCGATTTAAAGGAAATAATTTGTTTTCAAAACGACCCAGACAAAGCAATAAACTAAAATATATTATGATTACGGGGAGTACATTATTGTCTCCAAATAATGCAGAAGAGTATAACGCTGCGAGATCAGATAAAAATATTAACGGTGACGTCATTAAAGTTATATTGATATCAAGCGCTGGTTCGGAAGGCCTTGATTTTAAATGTGTCCGACAAGTTCATGTTATGGAACCTTGGTATAATATGAGTAAAGTTGAACAAGTATTAGGAAGAGCCATACGTAATTTTAGTCACAAACTTTTACCCTTTATAGAACGAAATGTACAAATATTTTTACATGCAACCATGCTAAAAAATAGAGACGAAGAAGCGGCGGATTTATACATTTATCGTACGGCCGAAAAAAAAGCAGAAAGAATTGGCAAAGTAACAAGATTGTTAAAAGAAAACGCAATTGATTGTTTGGTTAATAATGGTCAACTTAATTTTGATTACAAAAATTTTGAAAATATGCACGTACGTCAAATTTTGTCAAATGGAACAGAAATAGATAATTTGACAGTTGGTGATGTTCCATATTCCCCAAATTGTGACTATCAAGCGTCTTGTAAATACACGTGTATTAATAAAAGTGTCGAGTTATCAAGTGAAATGGAAGATCTACAAAGTTTAAATAAAATGAACGAATTTGTCGTTAAAACTATTTTATACATGTTTAAATTAGAGCATTTTTATAAAATTTCAGACTTTTTACTAAAATTCACACGAAATCAAGTAGACTATGCTTTTACAAAATTAATTGATGAAGAAACAATCATTTATGATAAATATAATCGTCCGGGGAAAATAGTAAACGTTGGAGAATATTATCTATTTCAACCAATAGAATTAAACGATAAACAAATTACTATTTTTGAACGTTCTGTGCCCATTGATATAAAAATGCAAGGAATCATGTTTAATATGAAAAAAGATCGTCTTCAAACAAAACGCGCCGATCTTGAAATAGATCAAGAGTTGAACAAATTACTTATGATGGATAAAGGTGTTATAGAGATTGATGAGAAAGACATAATGTTAACACCTCAAGAATTGGGCGTTTTTTTTAAAAAACCTCAAATTTTAATTGATGCAGAAACAGAATATATAAAAGTTCAACGATTGATAGAATATCCGGCAAATATTAATAAAGCAAATTGGTATGAATATTGCGCAGTTGTTTTTCATCAATTATTAAATAATAATATTATGAATAAAGAAGATTTGGATGAATACTTGATTGATCATATGATTGACTGTATGATATATCGAAATAAACGAGCATTATTACACTATTTATTTGAAATTCCTACTCACACACAATTTGAATTATTATTATTAAACGGGTTTAAAAGAAATGTACAAGATGGTTATATTTTATTGTATGACAATGAATCAAAAGAAAATAAAATGCTTATTTTTGAAAAAGATGGAAACATTATAAGAGATGCTTTGCCAGAAGATATCCGTTTAAGACCCATTCGTAAGAAGAAAAAATTACAGCAGTATATTGGGTTTATTGATGCACGTTCTGATTATATTTTTAAAATTAGAGATATTACTAATACTAGATCAAGTGGGTTAAATTGTGCTAATTACAAGAAACCAAATTTATTGGCACTGTTGAATACAATTTCTGCGCCAAATGTATATACTGCAAAATACGACGCAAAAGCCTTGTGTGTTTTTTTAGAAATATATATGAGAAATCATAATAAATACAATGAAATTAAGTGGTTTTATTCAACAGAGGATGCTATTGAATCATAAATTAAATTGAAAAATATTAAGGATAATTATAGAGACATAATTTAATATGGAAGAAAACAAGTTAACATTGAAAAATCCAAATTTACTCGACAATTCAGAAACATCCGAACCCAATTCTCAAGAAATTTTGACAAAAAGTTCAGATCTACCGCAAACTCCAGATTTTTCACCACCAACGCTAAATGCTTTAGAAAAACCCGACAAATTACAATATAGCAGATCATCCGACTCGGCCATCGAGTCTCAAGAAAAAAATGATAAGATTGCATATGAATATAGTCCCCCTCCCGCAGATTACGCAAAAATTACCTATGCAGATAGTCCTCCCGCAGATTACGCAAAAATTACCTATGCAGATAGTCCTCCCGCAGATTACGCAAAAATTACCTATGCAGATAGTCCTCCAGTAGCTTCGCCAATAGGTTCGCCAATAGGTTCGCCAATAGGTTCGCCAATAGGTTCACCAATAGGTTCACCAATAGATTATGATAATTTTGGATTTAAAGAAAAAGTACCGAATGAATTACCCGATGAACTGCCCGATATTGCAAAAAAAACGGATAAATTAATAATACCTAAAAAACAATTGAAAAAAACACAACCTAAAAAAATATTAGATATCTATTCGCGATCACTTGTTTCTAAAAAGGTTTCATTGGAAATGAATCAAATTGGGAGCAATATTATCACGATTTTAGAAAAAAAACTAAAAAGTTCTTACGAGGAAAAATGTATCGCAGAAGGATATATTAAAAAAAATTCAATAAAAATAATTTCATATTCTTCTGGAAAAATAAATAGTTTCGGCATCATTTATGAGGTTGTTTTTGAATGTTATATATGTTTTCCAGTAGAAGGACAACTTATAAATTGTATTGCCACGAATATAACAAAAGCTGGTATTAAGGGAATAAGCACAGAATCACCTTCGCCGTTTGTTGTTTTTGTTTCGCGTGATCATCTTGCATCCAATAAAAAATTTTCAGAAATTAATGAAAAGGATCATTTTGTTGCACGTATTATAGGACAGAGGTTTGAATTGAATGATGGTTACATCTCAATAATTGCAGAAATAAAAGAAAGCAAAGAAAAAAGATATAGGTAAACATATTTAAAAATTAACAGTAAATTAATTCATGGAACTTGAAAGAGTAAAAAAATTAAATAACATGAAGGTTTCTATAGAAAATATGGACAAACTAAACCAAATAGAAGTTTTGAGATTATTACAGAATCATTTAGCGCTATTGAATGAAAATAAAAATGGAATATATATTAATTTATCTGAACTGGATGAAAAGATAATCGAACAAATTTATAATTTTGTAGAATATATACACAATCAAGAGAATAAATTGACTGTAGATGAAACAGAAAAACAAACTTATAAAAATATTTTTTTTGATAATAAAGACAACGCGTTTAAATAATATAATGGAGTTTGTTTTGAATAATAGTAATATAATGAACTTTATAAACCAAAAGACTATCAAAAAATTTGAATTAAAAGAAAATGATTCAAATTTTTGGAAATTTTTTATTATTTGGAAGGGTCTCGGAGAATACGAAAAACTTCTTCTGTTTAACCAGACAAAATTACAAGAAAAACAGTTAAAGTTGGAATTTCAAGAAAAACTTGCCGATAAAAAAATAAAGGGCAAGGCTGAGGCCATTGATAATTTGCATGAAACGAAAACATCTCTTAAGACGATTACTATATTGGCATGTCTCGAAAACATCAACATTTTGTTTATGGATAAACGTAGTTATTATTATTGTAAAAATAATGATTCCGACGAATTTATTGTTTTTGGAGAAACGGAAGCAAAAGAGATAAATCTTGATGATAAGATAAAAAGACCTACCATAAAACAATCGTTGAATCCAATATCTGGATATAAATTAAATGAGTTAAAGGCTATGCATATTTTAACTGGTCTTCCTTTAAAAAAAACAAAACAAGAATTATATGATGAAATAACAGAATATATAGTCTCTAATTAAAATTGAATTTAAATATAAAATAAATAAATATATAAAATGGAAAAAGTGACAATATCAGAGCTAGTAGAAGAATATTTGACACTTCTTCCCCGACGTATTGAATACAATTTAACATTAGAACTGGAAGCAAAACTAAATAATGGTAAAATACCGTTAAATAAAATAGATTATAATAATATCATTACCAAATTATTAGGTAAAAAATATCAATGCACGAATCCAGAGGGGACACTTATGTTACGTATGTCAAAAGAAGAATTAAATAAAAAAACGGGTAGATTTCAAATATCCTACATTCGCGTTGAAATAGAAGGTCAGTCTATAGTAGATTATTGTAAAACAAACGAGATTGAATCTTTGTTTGATAGTGGAAATATACAATTGGTTGAAAAATCAAACGTCATTAATGACAAGAAATATTCTTCTGCTGTTAATGATGATTACAATGTAAAGGTAGATTTGCGTGGAGAAAAAACGATAAATAAAAGTAGTCAAAAGGGGGCAAACTTTGTCGAAAATTGGAGAGACAGTAAAAAAACGTTTCGTCTAATAAATAGAGTAGAGTTCAGACAAAAAAATAATCCATGTGTTGTTCATTTAAGCATCGTCAAACAACAGTATACACCTATGTTTACTTTACAACAAGCAAATTTATTTCATTTAGGAGAAACCTACGAAGTTGAAATAGAAATAGACAATTCTTTAGCAATTCAAGACAGAGAAAATACACTGGATCTTTTTAAAAAGACAATCCAAGATGTCTTGTGTGGAATCCAAAATACAGACTTTCCAATATCAAATCGCGAAAAAGAGAATGTGTTAAAAGAATATTATAAATTAATCAATAAAAATCAAGAAGGTGAAAAAGTTCCTCGTTATTTATATAATTCTCATAACTTCATTGGACCTTCTTCTGTCACACTACATCAGAGACATATCGTGGAACCAGACGAGAATGTAAAAACGCCAAATATTAGAGTTAATTATTGTGTAACAGAAAAAACAGACGGCGACAGACGTCTTATGTTTATCGTTGACAAAAAAATTTATTATATAAATAATCGTTTAAATGTTACATTCTCTGGTTGTCTCCATAGAACTGGTTTTTATAATAATACTATTGTTGACGGGGAATATGTTCGATTCGATAAAAATCAAAAACTACTAAATGCGTTTTATGCTTTTGATATCTATTTTTTAGATGGCGAAGATCTAAGAGGCGATGAATTTTTCGTAGACGCTGTATTTGATGACATATCTAAGACAGAAGGGATTTGTAGGTATGGAGATTTAGTAAAATTTATGACAGAGTATTTACAACCAATTCCTTTTGTAGAAAATGAAAATTGTGCAAAATTTCACGTGAAAACATTCTATCCAAAAGTTCGTGGGCAATCTATTTTTGAATCATGCAATGAAATAAACAAACGATCAGAATTATTTGAATACAATATAGACGGACTTGTATTCACTCCCATGTATTTGGGTGTAGGTGCAACGGGCGAGGTAAATAGTTTTGATAAAATCATTATTCCGAATACCAAAACACAATGGATATATTCGTTAAAATGGAAACCAGAAAAATATAATACAGTCGATTTTCTAGTAACCACAAAAAAGAACGAGTCGGGCGAGGATGAAGTAACACCCATCTTTTCCCAAGGAACAGATCTTACAAAAAACATTCAAATTGATTATTATAAAACTCTTGTATTGCGCTGTGGTTATAGTCAAAAAAAACATGGGTATTTTAATCCATGGAAGGATTTGTTGGAAGACAAAATTGTCGAAGTACGAGACGATGAATATAAGCCAGTGCAGTTTTTTCCAACAGAACCTAGCGATGTCAATGCTGGTATACTCCATTTATTCCTTAGTAAAGATAGCAAAGGATCATATGTCATGAAAACCGAAGAGGACGAAGTATTTGATGATAATACGATTGTAGAATTTTACTACGACAAATCCGAAAAAGAGTTTTGTAAATGGAAACCATTAAGAGTGAGATACGATAAGACCGCAGATTTTAAACATACTGGAAAAAATTTTGGCAATGATTACGCAATCGCAAATGATAATTGGCATTCTATTAATCGGCCAGTTACAGAAGAAATGATTTACATGGGTTTAAATATTCCACCAATGTATAATATCGAAGAATCTATTTATTATAATAATTCCAATGTAAATACAAATTATTTGAAAAATCTGAGAAAATTCCACAATTTAGTAAAAACAAAATTGATAGGTGTCGCAAAAAGGAACGACACTCTTATAGATTATGCTTGTGGAAAAGGAGGCGATCTACCAAAATGGGAACACGCCAAACTACAGTTTGTTTTTGGAATCGATATTTCGAATGATAATTTAGAAAATAAACTTGATGGGTCGTGTGCAAGGTATTTAAATATGAAAAAAAGATTACGCGAAATACCCGGAGCATTATTTGTATTAGGCGATAGTTCAAAGAATATTAAGTCGAATGATGCAATGATGAATGATAAATCTAAGATTATTACAAGTGCGGTTTTTGGAAAAATACCCAAAAAAAATCTCGATAAAACGGTCGAAAAATATTATGGAATTGGGAAGAATGGGTTTGATGTTTCGTCGTGTCAATTTGCCGTACATTATATGTTTAAGGACAAAATGTCTTTGATACACTTTTTACAGAACGTAGCCGAGTGTACAAAAGTACACGGATATTTTATAGGAACTTGTTATGATGGGGAAAGTATTTTTCATGAACTGCAACGAAAAAAAATGGACGAATCGATTATTATAAAAAATGGTTCCACAAGAATTTGGAGTATTACAAAAAAATATAACGAAGATTCGTTTCCACCAGATGAAACGAGTTTAGGGTATAAAATATCTGTTTTTCAAGAATCCATTAACAATGAAATTGATGAATATTTAGTGAATTTTTCATACCTTGTATTCCTTTTAGAAAAATTTGGGTTTAAATTAATTACACGTTCTGAAGCAGAACATGTTGGGTTTAAAAACGGAACCAATATGTTTCGAAGTCTTTACGATCCACGTGACAATTTAAGCTCGGATGAAAAAAAAATATCATTCTTAAATAGATATTTTATATTCAAGAAATTATTTCATGTAAACACACGCGACTTGACAAAAATATTACTTGGTGAAGAAGTTGAAGTGATAAAAGAAGTTCCAAAGGAAAAAGAAAAAATTATGGAGGAAGATATACCCGAATTAAATCTTGAAAAAATAATTGTACAACCAGCTATTTTGGAGAATTTGGAGAATTTGGAAAAGTTGGAGAATTTGGAGAATTTGGAAAAGTTGGAAAAGTTGGAGAATTTGGAGAATTTGGAAAATTTGGAAAAAGTGGTCCCTAACACGGATGTTATTAAAATTAAAAAAAAGGAAGTACAAATGTGTCAATGTATTAAGGCAAATGGAGAACATTGTACAAACAAGGCCAAGGTTACGAAAGAAAATCCAGATAGTAAATATTGTGGTCAGCATACAAACTGTAAAAATCCATCGACGCCAAAACAAAATATTCAAGAAAAAGACGTGGTTGCCAAGGTTGAAGAAAAACCTTTGGAAAAAAAGGCAAAACCTTTAGAAGGAGTCAAAATATGCCAATGTATTAAGGCAAATGGAGAACGTTGTACAAATAAGGCCAAGGTGACGAAAGAAAATCCAGATAATAAATTTTGCGGCCAGCATACAAATTGTAAAAATCCGACAAAAGAAGAAAAAGAAGAAAAAGAAGAGAAAGAAGAGAAGGATGTTGAAGATGAACCTCAAGTGGTTCAAAAGGAAGACGAACCTCAAGCGGTTCAAAAGGACGACAAAATAGTAATTAAAACAAAACGCGAAAAAAAGGAGAGCGAAGCTAAAACAAAAAAGGCACCGAAACCAATCTGCCAATGTATAAAAGCAAACGGAGAAAGATGCACTGCAAAGGCAAAACCAGACAGTAAATTTTGCGGAATTCATGTAAATTGTAAAAATCCAATCGATTAATAATTTAATATTAAAACTATTTTTAATCTTTATTAAATGTATCTTAATATTAAAAAAAATAAAAATATAATCTTTGATCATAGTCACTCTGTTTCTGAAACAAACCAGCCATTAACCAAATCTATGCTTTTGCAACTAGAAATGTATAAAACAGAAAATTATTATAAATTAATAAAAATACTTGAACCGTATGGGTTTCTTTATTCAACAACACATTTGTGTGATTTTTCAATTAGTCATATAGTTAAAGACCGACTGTTTTTTGAATTTTTTGAAATTTTTGTAAATGTCCAACTTAATGAAACAACAAATGTTTTTTCCACAAATGATATTTTTTTAGATTTTTTAACATACAAATCATTCAAGTATACATTTGATGAAAAATGCAATCTGTGTTTTTTTGATATACATATGACAAAAAAAGAGATAATCACATCAATCGTAAAAAAACAATCAGATAATGGAACAAGTATTATTAAAGCATTTTGTAACAATCAAACGACAGAACTTGTCTATTTTTTATCTACCATGTATGATGTTATTTTATTTAGACCAAAAATAACAATAGACAACTATGTTTTTATTATTTGTCAGAATTATCAAAATACTTATTTGGAAATTAATGACGATATAAATTTATACGACAAAATACCACTTTACATTATGAATAATATAAATGAATTTTACACCATTATTCAGCAACGTGTTTTGTATTTACAATCCCAAATTGTATTTTATTCATTACACGAAAATAATGAAAAAATCAAAGAAATTAAAAATAAAAATATATCAAATACGATAAAATGGTGCGAATTGTATGGAATACCTTATAATAATATAAAAATAAATATTTTTTCTGATGAAATTAAATTAATTTAGTTTTGGTACGTTTTTACGATCAAGTAACTGTTTATTTAAATAGGCAAATTTACTTGGCCTATTTCCATATGTTTTGATATTTGTAATACCATTACATATCCCGTTTTTTAAACAAGACGAACTTTTTGTCTTGTAAAGATTTGACGTAGCATTTGTCCCACAATTGTTGCAATTCAAACTTTTATAAGGTGTTGTTGTGTTATAATCATACGTTTCGAGAGTTACAACATCCTTTTTCAATATATAATTACTAGAACTTACTGCTCCTTGTGTTGCAAATTGTGAATTGTTTGGTTTGTAAATAACCTTTCCGCAATGTTTAGATGGTCCAGAAATATTTATATAATCTTGGTTCGACGAAATGACTTTATTAATGAATATCGTCAATTTTTCTTTATCGTCTCTCTTATTTATTTCTAAAAATAATTTTGTTAAAAAATCAGTCAAATTATCCTCTTTCACGGGATCAATTGTGGGATCATATTGTATTAATATATTTGTTATATAATCTATCAATTGAAGTTCGACGCCTTCGCGAATAATAATATTGGGTAAACAATTTGCCACATAAAAGTTATCTATAGATAATGGATCGCCCGGTTTACAAAGTTCTGAGAGGTAGTCGCATGGAACCACAAAATTAAATATTCGTTGGTCATATGTTTGACATCTATTTTGTAAATATTGATATGTTGTTGTATAGTAATTTTGTTTCAAATTGGTGGAAGATCTTACTAAACGCAACGCATTTTTTGGTTGATTGCAACAAAATGGAATATCAGTATTTTTTACAACTATTGGTTGATCGCCATTTTGCATAATAACTGGTGGTTTTTGATAATAATTAACATTTGGATAAATGTCACTTACCATTGCGATTCCTTGAAATTTACTGCACAACTCAACCGTTTTTTCAATGTTATTTTTTTCATTTACTTTATTTTGCGTGATGTTTACACATCCGGGCATGTCCATTAATTGTGCAACTAGATTGCCACCAGTGCTACTTTTTACTTCACGATTTTCTTGATAATAGTTGGGCAATGTTTGAAATACAGAAATTCCCTTTCTATAGTGTTTTATAGGTCTTGCTTGTTTTGATTTATATATAACATTGTTTGTTAGATCATTATTAGTATATGGTCTTATATTGCCCCATGTAATTCCTACTGGATTACTAAAAAATCCAGTACCCTTCCATGTTTTATAGCCACCCGTTCTTAATCTATTGTTATAACTATTCATTCCTTGTGGATAAAAAGAGGATGACATATAATTATATTATATAATTTTATATGAAAAAGAATTTATCTTCCATCTTTTTTTTCATGATTGGATTTATTTTACTTTTATTTTTTTTCCCATTAGTAGAAGGATTTGAAGACTGTGTGGTTGATACTTTAGCAAATATGAAAATCGAAATTGCTTCCTTGAGAAAAGAAGTTGATGAATTAAAAGAACCTTCAAATTCTAGACCCGAAGTTGCCGATTCCGAATTAGCGAATAATACAGCAGACACATATGACGAGTTAAATGATAATCTTGAAGACACAACATTTTAAAAAAATAAAGTATTTGAAAATAGTATGTTTGGATCCTCTTCAAATCAACCTCAATTCATTCCAGAATATGCAGAAAATTTAAGAGGAGTAGAAATATTATCACCAGAACAAGCAAATGTTTCGGGTGAAGGGACATCAGATTCTACCCTAAAGCGAGACTTTGCCGCTCTTTCTGGCTATTTATGCACTATTACTGGAGGGTGTAAATCTGATAGTAGTATTGTTACTTCAGACGGTAGTTATAATTTCGGAAATAAATATTTTTTCAATTCGAATAATAAATGTACACTAGAAAGCGATGAAAATGTGCAATATTGTGATCCAAGTGCAAAAGTAAATGATTCTGTTTATCAATATATTTATATAAACACGAAAAGCGATGGTCTCCTCAAAGGAGTTTTGACAGATGTTACAAATATGGCTAAAATACCAGTGAAAATGATTGAAGTAATGTCTGGAGTAAGTGGATCAAAATGTAAATGTGTGACATTACAAGTTTCTGGAAAAGAGGGTGGTGAAAGGTGTGCCGGTGCTTTTATAAGCTCAAGTGACGCAAATGATCCAGACATTATGAAAAATAAATGTACAAATAATATCATGGACTCTATTTATAATTTGAAAACAAAAGTAACAGATTCGGGTGGGTCGACGCCAAGTTTTGGGTTTGGAAAAAGCGGGTTTACTACAATGTATATGAACCAACAAAATAATATTGAGATATCATTTTTTCTAGTATTTAGTGTATTGTTGTTATTTATTTTCTACAAACTAATATAAAAATAAATTGATTTATAAATATTAAGTTGTCTGATGAAAAAAATGAATACTGATAAAACTTACAAGGAAAATAAATACGCGTGGGATATTTTGTCATCTTATTATGGAGATGATTATCTCGAGAGATTGGTTAAACATCAACTGGAGTCCTACAACAATTTTGTGAATATTCAGATATATCGAACGATCGATATGTTTAGCAATATCAAAATTGCTTCCGAACAAGACTACAACCCTAGATGTAAAAAACATAATTTAGTTATCTATCTATCCTTTGACAACTTTACGATGTCACAACCACAAATACACGAAAATAACGGAGCCATAAAAATGATGTTTCCTCAAGAAGCCAGACTTCGAAATTTTACCTATTCATCGATGATGTCTATTGATATTAATATAAAAATACATATCTATACTGGAGAAAATTTGGAAACGGAGACAATAATGTACAAAAAAATGCAATCGGTTCACATAGGCAAAATGCCTATTATGGTAGGATCAAGTTTATGTGTTTTAAAACAATATAGTATTTTAGAAAAAACAAAAGTTGGTGAATGTCCTTACGATACGGGTGGGTATTTTATCATAAATGGTTCTGAAAAAACAGTTCTTGCACAAGAACGTGCGGCTGAAAATAAAATATATTGTTTTAATATTAGCAAAAGTAATACAAAATATTCTTGGGTAGTAGAAATAAAATCAACACCATCACACAAATGTATTTCTACAAAACAGATTAATATAATGTATTCTACAAAAGATAGTGGCGGAGGAAATGTTCTACACATTCAGATACCCCGACTGAAACAACCCGTTCCATTATTCATCGTTTTTAGAGCACTTGGTATTTTAAGCGATAAAAAAATATGTGAAATGATACTACTTGATTTAAATGATGATATATTGAATATACTACAAGGTTCAATCGTTGAAGCAAATACTTGTTTAACAAAAGAAAGCGCTATATCCTATTTAATGAATTATGTAATGTACACGCCAATGAATATGGATAAGGAATCGGGACAAGAAAAAAAACGGGAATTTGTAGTAGACGTATTAGCAAACGATCTTTTTCCACATTGTACGACAATTGAAAAAAAAACATTCTTTCTTGGTTACATGACTAGATATCTTCTTGTTTCGTTGATCAATAAAAAAGAAGATGATAGAGATTCTTACTTGAATAAACGCGTTGATTGTGTTGGTGTCTTACTAAATAATTTATTTCGTAATTATTTTAACAAGACAATAAAGGATGCAGAAAAACAAATTATTCGAGAAATAAATACTGGGTCGTGGAAATCAACTGACGATTATTTAAGTATTGTTAATAACACAAATATATATAAAATTATAAAATCATCTACTATTGAAAATGGAATAAAGCGAGCTCTTTCCACGGGAGATTTTGGACTAAAACACGCAAATAGTAATAAAGTTGGTGTAGCGCAAGTATTGAATAGATTATCGTATGTCGCAAGTATAAGTCATCTAAGACGTGTATCAACACCACTCGATAAGAGTGGAAAAATGGTACCTCCGCGTTTATTAAACAATACGTCGTGGGGGTTTTTGTGTCCGGCCGAAACACCAGAAGGTCTTTCTGTTGGTGTTGTAAAGAATCTTAGTTGTATGACTCATATTTCTATCTTTTCTGGATCCGAACCATTATTCGATATCATCCATCAGTTTACAACACCTATCGAAGAACTAACATTTCCATTAGAAACCGAAAGTAAGATTTTCATAAATGGTACTTGGTTCGGGGTACCAAAAATAGATTTACATGATTTGTTTTTAATACTGAAAACTTACAAACGCAAAGGAATAATAAATATTTATACATCCATTGTTTTCAATTACCAAAAAGAAGAAATACGAATTTGTAATGACGCTGGTCGTTTATTGCGACCTCTCCTTATCGTAGATAATGGAAAAACCTTGTTGACTGACAAGATAGTTAAAGATCTAAAGGAAAAAAAAATAGAGTGGAACGATTTATTTACAGATATTGTTAATGAAAAGGCTATTCTTGAATATATTGACGCTGATGAACAAAACAACAGTTTGATTGCATTTGATCCTTTAGAAATCACCGCAAAACATACACATTGTGAAATACATCCAACCACTATATTTGGGGTTTTAGCATCGTGTATTCCATTCCCCGAACATAATCAATCACCAAGAAATACATATCAATGTGCAATGGGAAAACAAGCCATCGGTATCTATGCAAAAAATTATTTAGAACGTATGGACAAAACGGCCTACGTTTTAACATATCCATCTAGACCATTGATTGATACAAGATTAATGAATCTGCTCAAATTGCATGAGATACCTTCTGGTGCAAATATTACTGTTGCGATTATGAGTTATACGGGTTATAATCAAGAAGATTCGTTGCTAGTAAATAAGGGCTCAATTGATCGAGGTCTGTTTCAAGCAACTGTGTATAATACAGAAAAAGATGAAGACAAACAAAAAATAAATGGAGAAGAAGAAATGCGTTGTAAACCAGATATTAAAAAAACAAAATCGGTAAAATTTGCAAATTATGACAAAATACAAGAAAACGGTCTAGTAGCAGAAAATACATTTATTGAAAATAGAGATATTATTATTGCAAAAGTAATCCCTATCAAAGGAAGCAAAACAGATGTGACAAAAGCCATTAAATATGAAGATAATAGTCGTGTATATAGAAAAGGGGGAGAAACATATATAGACAGAAATCATCTGACAAAGAATGGAGATGGTTACAATATTGCAAAAGTTCGGTTGAGAACTATTCGACAACCAACCATTGGTGATAAATTTTCGAGTCGTCATGGACAAAAGGGTACGATTGGAAATGTAATCCCAGAATCAGATATGCCTTTTACTGCGGATGGCATTCGTCCCGATATAATCATAAACCCTCATGCCATACCTTCCAGAATGACAATTGGACAATTAAAAGAAATGTTACTAGGTAAAGTTTCGGTTGATTTGGGTATATTTGGAGATGGAACAAGTTTTGGGGATTTGCATGTAAACGATATTTCAGAAACACTGTTGTCTCTTGGATATGAGAAAAATGGTAATGATATATTATACGATGGGAATACGGGAGAACAAATTAAGGCAGATATTTTTATAGGATCTGTCTTTTATCAAAGATTAAAACACATGGTGGACGATAAAATACATTCGCGTTCTATAGGACCCATGGTTAACTTAACTAGACAACCAGCAGAAGGACGAAGTCGCGATGGTGGCTTACGGTTTGGAGAAATGGAACGTGACTGTTCTATTTCTCATGGGGCCGCAAGGTTTACGAAAGAAAGAATGTATGATGTTTCTGATAAATATGAAATGTACACTTGTAATTTATGTGGTTTAATTGCTTCCTATAATGATGTATATAACATACATATGTGTAAAACATGTGAAAATAGGACAAGTTTTTCGCGTGTAAAAGTACCATATTCTTGTAAATTATTGACACAAGAATTAATTACGATGAATGTTGTTCCAAGATTTATTACTGAAAAAAATTAATTATATATTATATGAACCAATTCGAAAAAATAATTAGTCAAATGCCAACTTTGAATATGAATCATAATTGTAAAGTACTTGATAGTTTAAATCCAACTGGGTTAGAAGTTATTGGTTTGGATGAAAATAGTGAATATTATAAATTGTGTGCAGACTATGCATATGTATCCATGTCCTTTATACAGATGGGTGTAATGAATATGACATATTATATTATACTAAATAAAGCTTTGAAAATACTTGAAAGGTCAAATAAAGGTGTTCAAAATGGTGGCATGAATATTGCGAAAATGCTTCAAAGTGTAATTTATTCTTTTTTATTAATAAGTGGCTCGTATGTATCAAATGTTGATTCAAATATTGAACCATATGCACTGAATGAAAGAATCCACGAAAATGCATTGTTTATGGGAACCATGGCAATAGAATCTAAAACAATTGCAGATAATCTTTCAAAAGAAGAAGCAGAATTAGTTGTTGCTACCATTGAAGAAATAAATGATAGTTTGCGCATGGTTGGTTCAGAAGCTAAGTATAATTGTATAAAAACCGGTACTTCTATAAGAGAACAAGAACTACATAAAGATAATGCGCAATGGGTATCTGATTATAAAAGAAGTAAAATGACCACAAAAGAACTCGCAGAAGAATACGCTTTTGACATTGGTAGCACTTTGTCTGGTACCGCAACCGCATTTATGCGCGGTCTTCGTTCTGAAAAAAATCCCTCTTTACAACGCGAAGTTGTTCTTTTAGAAGACGAAGAATTTAATCCTTTTTCTTATTTAAATGTATACATCACTCGTTGTAAAGCTTCACCAATACCTAATTTTGCTTTAGAGACAAATGTTAATAATGGAAAATATTCAATCAATGTGAAAAGTTATTTTGGAAATGAAAATACAGTCGAATTACTTAAATTACATATGCAGACAATAAAAAAAATAGAACAAAAGATGACTTTAAAAAACGAAGATTATGATCTTTTACTAGAATTGAAAGAAAGAATTCTTATGCAAATAGACTTGATAACAAGTTATACTTTATTTATTCCTTTAGATATTCCAGACTTGAGAAGTAACATGGACTCGATTATTTTTGCACGCAACGTTTTTGAAAGTACCGCAGCGTTAATAAAAGAAGTATTACCAATAACACGCGCATCTGGAATGTTATCACAAAAAATAAGCAGAATCATACAAGAAAAAAAAGAGCACGAAAGTGTCGCATTTTGGGAATCTTTGTCCACGTTACCAAAAACGTTTTTAAAAGTAGCCATACAAGATACTGCAAATATTACTATGGAAGTTTTTGATGCAGCCGAAAATATTATTACGCATGGTAGCATAAATCTAGCAAACATAACTCGTTATGGTATTTATGAAATTTTATATGCATTCATCCCTCTTTTTGGCGTGATTGGAGCATTCGCTATTTGTAATATTTTATATAAACGAGAAATAAGGCTTACAGAAGGACGACGAGGTGGAGCAAAAACAAAAAAAACAAAAAAAACAAAAAAGTAAAAAAAGTAAAAAAAAGTAAAAAAGTAAAATTGATTTTTTTTTTATTTATTGAATAAATAAAAAAATGTTGCCGTTGAGAGGATTAATCGGGTTTCAAAGTCTCAAGGTGTTACTGATAAAGGATTTTTCGGATTACTATTCTAGCGATTTCTTGCGCGAAATGATAACTTTTCAATCCTATCACAATTACGCCATCGAATATTTTTACATGGGTTGTTTTTTAGCAAGTATTATTACATTGTTTGTTCGACACGATATAAAAGAAGAAAAAATTCAAAGATTAGATGAAAATTTATGGTGTATAAAGTTATTCTTACTTATTTTTACAATGATCTTTACAAAAAATATAGAAAATGCAATATAATAAAATAAAATATATTTGTATACTATGCCATACGATCAATCTACATTTGGAACATTACTTTATGGGGTAAAGGGTGTTGGTTATCCTATAAGAAAAGAAGGCAAAGTAACTTTAGGTGGTGGAATAAAAGGATTAATGGCTATGCCTACTATTGATAAAGTCATGAGTTCCGAATTTGAAACGACCCGCGTCCTTGTCAAAGAGGCGTGGAACAATACACCAGTTTTAAGAAATGTTGTCGGTGATAAAACATATGGAAATTATGCATGCACTCCTTTTAGAAAGGTGATGAATGCCGGTGATGTTTTTTCGCGCCTTAATTATAGTTGTGGTGGTAGTTGCCAGACACCACAATCCATCCCAGGTATTGCTACAATTAAAACTAGTATAGGATCTATACAAAATATTTGTGATAGATCATTATACCCACCCTCTTCATGCAATGTTAAATATGTATATGATAGCTCTGATTATACCAGATTTTTAAAACAAAATGCAAGTGTCAAAAATTACAATGATCTGTCTTTTGGAGGAGATCAAAGTAATGGGTCGTATCAAGCTTTGCAAGCATCCAAACGTTATTAGATACAATTAAAAAACGCAATTCTTAACAACTTCAAATATTTTAAAACCTTTTCAATTTTTTAGATTTGCCCCCCATAGACATTTCACGTTTGTCCATCGTTGAACCGTTATCAACTTTTGAATTCATGTTGGCATTTTAGTAAACATTTAAAATTTTACAAATAATTTTAATAATTTATCATTTGAAGAGAATGGAATTATAAAAATATTTAGAAGGGTATTAAAAAGTTGATGTTAACACAATCGAATTTAAAATATTAATATAATATATGTTGTGTCCACCCGCGATTGTTTATCTCTTTATAACGGGCGTTGGACTTGGTTGGTCTTTAATACAAGGAAACGTAAAATCAATGCTTTGGCCGACCATATTTGTTCTGTTATGGACAATGTTACTAAACTATGTTTGTAAAAGCAGTCAAACATTGGCTTGGATTTTATTATTTTCACCACTCATTCTTTTTATCATCGGAATGGCCATATTTTTAAGCACAAAATCAAAAAGTTAATGTAAAATACATTTTTCAGTAACTGTTAAAATAATATTATAATATAACAATGTTTGGTTATCGTAATTATATTATTTCTAACACAACGGGTGATGTAAGTTCTCCTAATTATGGACCATATGATTCTCAACAGTATCCATCTATTGTGAGCAATTTAAATAATGGCAATTTAAATGGAAAAAATCCTACGCCAGCCGCCTTTCCCATCATGGATACTGGCAATGATTTTGCTTCTTCAAGAGACGTTTATAGGAGAGTTTTTGGTCCATTTAATACACCATTTGCGAGACAAATGGCAGTCCGTCCTCAAGGTTGTGCCGGAACTTGTTTATTGAAATCACCCTCGAATAGATATACAAATGGTTTATTTAGTAAAGGAAAAAGGTTTAATGTAAACAGTAAAAATTATATTGCGCCTATTACATCTAGAGAACGAACATATCTTCAAAAAGCGGCAAATATAGGAAAATCTAGTTTAAAGGTTGGGCTTCCAGAGGATCAATACTATACAAATCGATCCTATGATAAAAGTTTGGTTAATTCTAGGATAAAAAGAGTTCGATCGAGTGGGTGCGTAGCGCCCAAAAAGTGTGGTTCGGTTTACAATCGGAGTTTTACTAGTTCGAACGCGTTTACTCAAAGTTCTTTTTTTTAATATTTATTTATAATATGCATCCTTATTTGGTTGAATTTATAGGAACATTTATCCTTATGTCTGCAATTCTTTTTTCAAAAGGCAATTGGATTGTCATCGGTCTTACTTTAGGGTTGGCCGTATTATTGGGGGGAAAAGCATCCGGTGGTTGTTATAACCCAGCGGTCACTCTTGGTGCGTGTATGAGCAATTCTCTTCCCTATTCAAAACTTTTACCATATACAATTGTTGAAATGTTAGGAGCAATGCTTGCCGCATTATTATATGTAAGAATTAATAAAAGATAAAATTGAATTTAAATATAAATTTTATAAATCATAAAATGAACATTCCTAACCCTCGCACATTTAGAAAAAATGTTGTCAAACAACTTGTCGAAAAAGGTGTTGCGGAAAATTTTGCCAACAATTTCGAAAAGGGAATATTCAATTGGACAATCAATGAATCCAAAAATAGAAAAATAATCAAAAAATGGACAAACAAATTTTTTGTGATTATTTATGTTGATAAACTGCGATCAATTGTCTTAAATTTGACGGATGATATAATTGAAAAAATAAATACAAAGGAAGTAAAACCGCAGCATATTGCTTTCATGACGCATCAAGAATTAAATCCACAGAAATGGGACGAAGCCATTCAACGAAAAATATTAAGAGATAAAAGTAAATATGAAGTAAACATTGAGGCTTCATCGAGCTCATTCTTTTGTCGTAAATGTCATAAGAATAAAACAACACATTATCAATTACAGACAAGATCGGCAGATGAACCTATGACGACGTTTGTCACTTGTTTGAATTGCGATGCAAGGTGGAGGTGTTAAAATATTTGTATAGTATATGATGGAAGAAGTTGAACCAGTGGATAGATCAATAGACACATCAGAACATGGATTTATATCACGCGACACTGCAAGTGAAAGACATGTTGAAACAAGAGATTATTTAACAGACCTTTTTAGTTGTTGTTGTGATATGATTACTACACCAAATAGTTTTGATACAAGTTTTCCAGAAACAAATTGTCGTAGGATAACAGAAAATGATGTATTAAATCTACTAAGCTTTATAAAAAAATACCGTTTAGATAGACAATGGGATTTTATTTTAAGAAATACTAGACAAGGATGGTTTTTTGGATTGTTTAATTATATTGGCCATGGTTCCAATCTTGTTAATCGTTTATTAACAGATAGATGTGAAGAAAATGGAATAGATCATTGTCATAACAAAAAACTAAAGGATCAAGCAATATCAGATATTCGTGATTTAGATATGTTATTTAATTTTATACCAAAAACAACAAAGGAATTTTATGTGTATAGATGTTTTCAAAATACAACATCAAATATAAAAAATACTGGGAATGAAATTCATTACTCAAATTTTTTATCAACAACACTAAGTTTTAATTTTGCAAGTTATTATTGTAGTTCAGCACCAATAGAAGATAGACCAATTATTGTCTATATACAAATACCAAAAAATAGTTCGGTTGTACCAATTGTAGATCAAACAAAAATTAATCATGAATCGCCAATAATAACCGAATTTGAAATTTTATTAGATAGAAAAGGGATACTTGTTAAAATGAATAAATTACAAAGAAAAAATGTTTTAAAAAAAATTGGTGCAGAAAAATATCATCTTATACGTGGATTTTTTATTTATAAAACCCCAGAAATACGAGATATGACAGATTATACACCTACTTTAGGAGGAATGAAAAAAACAAAAAGTAAAAGAAGTGTTAATAAAAATTTAACAAGAATACGAAAATAAAAATAATTAAAAACCATCCATAAGAAGTTTTAGGTCTGTACAAAATATTCAATTCATAATCTGTATATTTTGTGCGTTTTGTATTTTTATAAATAATTTTCTCGATTGTAGAATCGGGGAAACGTGTGTGTACTTTCCGTAAAAACATTGCATACTTATTTTTTTTTGAAGTGGCAATATAATTCATGTTTTCTACACTATCTTTTACAAAAACATATGGACTAGTAGGAGAACTCATTCGCGACCAGTCACAAATAGAAGAAGACGCATTAATCACCGTTTTTAATCTATGAGAATGTAATAATGCAATGGCAAAAATACTTTCATTCGCAATAATACCCTCTGTAATCATTGAATACATTTTACTTTGTGTAAAAGCTAAACAATACATTGCGTCTACTCTCGTCATGACAAACCATGGATCATTGGCTAATTGGTAATGTTTTGGCAATTTAAACAAATTGGCTCTTTTATGAAATTGAACATTCCAATTAGGTTCATACCAACGAAAGATGGTGTACTCATAATATTGAAAAAAAAGTTTTCGAAACTCTTCGGGAGAGATCAAAGGTATACACGAGTCTGTCAAAAAACAAAACCATCGATTCTCTCGATCTTTATATGCATAACTCAAAAGAGACATAAGTGCCGGGACTATATGAAAATAAGTAGTTTCTTTTACATATGAAATAGGTATACAATGTTTTCGAATCCATGGAGATTTAACTAGACTATTTTTTGTATGAAAATAAATATTGATAATGTCGCGATTATAATAAACCCACTCCTTCCATATTTTTTCTTTTGTGAGACTATTTTTGTAACTAATATTAAAACATAATGCTATTTTCATATTATAAAGAATGTCAGTTATTTATATTATTATTCAATTATTTCCAAATCTGTTAATTTCCAAAATTCCTTGGAGCCATTTGGCAATGGGCGTTGAATAATAAATGGTATTTTTTTTACAGATAATTCTAATTCTGCGATGATATACCCGTCAATAACATTTTGTGGAACCTCTATAAATGGTTTTGCGCCGTTGTTGATCTGCTTTGCACGTTCGCCAATGATTCGCGCCTTCTCATACTTTGTTATAATTGGCAACGTTTGATGATTTTTGTCAATAATAATACCATCGTCGTCCCGCACAACACTTGAAAGTGCGTCAATCTCTAAATTATTATGAATAATACATTCTGGGTGGTTATCTGCAATATAACTTTCTGAAATATTTCCAGTAAATTTTTGTAAATAATTTGTGTCGTCTTCTAAAATATCAAAGTCGTCGTCGGAATCTATTTTTGTTTCATCTAAATAATCGTTTTTTTTTTCTTCAATGTTTGGTTCAGATAAATTTTTGTCTAAATTGAAATTGTCAAAGTCACTATTTTCTGACAAATCGTCTGCAATTGATTCGTTATCAGAGTCTTCTTCTAATTTATCTACTTCATCAGAAAGTATAGAGGTGTTGTCGTCTCTATCGTCATCAAAATAACTCAGCGGTTTTTCACTCATTTTATATATTAATAATACTATTATTAAATCAATTATTAAATCAATTTAATCATTTTAATTTTTAATATCCGTTTTCCAAACATAATCACACGTAGAACAAAGATATAAATATCTCATATCTTTGTGATTATACCGTATCAAAATAATTTCTGTTGGCATTTTTTCCTTGTTTGTTTTGCACTCATTGTTTGGACAAGGCATTTTATCTATTCGTGGCAAGGTTGGATCTAATTTTGTGTACCGATTAATATTTGTTTCTAGTGGCGTAAATTCTGAACTAAAAATACACAATTCCGAGACATTTGTTTCAATGTCTCCACAGTTTCTACAATATTGAGACAATTCGTCCCCATTTGCAGAAACTGTTAAATAATACATGTTTTCACAAACTTTGCAAAACTTCATTTTATTATATTTATATCTATATTTTAAATTCAATTTTTAATTGATTTAGTTTTTCAATCAATTTAGCATAATTTATTTTTGTACTCATATAATAAATACCAACACCTATTAACGTAACCGTTTGACTTTTTGACTGACAAAATTCCAATATTTTTTCAATATTTTTTTTGAACTTTTCTTTCATAATATTATCAAACAATTTGAAAAAATCTTCTTTTATTTTACATGTTAAGATATCACATATTGCAACATCTATATTTGTATACTCAAGAGATAATGTATAATTCAAAAAATCGCGATGTGATGATGTAATATGAGGCTCATTCAATAGTGGATTTTTACACAAAACGGTGGACAACGACAATAAAATAGTTGTGATTGTTTGGCATGATGACCATTGTTCTCCCTTCCACGTGTTTAATATAGATAAACATGTTTTTTTGTTAATATACAAATTTGGATTAAATCTTGTTTTGCCATCATTTGTACAATATTCTACTGTAGGTGGTTCATATGGATATTTTGGTGTAAAATTAAATTGAAAAAAATAGTAACCGCCAAAATATGGCGTATCTTCTCCTCCTACTATGAGAGCATAACCTCGTAAAATATTGTCGTCGTCGTGAATGTAATAAATACCATGATCATCCAAGGGTTCGTTTTTAATTTGTCTAATATCTTTAATCAAACGTTTTGCACAATCTTTTGGAATAAAAATACTCATTAATGTAAATTTACAAAGTTATATTTAATTTATATTTTACATTATTTACGAGGCAAATGAATATAAATTAAAATTGAATTAAAAAATGAAATAAAAATATTATATTATAATATAATAAAACATATGGCGTCACAATATAAAAACCTTGACGACTTTTTGGCAAAGCATAAATTTGTTAACTCGGAAACTCAGTCACTCTCGCCAACACATACAAGAATTGGTAATAAACAGTTGAACATTATTGGCGGTTCTTACACCATACCAGAAGAGAAACTTGCTGTTTTTCATGAACTTTATTACAAAAAAGTTTTTTATGAAAGGAAGAACGAGTATTTAACAGAGCGACAAATTGCGAGTGGACCTATTCTTATTGACCTCGATTTGAAGTTCTCGATTGACGTGGACAAGCGGCTGTACACACAGAATCATCTGGAAATTATTCTTGGCTTTTATTTGGATACATTGAAAACAATGCTTCAGTTTACAGACACATCATTTCCCATATTTATTATGGAAAAAAAAGATGTCAATCGCTGTGTCGAAAAAGAGGTAACCAAGGATGGAATACATATTATTATTGGTCTAAAAGCGGATCATACTTTTCAAGGCATGCTGAGAAAAAGAATCGTACAAGATATAGCGAGTATTTGGGACGAAGACGACAATTTACCAATAACAAATTCTTGGGAAAATGTGGTAGATGATTCAATCTGCAAAGGAAGTACGAATTGGCAAGTGTATGGGTCTCGAAAGCCCGGACATGCACCATACATTCTTACTAATTATTATAAAGCGACGTTTGATGTGAATGATTCGGAATTTTCACTCGACCCTCAAGCGATTGTTGAAAAAGATGTTATGAAAATTGTATCTGCCCAATACAATAATCACCCTTTATTTGAAATGAGACCAGAAATAGAGAAAGAATATAATGACGCAAAAAATCCCAAAAGTGCGCCAAGGCCTAAACGAAAAAGTTGTCTTAGGTTTAATGTCATTGAAGACATTGTAGTCCCAAACATTAATGATATTAAAACAAAGGAGCAACTCGAGATTGCAGTAAACGCATTATTGAAAACGTTTGATGTAAGCGATTACAGTAGTATTGAAGCACACGAATATACACAAATATTACCCGAAGCTTACTACGAAGATGGGTCGCATGCAAATAATTGTCGTGTGGCATTTGCGCTCAAACATACTGATGATCGTTTGTTTCTTTCTTGGGTAATGTTACGTGCCAAAAATCCAACGTTTGACTATAATGACATTCCAAATCTACTTCATAGATGGAAAAATGATTTCAACAAAAAGGATGGAGGTCTCACAAAAAATTCCATCATCTATTGGGCAAAAAAAGACGCGTATGATAAATATGTAGAAGTAAAAAATGCCTCATTGCAACACTATATCGATCAAACATTGAATACGACAAACTCGACAGATTATGATATTGCTAAAGTATTGCATTTTATGAACAAGGGTTTATATTGTTGTACAAACATTGGTTCAAAATTATGGTATGTGTTTGAGAATCATCGATGGAAAGAAGACAAGCGCATGAGTATTAGAAATAAAATATCAGAAGAAGTTCACCGTATTTACAGTGATAAAATGAACTCGATGCTTCTCGAAATACAAGAAAGCAATGAAAATCAAGACCATCACGAAAAGCTTCGAAAAAAAATACAGAAACTAGGAAAGACGTGCGAAAAGTTGAAGAAAACGTCGGACAAGAACAATATTTTTCGCGAAGCTATGGAAATATTTTGCAACGACGAATTTCTGCGAAGAATAGATTCCAACAAATATTTAATGTGTTTTAAAAATGGAGTCGTCGATTTCAATGCAAAAATATTTCGCGATGGTACACCAGAAGATTATCTATCCAAGTGTACAAACATCCATTATTTCGAGGATATCGGAAAATACATGGAACCAAATGGCGAAGAATTAGACGAGGATATCGTAACAATCGTCAAAGAGATTAATGAATATATGAGTCAATTATACCCCATTCCAGAACTATGTCAATATATGTGGGCACATTTAGCTTCGTGCTTAATTGGCGAGAACATTAATCAAACTTGTAGTTTTTATGTTGGATCTGGTAGTAATGGAAAGTCATCTATTGTGGAATTAATGTCATATGCATTTGGTGATTATAAAGGAGTTCTTCCTATATCTATTGTTACAGAGAAGCGTACTGGCGTAGGCGGAACGAACTCGGAATTGATTGCATTAAAAGGTGTGAGATATGCAGTCATGCAAGAGTCGAGTAAAGGCATGAAACTTAATGAAGGAATTTTAAAGGAACTGACTGGTGGCGATACGATTGTCGCGCGCCAACTTTTCAAAGAATCTGAGTCATTTACGCCACAATTTACATTGGTTGTGTGTACAAATAATCTGCCAGAAATAGAAGCAACTGACGACGGAACATGGCGCAGAATAAAAAGTATTCAGCATCATGCAAAATTTGTCGATAATTTACAAGACAGCAGATATAAAGGCGTCCCTTATCTATTCAAGAAAAATAAGAATGTAAAAGACAAATTAAAAACATGGGCGCCTATTTTTATGAGTATGCTCGTGTATAAAGTATTCCAAACAAATGGTATTGTTGATGATTGTGAAGAAGTATTAAAAGACTCTACGAAATATAGAGAGAGCCAAGATCATATTGCTTCTTTTATGAACGAAGTAATTGTAGAAGAGGATGGAGCCACCATTAATTCTCAAAATTTGGCAGAAGAATTCAAACGTTGGTTTCAAGATAATTGTGGGTGGAGCGGTATTAAGCAGCCCAAGTTGTGTGATTTAAAAAATGCAATGACACTTAAATATACAAAAACAAAATTATCCCAAAAAGAAGTATGGACAAATGTGAGAATAAATGTTCAAAAAACAGACGATATTAACGCACTATAACTCTTTGAAAAAAGAGTATTACATATTTGACTATATTTATCAAGGGTAGTAAAAGTATACTTATTGCAATAATAACAAGTGTTTGTGTATCATGTTTACCTTTTAAAAATAAGTAAAGTAATAAAACCATGCATAATATATAATAAATAACATACAAAACTTTATTTATACTTTTTCCAATTTGGTTTTTATTGTATGAAAATTTTATTTCTTGGTTAATGGTACTTAATGTACGAAATCCTTCAAAAGGAGAAATAGATATACCAAAAACATCGTAAAGTGTTTTTGACACGCCCGTATTTTTATACAAGTCTTGTATTAGATTTAGATGGTCAACGTCGTTTTTTAATGTGTCAAAATTCGAATTTGTTTCAGTCAGTTTTTTTAAAAATAAATCAATCATTTTTTGCGTTTTTTCTTCTTCGTTTTTTTTTCTTTCGGTGTTTTGCTGATTATTATAATAATTTATACCATATTTTTGGATAATATATGATTTTTCTGCCGATTTATGTCTGGATTCACAAGTGGTATAATTATCTTTTGAATCATCTAATTCTGTTTTTAGACTATCTAAAATTCTTGTTTGTTGACATTCTGCATCACATGTTTGTGTATCTGTTGCTTTTGATAAAAGACCATCTACTTTACTAATCATTTCATTAATTTCACTTTCAGATGGTGTTGGACATGACATTTATATTTATAAAGATAAAATTTTACAAATCAAATACATTAAAGTTGTATGAACTTCGTTGATATTCAGAATAAATCATCACAGATAGTATAATAACAGTAATTATAATAATAATCATAGCAATGAAGGTATAAATAGTGCTCGGTATAATTTCTTTTTTGAATAGAAATATATCAATCATCAATAATACTGAAGAAAATACAAGCACTTTCATAATAGAAACATTATAACTATGCATTTGTGAAAAATAATTGTTGAATTGAATTTGTTTTATTTTTGTGGATTTTTCAATGTTAATTTTTTGAAGTGCGTTTTCATAATTCTCTGAAATTTCTTCTATAATAGCATTTGCATCATTTACAGTGGTTTCTAATTCACCGTATTCTGATGACATTGTAGTCATATTTTTTTGAGTATTGGCAAGAACTTCTGCAAATTGTATGTAACTTTGTTGTGCGGATGTAAGAAGAGTATTTAACAATTGTTTATTTTCTGAAGTTATGGAAGGTTTTTGTAAAGTGGTAGTTATATTTTGAATAATGGTCTTTATATTGTTTAATGCATTTCCTAGATTCGACATATAATAATTTTATATTTTATTTATGAAATATAAAATTTAACGATAAACAATCATTATTATTAAAATAATGGCAACAACTGTCCATAGCATGATTCGTGATGTATTATAAGTTTTTAGTGTTATTGATTCTTCGTATAATTTATCAATATTATTAAACTTTGGCAAGTTAAGAGTAAACCCTTCTTTCATATTTTTTATTTTTGAAATATTTGAAACAAAAGAACGATTTAATTTTTCACGCGTTTGAATATAATTATTTGTTTCCTCTGTCTGAAGTTCCAACTCTTTTGCTATATTGGTAGCCAATTCATTAGAACGATTAATTTGTGTAGTTAAATAATCATTTTTTTCTCTAAAACAACTTGTTTCCGAAGTCATGGGGGTAGCGCTTTTTACGTAATTTTCCCATGTTGATGTAGATATGCTATGATAATTGTCTTGAAAGGGACACGTATCCGATAATGTATTTAATGGATCTATTTTTTCGAATACTTTTCCACTTGATTGTGTTAAACCATTTTGGTCTTTGTAATAAGCGCATGTATCATTATCAATTGAAATAAACTTGCAATCATTTTTCATACATTCTATTTTACACCGCTCGTCCGAAAAATAATCAGTTGTTCCTATAAACGTACCACTTGAAATAGTATTGTTTGGGGTCTCTATAAAGGTTGGATTTAATTCGCTTGAATATTCGTGTAAAACCATGTCATCGTCTACATACCCACGTTTTCCATAATTATCTATAAATAGTTGTGACGCAATTTGATTTATCCCATATAATGACGGTGTATTCATGGTTTGTTGAGTTCCTAAATAATTTCCAGTCATTGTATTGCACGTTATTCCTTCTTCATAATATAGTATATATGGCAAGGGCGAATTAAAAACAATTGCACATGTTCCAGCCGGAGAAATAATGTATTCACTTGTTGATAAATACCCGGGGCTTTTAAGCAAGTTGTACTTTTTACCATTATACTCGATATTTAATGCCAACCTATCCTTCATTTTTAACCATTGTGGATCAGAAAATTCTGAAAAAACTGGAATTAATTTGTTTGGACACGGTCCGTTAATCGTAAACACTTCCTCTACATTTCCATAAATATTTCGTAATATTTTCACATCTCCATCATCTGAAATGCCTATACCAGAACTACAATATGTGATATTTTCTCCACAATCTAAATTTACTGCTACGCCATCTGCACTTGGTGGAATGTTTATGGTCGATGCGACATTATTTCCACATTGATAAGATACCACAAAATCTTTTGAACACCCTAAACATGGGTCATTATCGGTTCCATATAAAGGCGTTAGTGTATCAACATTCGTAGAGTCATTGTGACTGACTTTTGTTCCAACATAAAAATTTGATTTAGGAAATAAAGTATCAAAAAAAAAGTCTCCGTAAATTTCTGGAAAGTCCTCTTTTTTTGGAAAAGTATCATATGAAAACCCTCCGTTACTTGATGATATAGTTCGTAGTAAAGTAGATGTATAATTTCCTTCTTCAATACTACATTGGGTTCCACAATTACCTCCATAGGTTGCTTTTAATGTTGATAAATTTACACCACCTCCAAAATCACACTCTGGTGTTGGAGAATCCCAATAGTATGCATATACAAATCCATTTCCTAACGCAATAAATTTTCCAGAAGCGGTAAATGCGTATGTAACAATTGGCAGTGGTTTGTTTTCATCGATAAATGTACAACTGCTTAACGAAATCGGAACTATTTTTATTTGCATTGGTTTTCCAGTATAACTCGTAATATTTTCCAAGTTTTTAAAACCATAACAGTTGCCAATTTCGCTCGGTTTATTATCGTTTATTTTTGGAACACAATAAAACGAATTATTTTCCATCATTACTCCGCCACTAGAACATGGTATTTTTTCACCATTACTGTCTATTCCATAAAGACAGTCCATATTTTTGTCTTGTCCATTTCCACCCCAATTACCTTGGCAATATGTATCTCCAGATACTGTACCGTTATTACCAGCATATAATACACCATTATCTAATATTGTCGTATTTAATGAAAACATTGGATAATTTTCTTTTACTGCCAAGTTCTTACATTGTTCGTAATTCAAATTTTCACCAAGAAGATCACTTGCCGTTGCCGTGTAACAACCGACAATAGAAGTATCAATGGGTGGAAGTTGATCTACAAATACATTTATTCCAGCGCCACAAGATTGGCCTCTTTGGTTTTCTCCTTCGCCCATAGAAACCATGTTTGTGCCAGTAAACACATATGGGTTTTCTTTTCGAAATTCTTCAGAATTTAAATCTTCATCAATGTTTAAAAAATCGGATGGACAACCATCATTTCCTAAATCACTTCTTGGTCCGGCAAAATATTTTATTGCTCCTTTATCGCTAATATAATAATTTAACCCAGTTATATTACTTCGAATATTTTTTCCTACATATTTTCCAGTATATTCATTATTCAATTCACTCGCAATATTTTTATTTAATTCACTAAGCTCTGCGCTATCTTTATTTATTTTGTCAAAAGCACTCATTTAGAATAAATAAATATTATAATATCTAAATTAATTTCCCGTAAACAATGAAATAATTGCTACAAATAATAATCCAACAATAATAAATGGGTATTTTATCATAAAATCATACCCTAATGCCCCAACGATTAAAATGGCAAAAGATGGAATGTATAATTTTTTAAAAAATAAAGATAATACAATAAAAGCAAAAGAGAGTAATATTATAATTGTAAAAATAAAAAGATTAAGCGTTTTTATAATATTAAATAAAACTACTATTGCAAGAAATAAAAATCCAAAGGATAATATTTGAAGTGAACTGACATTCATAAAAAAAAATATCATGGCGACTAAAAAAATAAATAACCACACCCTTAGTTTAATTTCTTCTATTTTTAAATTCGAAATAGAATTTGTATATTTATTATTGATAAATAAATTTAATTCATTTGCATGTGTAAATTTTTGATTATTTTCTTCGTATTTTTTTGTTGACACTGGTGGTATTTGTTGAATGGGTTCTTCTGAAATATTTAAGAGTGGTTTTATTTTATCATATAATTCTGCCATTTTTTCATTATAATATTGTTCCGTTTGTACAATTGCAGTTCCATTCCCACTTACAGTGGGAGAACTATCACTATATAAAAAACAATTATTTCCAGTTGTATCATAAAAAGTTCCACCTAATGCTCCAATGTTAGACAGAGTATCTGCGCAAGCCTTGACAGACGGTTCGGCCGTGGAACTTACTTCTTTTGATCCATTATAAGTATAGTTTGGTAAGGTAATTGTTTGATCGGTAGTTGTTTTAAACAACTCGTATGTCTCCTTGTATTCTTTTATTAATTCTTCTAATTGCGTCATATATTATGTTCTTATTTTTTTGTTCTAAACATTTTTCAGTGTACTTATTATTCAACATTTTTAATTGTTCCTTCATTTCATTGGACATTTGTATTTTTGTTTTAAACATGTATTACTCTAGAATATAAAAAATAATTATTAATGCAAAAATATATACAATTATTTGTATTCTATTTAAAATAATTTCCTTGTGAATCATTTTTGTATTTTCAAGTAATGTGTAAGATGTTTGTGTGTCGTCATTTTCTGGCTGGCCTCTTTTTTTTTTAAAAAAATCGATACATTCATTAATTCGTGTACGAGACAAAGCCATTTTGGTATCTATATCTGTTAGGGTTGCATTCGCGGCGTTCACAACATCAGTAATATCTATATTATTAGTGACATCTACTTTTAACTTGTCTACTATTGATGAAATATTAGTTTTATAAGTAGATAACATATCAGAAGTAACATAAATATCGCATACTTCAAAACCAGTTTCACCAGAATCGGTTAATGTATCGCCCATACATTTATATTTTATTATTTATTTACACACAAACGATAATAGTGTGTAATAATTGATGTCTTACTGGGTCTGTAAATTTTACAGACTTCTCCCGGACGCATTCCAATAGCCAAGGCAACAGCGTCAAACCTAGATATTTCTGGAAATAATGATATATTTGTCATTTTAAATTTTTTCATAACATCGCCAACTTCTTTTTCTGAAATTATTTCGTGTTTTGGTACTAAAACATGCTCTAAAACATTATATTGCAACTTTTTAACACCTAATAAAATGACAAAAATATTTTCTTCCTCCCAAATCTGTTTTATGTATTCTCGGTTTGTATCATTCCCATCTTCGGGTGTTATAAAAATAATAGTATCCTCTTTTCTTATAATATCTTCATCGATTATTTCTCGAATATCTTTAGGTTTGATTGATTTTCCATGAAAGTAATGAACATAAATTTTGTGGTGCTCGTTTTCTAAAATCATGTCTAAAGTTGAATTTTGTAACATAATATTTACTTCGTTTATTCCAAACCCTTCGTAGCTTGATACATCATACCCCCGTTCTTTCAATTGTGCCAACAAGACAACTCTTGAGTTATAGTATATGTTTGACCTATTTGACTGTGCCATTTTTAATCATAATATTTTATTATTTTTAATTCAATTTATTCGTTAATATAAAATGTATCCATATCATTCAATTTTACATTGTGAATTTCGTGAAGGCTTCCACCAACGTTGTCGTCAGATTGACCATTAACCTCGACATTAGATTGGCCGTTATTTTCTTCACCATCTTCTTTGTCGCCATCTTCGATGACACCATCTTTGATGACACCATCTTCTATGACACCATCTTCGATGACACCATCTTCGTTGAC